TACCCCTGTAGACCCATAGCGGATCTACAGGGGCTATATAGGTAAACTATATTTCGTTTAGTCAATGTACTATTAAGTTGCGGAAGCTATAGAAGCAATGTTTTCCAACTCCACTCGTTTACGTACCAGCCTACTAACATCATCTTTCATGTCTGCTAGACCGTATCGTAACCATTTGGGTGTTGCTTCGATGATCTTATTTACGATCATCTTCTCAGCATCCGGTGTCAGTACCAGTTGGTGGTTATCGTTGAACATAACTGAAATGTGTTTGACTTCATCATCATTCCAGAATGACTGTGCCAGTTGCATGCCCACACCTAGGGCATAGTCGTTCTCGCAAATGTTTAATAACTTATTCACACGACTGTAAACCCTAACATCCAGAGTTTGGTTATTAAACAACTTACTATACAGAGAAGACATAAACAAAGCACGTATCAATCGTTCCGGTAACACCCAACCGAGGAGATAATACAACCACTTTTTCATGATGTTCTCCTTGTGTATATTGAAACACGCTCTAGACCTCGTGAGATCCAAGCACCACTTGGGATGACAATCCCTGCCAAATACCGAAGTCACGCACTGACAGTCTGTCGTCATTACATTTGTCATGCAAGGTGACTAGGAAAGCAAACCGGTATAAGTTATCACCATGATTATAAACCAAAAGTTTCACATTCGGATACATGTTATCGATGTTCTTGAGCTGATTGCGCTTTAACATGTCGATACCACACACCAAGATGATCTCTTTTTCTACAGATCCCATGGGTATCTTAGGCTTGAGTGTTTTCATGCCTGTACCATGTTCGGTTAATAAAGAAGTACCGACGATAACTTTCTCATCAGTCTTACCTTCTAAGCTAGTCGTAACGATCTTCTCCTCTGTCTTATAGAGCAGATGAGTAATGTCATGTCCTACGATGGGATAAGTACCATCACGATAGTGATTCAATACCGTACTTAATGTATTCAGTATCTCGATATTACGGCTTGATAGATAAACCGGATCATTCACGTACGTGATTTCATTCCCATCTGCACTGTTTAAAGAAGCAGATCCCTTAGCATGGGACAGATACGCTTCACGATACTTAACCAACTTACGATGTATCTTACGATTGGAGATATTATCCAACATCAAGGTAAAGATTAGGTTGTGGTAGCCATACTTAGCATCCAACCATTTCATCTGCATGTCTTCGATGGTCTCTATGGTATCGTTACGCTCTTTCAAGTAGACGACACCAAAATGAGCATCTGCTATGTATTTGCCGATGAATATATCCTCTACCTGATGGCCTGGTGAACCGACGTAGAAATAATGCTTATCCGTTCGCCCACCAAAACCCAGATACAATCGTTTATTACTCAAGAACGGATGTATCGCTTCAGGATCTTTATCCTCTTTTAATGACTCTAGCGTCACTTCTTGATCTAGTGTATCGACCGTATCGATACCATGTCTCTTATTAGCCGACATCGCAGCACCTAATGATGCCATGTTGTCAGCCAATGTATTGGCTACCGGATTGCTTTTATCTGCATGTCCAGGTATCCATTTCTCGATGACTTCGATTCTTTTCTCACGTATGCGATTGACGATCTCATGGATCTCTCGCCAATCTTCTCTAAAAGCGATCGGATTGCCAGAGGTGTTATTGAACCCACGAGATGCAATACGATCCAAATGTTTCAGACCCTTTAACACATACGTGCTATCGGCATATACCAGAGCTATGTCCACGTCTGATTCCAATACAGCCTTTAACACAGCCTTCAGTCCCAATACTTCAGCCCATGCATTAGACTCCACTAGCCCAGTACCGTAGGCGTACTCTCGCATATTCACTGCCTCTACCGGATGATAAGGTACCTTATCTTCCCGTAAAAGCTTAATCATCTCTTCTTTAGAGATCTCTTTATTGATTGTTTCTTTTAACACTTCCTGATCAGATTGGAAGCCTACAATGGTAGGGGTCAAACCCTTAATCGGAAAATGTCTGGTCTTAACTTCAGCATCTGTTATATAATCGTAGCTAAAATACCCATAGCCCACGCAAGATGGGTTGGATTGATAAGTCCCGCCATCGCTGTAGATGACTTTTACCTTGATACTCATGTTCGATATACTCTCTATACAGTACTCTAAATCATACCAGACACCAACCCATCTTTTATACTCTTAATACACCTTAACGTTTAGGGCCATCATCGACCTGCATGGTTTTACCACGCAGTGACTGTTGATGGGTCCGAGTCTGGTGTATCAATGCATCGGTGAGTTTCTTGTGCTCTTCTTCCAGTTCCTGATTCCTCAGTTTCAATCGGCTATATTTCACTTCTAATTGCTGATAAGCATTGAAGTAAGTATTAACACGCTTGGTGACGTGATAACTATAGCCAAAAGAGATACAGAACATCAGAAAGAAGAGAAGCCTGATCTTGTGATGTTGAAGTGCCTTCCCTGGTCGTACGTCTTTACCGACGATACACTCCCAAACAAAGGCAATTACAGTTTTCCACATGTTCTGTGCCCTTTCGTAAGTGATAGCGACGTGTGTACAATACTAACATTTTCTTCTAAACCATGCAAGTAGATTTACATTTGTAAACACTACTTACCCTCTTTTACCAGTTTTACTAGATATAGACAAGGATATAAAGACATGCCTAAGTCCCTTAAAACCTTTGCGATAAATGATCGCTTCGTGACCAATACACGATTTAAAGAACATGCCTTCGGTGAACTCTCGACAGACTCCCGTACTTATCAGAAGGACATTGAGGTATTTACCCATCCGACTGATAAGGAAATCTCTCTTGCCGTATTCGAATCTCTAGAAGCCGATGGTAGTCGCGCACCTGCTAATGCCGAAGACGTTAAGCTGGCCATAGACATCGCCAAGTTCGTCTACGATACTGTTATCGATGCGGCACGCGATATACCGACAGAAGAGATGGCCAATAAGATACTGGAAGCTTTCCGCCAATCAGCCAAAGACATCCATGTCGGTAATTCAGTTACGAATAATACCGTATACTGTCCTACCTGGGTGAAATTCAAAAGCCTATCCGACAATGAATACCATATCTGGTTCAGTGACGCAGCATTCAAGCAAGAGTTCGATGCCTACGAGATAGAGGTCGTAATGCCTGTTGATAACATCGATGTCTTTTTCTCGTCTAAGTCAGTCATCGAAGCTGAGTTAGCGAAGAAACCCATCGATAAGTTAACCGAAGAAGCCAATGTGCGTAAAGCCACGTCTCCCGTTACTTCGTTTAGACTGGATATCTTTAACTGGTATAACCCAGCCACTCAGCGTCCTGAATTACCCACTAACTGGTATGTGTTGATCTGGGGCGATGCCGGTGCCAACCTGGATGCTGTTAAACTGGCAATACAGAAAGCCATCTTGGCGAAGTCCAAACATCGGGCAGATGAATGGAAGGCCATCTTCCCCGACATCTTTAAACGAAACGAGTTCGTCATCGTTCCACAATGGGATAAGTTCGCCAATGAGAACAAAGTCAGGGAAGAAGCGTCACTATACAGCCCCATCATGGATTACGCTACCATGGTCTCCAAGTACGCCACGCCTTTTATGGCAGAATATCCCGCTGACCATGTTAATACCAACCTGCAATGCATGGGTTTGTACTTCCGTGGTGTAGTCGGTGTCGTGTGTGGTAGTAATGAAAATAAGGAAGATAAGTTTAAGCTCTCTCAAGTCTATCCTGACTACATCGACGTAGCATCTACATCGACTGACTTTGCTTATCAGGCACAAGCCACACAGGCATTTAGCTTAAGATTACAAGAGATGCTGGAAATAGCAGAAAAGATGACTGAGACATCAGCCATCCCACGTGAGAAAGTGACTCAAGGTAACGGACAAGTCGTACCAGGTGCCCGTATCTACAGTCGGGTAATCCGTGAAGGTAAGATGTTCTTAGCCACTAAGTTCGGTGATTACCACTACCTAGTCGCTGCTAAGAAGAACTTTAGATAAGAGAGTGTAGAGACATGAAGTTAAACAGCCCGACTGTAGGAGCTAAAGGACTCTGGAAACTCAGAGCACCTTACGATAACCTATTACCATTGAATACACCATTAACGTGTACAGCGATATCGAACTATGGTCAGCTCATCAACATGGGTATTGATGTATTCGATACCTATTACGATAAGCATAGCCTAAATAAAGAGACCTACGAATCCCATATCCCAGATGGACGCATCATCTTCTTAAAGACGGATAACAATAAGCGATATAGTTTTCCACTACATTACTTAGAGTCTTATCCCATCGGTACAGGTGTTGCTTATGCGTCTATGGGTATCGGTGTGCGCTTAGGTGCGATGCCGGTGAATACATCGATAGATTTGTTAATACAACAGATAGAAGAACTTGTCCATCTGAATGTTGGTGTAGAAACCCATACGGAAGCGATGATACTGTCCGAACAAGTCATCGTGGATAATGCAGAGCACACTCGTTTAGAGAAAGCTCGTGCTGCTCGTAAGAGAGCTTCTACTCCTGCTTTACAGCGCATAGAGTCTTTAACTGAGACTAAGAAACAGATCGAAGTAAAACTCACTCTGGCTGAATCTAAAGTCATCGAGCAAGATGCTAAGATCAAGGCACTGGAAACTGAGTTAGCAGCATTAAAAGCAGCACCTAGACCATAGCAGCATACTCCTTAGCCTACCTACTCCCTGATATAGGGGTAGGTAGGTGTAAGGGATATGTTCTCAGTTTATTCTAACCTTCATCCATGGAGTCATTCGTACCATCTTGTGGTAATGCTTTCATGGTTTGCATGACTTCTTTATCACTCAAGATACCACTACCGATCACGAGTTCACCTTCCAGTATCGGATTGATAGGTTCACGTACTTCTACATTGACATTACGTTCTACGCGGACACCATTGGTATTACGTAATATCTGTTCACGTTTGTTCTCATCAGACTGACGAGCGATTTCAGTAACGATATCCCTAACAAGATCACTACGAGATTCACTGGCTTCTTTCTCGGCTTTGAGTTTAGCTTGAGCTAGGATAGACTTATCATTATCACCCATGGCTTTGAGCATGACTTTGAGCATCTCTGGGTCTTTAGCCACTTGCTGGATATTAGCACCCATCAGACGAGACAATGTCTGCCTCACCTTGATGTTCTCATCGAGGATACCTGTATCATCCGTATCTGTTTGTTTACCGACGATCTCAAAGTCATCAACGACATTACGTGTAGCCGTATGGCAATCAATCGTCGTATTCAATGGTGTAGCGTGATCCTCTACGATGAAATCAGGCTCTTCTTTTTCAATGGTTTGTAGTTGCATGATGATCCATCCATTATGTTAGACATGTCTGGTCAAAAACAGACATGCTGCTATGGCTGTAAACCTAAGCCATGTTGGCAAATATTTAAGTATATACTATTAAGGTAGTAAAGTCACCTATGTCTCTCTTTTAAAGGAGTAAAACAAATGTTTCAATTCATTAAGAAATGGTTCAATAACCATGTCAAGGAAGATAGTCCAGTCGATAAGATGGACATTCAATCCATCCACAATGGTCTCTTCCAGTTCGTTTTTGACCAAAACATCAGTGTCGACGATATCGATGGGTTCCTACAAGGACTAGAGACCATCCTGATCTTTTATCGCCACAAACTAGCATACTTGGACGAACAATCAGTAGAGATGCCGATGTCTATTACGACAGATGTCAATCGTCAATCACTGGGTATACACAACTATCGTAATCGCCATGTGGAAGAGAACGATTGGACACGTATCCCTACACTGACCACGTTCTTTAACCGTATCGCTAAGTTACCGATGGATGACAACACGCAGAACAATGTCATCTCCACCAAGGTGATGAAGTTATACGCTAACTGGCGTGAATACACGAACAACAGTTTATTAGAAGTCATCATGTTCTTAGATGCTTCGACTAACCTGGTTCGTAAACTGATGGCACTGCCTGATGTCAACAAAAGGCATTTCTTCTTTAATGTCTACTCACCCTTGTTTGTTGTAATAGCAAGTGTAGTGGATTTCTCTAGTGCTGTCGTGGAAGAAGTTAATCTAGATAGTCCGATTAAGATTTAAGCTGAATATAAAAGGAGCGTTTTAAAATGTCAATATTCGATACAGATACCATCTACACTTTATTGGATGCACGTGTAGAAGATCGCGAGAAAGCGATCAAGGAAGGATTATATCTGCCTAATCTAGCTGCTGATGATCCTTACGATTACCTGAAAGAAATCAAGAAAGTCAAGTTTGACGATCCAGGTAAACGCGTACCGTTTGAATCCATTCGGTTTGGATTGATCAACATCATCAAGACCATCCGAATACCACACAACAAAGTGGTCTTTTTCATGCAGTATGCTACACTTGGTACACCGGCACGTCATTTCAGTGGTCGTACTGGCAGTACTTTATTATTGCAGATGGCCGATGACTTCTTATTCCATTATCAGATTCGAGAGGATGTATTATCCAACCAGTATGCACTGGGTGCTATGGTATACGCCATCTGTATCATTCGCGATGTACAAACACGCAATGAGACAGGCACTAAACCATTAGCCCAAGTCGAGAAAGAATACTTTGCTAAAGTAAGAGGTACAATCGAGAATTATTTAGCAGCGTATGTTTTAAGCAAGAACTAAGAAGTATTATACTTGCCGTCTATTATTTAACCCGTATTTTACTAAGCCTAACAGCCTAGTATAGAAAACCAGTAAAAAGGAAATCAATCATGAATTGCCAATTACGTACCGATGACGAAATCATCGACGACGTCATCGAGACCATCAGGAACGTGGCTAGTGAAGCCATCTATTTACCGGTAGTATTACCTACAGATTACCATAAGGAACAGTTCTTTAAGCGTACAGCTGAAAGGTTTTATTTCTACCTGTCGGAGCGTGCTAAAGACTTCAACTATAGCATCGTTTATCAACCAGATGGATATGGTAAAGAAACCATACTCATCACGTCTGTAAATGAAGGTATTAAGAGTACGTATACCTTAGAAATGGAAGGCGAAGGCCGTGAGTTCTCAGCCATCATGTACAACAAGCTCTTTACCGGTAGGATGGTCAGACCTCAACTGCATGAGTCCGTGTATATTAACGTATTGTTGCTGATTGCCGCAGCTCTAACCAAGCTGAACAACGAAATCGCTTTCACACGCGTCACGACGCATAGCCAAACAGAACTCGTGCCGATCACTGAGATTCCGTCTAAGATCCTTTTGGATGAAATCTTGCTGTTCTTATCGAAGTATGCTTAAATTTTAATCAACCTATATCTTACCCTACCTATACCCGTAATGGTGTATAGGTAGGTGTAGATAGGTAAACACTCAGGCTGATGAAGTTAGTCAGCTAGTGACTATTTTATTTAGAAAGGAATAATAACCATGGGATTTGAAAAGAACATGGGTAATAAAGGTTTTCGTCGTGTCACTGACGGAGAAGGTTCGTTCCAAGACATCCCGCCTACATGGCCAGGTCTCTTAGCACTCCTCTTACGGAAGATCACCATCGACAAATACGATGGTCGTGATCGTGAGAACTGTATCCAATTACCGGATGAATCCATGTCTCACGGATACGTAGAAGAACTCTTAGGTCGTGTCATCCAAGAGTACAATGGCAACACGCTCTCGGAAGCAGATCTAAAGACTGAACGTACCAGACTCTTAACAGAGTTCGCCAGACCTTCTATTACGATCAAGACATTCGGTACCTTCCTTAACATGCTGGATCTAAACTGGGCAGAGATTACCGTGACGATCCAGCGTAAAAGCGGAACGATTAAGTCGTATACCAAACATGTCGGTGGTATCGGCATCAAGGACTACGTCGCGCCTATACGTAACCAAGAGTTCATCGAGACACTTGGTTTAAACGAAGATCCGTTCTATCCTAAACATTCAGGTCAGCTCATCGCTGGCAGTAAGAAAGGAGACAGTGATGAAGACTAAACATCTTTTCCCTTATTTGCCTGAAAACGATGGTATAGACCATATTCGTCTGGACAGGCACAGCAACAGTAACTTAGGCCGTCAATTAGCCATCGACAACGCACGTACGTTTTATCTGCCTGACTTAGGTAGTTTCACTTCGATTTCATCGGCTATCCAGTACATGAAACTGGAAGTGAAAGATGATAAGCTGCGTACCTTAACCAGCAATCCATTGTTCTCTTACGTTAAAGAAGAGATCAACAAAGGCAATAACAGATACGTCAATAAGCAAATACCTGATCGTGAGTATAAGCGTATTACACTCTATTCGTTATTGTCCAGACCTGAGTTGTTGGAAATGTTGATACAGTCTAAGTTACCACTGGTATCGTACTACATTTCAGATGGGGAAATCAAAGTCAAGGACATGCAATATACTCGTGTCCTGATGGATCTGCGTAAGCATCTCCAAGATAAACCCACTGACACTAAGTTCTAACACACATCGTTTACTAAGACAGGTACTGCCCTTATGGGTGGTATCTGTCTGGTAGACTTTGTGACCTACTATTTTTTTGCTTAGAGAGACACCAACATGGCCACACGTGCGAATAAAACCACCAAGAAGAGAGTGCCTAATCCACCTAAAGGCAGTAAAGGATACAAAGGACGAGCTTCCAAATCCAGTACATCCCTATCTAATTCCAATATCAAGAAAGATGCCAATAAGACAGTATTCAATAGCTCAGTAGACAATAAGTTAGCCACAGTAGACGTATACCAAGGCAATCTAGGTGAAACAGTCAATAGTCTTTATAAGTTCACCAACACCATGAACTTAGACACCATCATGAACGGCATCAAAGGCGGCTTATCTGGTATCGGTAAGATTACTGATTTCTTGAAAGATGCTAAAGGCATTAAAGATGCACTCCAGTCTGGTAACATCATGGATGCTGTTGGTAAGATTGCTCCAGGTGCGAAAGCAGCTTTATCTAAAGCAGGTATTGATCCTAGTACATTCGATACACTAGCAGGTGCTGCCCAGATAGCAGTCAATGTTAAGAACTCTGTAACGAACATTAAGAATGGTAAGCTAGATATCCTAGATGGATTAAATGATTTGGCTAAATCCATTACTGGGCAAGATTTGGCTTTGATTAAGGATATCCAGTCTATCCGTGCTGCTACTGGGGCGATTATAAAAGAGTTCAGTGATGCGGGTATCGCACTGAAAGATGCGTGGAATGATTTAACCAAGAGTGAGAAGTATAAGTACAATATAGCTGATCAGATCGCATCGGATATTACACCATTCTTAATTGACAATGGTGATTACGATACAGCTAAGATGGCGATAGGTTCTATCCCTAAGAACCAACTAGAAGCCATGGGTCCTACCATCGTTGAGAATGCGATACGTAACTTTAGGAAAGACTCTGTATTCAACAGGGGAAAGAAAGACGAAGAGATGTTTAATGGTCTAATGGATACATTACGTCTCTTTAGAAATGGTGAATACCTTTGGGTAGACAGAGGTACATCACGTAAAGCATTTAACATGGCTTTGTTCATCCATGCATCTAAAGACTTGAAAGAAGTCATCCAAGCAGTCTGTGCTTCTTCTTTCTATTTAAAAGAGAATGGTGAGAAGAGATTAGATTATACCGATAAGAAGAATGACATGTTGGTATTATTCAACCGTGTCTTTACCAATATCGGTAATGCAGAAGAAGAGATGAATAAATATTTCCCTGGATTCATTTTCAACAAAGAAGAGAAGACAGAGACATTGGTATCTGTTGTTGCATTCAGAGCAGCTAACTCTACACGTTAGTGCGCCACACATAGCAGACATAACCTTAGCCTACCTATACCCATTGTAGGTATAGGTAGGTATAAGGAATATGTTGTCATTCTGATATCAGCTCTCAACCCATGCGTCTTTAAAGGCAGCATCAGGCATGTTGATCATCGCGTATAGCTGACCAGGTATACTGTTAGCCAAGAATGCTGCTTGCTTAGCGGTACTGTAGGAACTAGCTAGATGTAGTTTATTAGTACTCAAACGACGCTTCAGTCTAGACATGTGGTAGTATTGTTCAGCAGTACCTAAACCAGCCAATACTGCCATGTAGTCCATGAATGGCGTATCATCATCGAATAAACCTTTTAACTTACTGTCTAGCGTAAGTACACTGGCTACAGTAGGCGATACATCAGCAGCAGCTTGCATGATGCCTGCTTTCATCATCGAGAAGAATGTCTCGTTCGTATTGAACTGTTCCGATATCGGCATACTGAGTGTTTCTTCCATGGCTTGTATCGTAAAGTTAACGGTAATGGAAGTCACTTGTCCTTCAGGTGTGAATCCCATGTTACCATCACCACGAGTAAAAGTTAAGCTATCTATAGCTGCTAGTCTAGACTGCATCCTACCTTTGTCGTAGAACTCGAAATAGAATGGATTCGTATACGAGTGTTTACCAGTCGATATCGGCATTGCTAGTGCAGCAACACAGGCCATCTGGAAGAACATGTAGACCATGCGTGCGCGAGGATGAGCATAAGGCGAACGAATAGTGAAACTATATCCAGCCTTCGGTAACTGAACCTCACTCGATTCCCAATACTTAGGCATACTCACTGTACCACCACCACCAGCGATCAATAGACCTTCCAGTCCTATACCGGATACCACACCTTTTAGTAGGTCAGCTGCCCCACCTACTACATTCTCCACCAGATCAGAAACCATGCCATCGCCTATACTACCACCAGCTAAGTTGTAGTACGTATCACGTGAAGTAGCGGACATGCTATTGAGTTTCTCAGCGATTGCAGATGCTTTAAAGCTATTAGTAAATGTCTCAGTAACAGGGCCAGTGTCATCCACCCTGAAGCTCACGAACCCACCACCTGTACGGATCTCATTCTCGAAGAATGTAGCCAAACCAGCATTAGCCACAGCACCACTGTTACTACCAGGTGCACCACTATTGCCAGTACCGGCATTCGATATCTGTTCAGCTGTTGGTGCATCTGCGATATCCTGCCCATTTGCATCGGTACTGAATGTCTGGTTACTACTAATGGCCGATAAACCATAGAGAGCCTGACCATCCTCTTTCCATTTACGGATGTATTCAGCTAATGTTAATCCAGTAGCATTGTGTTTGTTCTTATAGGCATTTACCAAAAGAGCACGTACGTTGATCTTACCACCACCAGCTTTGTTTATCTCTTGTAAGGCTAAGTAACGTGCATGTGCATGTCTCTGTGCCCTATTAGCAATAACAAACACATCTAACTGCCCCTGCACACTACCATCACTAAACGGATCACTCAATGTAAATGAATTAGAGCGATTACCCATGGAATGTACATCAGGCCAATAGTTCAACATGGCTTGTTTCTGCGCCTCATCCACTTGATAAGCATCGCCATCGACACCATTATAGAGATTAGTGCTTCTAAATACTAAACCTAAGTCTACCATGAAGTGGTTCACCATCGTCTGTACAGCAGCCCAATACATCGGCATATTCGGTTTAACATACGCATACTTGGACGTAGGCTTACGTAAGAAGAAGTTAATGCCTTTACCTAAGAAAGACGACAAACCCAATAGCCATGTCACCACACCCATGGCACTGCCGATACTTCTACCGATGCTGAACATCATCGAGTGTACACGGCCTTTATTAGCCAATGCAGCCGCAGCGGGCGAATACATGTTTAATAGAAAGCCACTTAAGGAAGTAAAGGCCAGTGTACCGACACGGAAAGACACCACACGATAGTTATCGTCGAATGTCTCCGAGAAATAAGGAGATAATGCATCAGTATTAGTATTCAACAACCAATGGTTCGGTGCAATCGGATCGGTAAAGATATTAGGCTGGAATAAGGGATTCACCACCAATGATCCACCTAGTGCCGTATCCTGAAACTTCATCTCACTACTGGACCATAAACGCAAATGTTCAGGCAATCCATCCAGTTGTTCACTACCTATCTTAAAGATCCCCCTGACCCATGATTTGTCATTCAGGTAAGAGGGACGATTCAAGGTCTGATAAGACATCTATTATTCTCCTTCAAACACGATAAAGTTCTTACACACGAACTCAATCGTATCGTAACTGACACTGTCCCTAAGTTTACCATCCGGGCCGACATAAGCGCGCTTATCTAACATGTACTCTTCCAATTCACGTCTAGACTCTACTGTCATTGACGTAATAAGAGAAGTTCTGTCACCATCATGGTCACCACCCATACCAGGCAGACGCATGACAGGCGCAGCCATACTGTTGATGGTAGACAAACCGTATATCGGGTATTGAGGCAATGGCTTCAATGTTTCGTCTATTACCCAGTCTTCATTCAAGCGATAACGCACTTCAGCACGTGTGGTCGTAAAGACCTTAGTGTGTCCAACCGTATTAGACTCAATACCGGTAATCGGATAACGTGTACTGTATCCAGGGATATTGTCTATCGCATCAGCAACAGCAATATACAAAGCCTCGATAAAGGTAATCGGATGGACATCGTCTTTACTTAAATCGCTCGGTAGCTCTTCTATACCACTGAATACCTTCACGACATCTTTACCATCTATCTTACCCTTGTATACCAAGGCCAAATAACGACCATCTACTTCCAGATACTGATGGCGTATATCAGGCGATCTGAATCGCTGTACCAGTTTCTCCAATCCTTCTTTAGACTGGAACAAATCAAACCACTCACTGGCCACGTATACTTCTTCCCCCTTAAGTGATTTCTTATTCACCAGCTTAACCGCTACTGTCGGATCGACGAAAATATCCTTTAAGAAACTATCCATCAGTGCCTTAGTGGTAAACGCACCATTACCCACCATCTGTTGGAACAATCCCACCATGATGGTATTGTGCTGGATATCACGAGGATTACCAGCAAACCGACCACTGGGTTTAGTAGCCGTAATCACATTCGCTGTGCCATTAAACACATTACGAGATGCCCACTTACCTTGGATCAGTTTCTTCTTACCATGGCCTACCATTTCACCCAGGTACATGAATAGCTTATACGCTACTAACTGCATGTTATAGCGCACATTGTCCAATAACTCAATGTTGTTTAAATGCGATGGTGTAATACTATTCGACAGAGACAATAATTCACGATAGATTTGGTTGATCTCATCGTGATTCACCTGTCCATCTTTAAACTCTAAATCACGATATCCTGCTTGCAGTACGATGAACTTATCGATCGTTAAATTGCCTTTATTCTTCTCTAATAGCTTAATAGTCGATCGTCTCTTGATCGTGCCCGTATCAGGCAACACCATCTTAGGCAAACAAGACATGAAGAATGCATAACCAGTCTTACCATCTATCGCATTGCTTCTTTCGAAGAAATTCGTTTCAGGATTAAACTTAGCGTATTCTTTACCAGCCATGATGCCAGATATCAAGCTACTGGCAGATACTATTTCACGATAGATTAAAGGATGTAAGATAGGCAGCTTTAAGTCTATCCATGCTTGTCTTTTTAAACGATCAGGTGAACCTGCTTCACCGAAGATACGGGGAGACCATAAGCCATCCGGATGCAAGTGATGGTTCGCACCATCGAACATACTGGTGCTTGTGATTTGTCCTAGTAGTTTGTATAAATTATTGTCGTTAAGATTCAGTAACGACAAATTAAACGGCTTCATCCCCTTGATACGGGAGAGTGTCTTTTCATCCATGGTAGTCGATACTCCTAGTGAAAGATATGAAATTTTACCCAGTATGCTTATCTATTCCCTAACACAATGCTCACTTACTCGGATTCAACCGGTAAGTGAGTATAGACGTGTATGCTGGGTATAAATAGCGGTTATATTTACATCTGTATTTTTAAATAAGAGGTAGTCAGAGATGTTCGGTAAGAAAAGCAAGATGGAGAAAGCCGTCGCACTAGACGACGATTTCGACTTAGACTTGGACTTCGATGAAGACTTCAGTTTTGACTTTGACGATGGTGTATCAGCGGAGAACAAGAAAGCCCGTGAATCCAGATCACCCATCATGAATGCCACTTTGGATGTGTCTAAAGGCTTGAAGAAAGCCACACTATCCAAATCAGGCATGGAAGCCATCCTGAAGGGAGTCTTACCCTCCGAATACGGTCAGTTCTTCGACAACGTATCCGGCGGTATCAACGATGTCCAAATGGGCATCAGTGATTCCACTTCATCCTTAGGTGAGATTAAGAAAACACTACAGGGCACTATAGCCCGCATGGCGGATATCGCCGATAAGAAAGAGTATTCTAAATTAGCCGCTATGCTAAACAAAGTAGCAGGCGATAGAGAATCAGAATACGAGTATCAAAGACAGTCTAAAGAAGAGCAACGCAATGAAGAGATCTCTAAGACATTAGGGGAACTCTTTTCAGTACAGGCTAAGATAGACAATAAGAGACAGGAAGACAACGATAAGAAAGAAGCCACTCGTGAAGCCATGAGTGCGGTGAAGTTCAAAACCAACATGCAAGCCATGGGGGCGATGAACAACAACTTAACCCGATTGCGCATGTTTCAAGAGCGTAATGCTTTTAACTATTATCGCAAAAGCATCGAGATCGGTATACGGCAACTCTATACCTTAACTGATATCTCAGCTGAACTGAAGCAACACAACAATCAGGTATTAAAAGCCCTAAATGACGTAAAACTCAATACAGGTTTACCTGACTACGTGAAGATGCAGAACAAAGAGACCATCAAGCAGATCATGAAACAAAGAGCCACGAATCGTGTATTCGATGGATTCATGGGGCGTGGTTCTGATTTCTTTGGTAACTTAGCTAAGAACATAGGCGATACCATCAAGTATCAAGTATCCCAAGCCATGGATATCATGGGCATGGCCTCTGACGGTGTCAACCAGATGTTGGAGTTTGAAGATCAACGTCTGGATGATGACTCCGGCATGCTGTACGGTGATGAATCCGATGTAGAACGCATGGCTAACATGGGTGCATCTACCGGATTACCATGGTTAGCTTCCAAAGCCAAATCCAAACTCTCTAAGAACAAATACTACCAGAAGACATTAAAACCTGTTAACTGGCTGCGTAAGTTCAATAGTTCACCTGGTGAGATGATCCTAGCTGGCTTACAAGGTCAGAGAGTACAGGGCTTCATGAACCGATTCGATAGCCCACTATTAGGTGCTGGCTTCGATATTCTAACTGACTTAGTACGTGGTGCTACAGGATCAGCTAAATCCATCAAGTTCGATCCTAACACTTATAACGATTTCAGTGGTCCTAATGGCCTACAGAACCTAGCCCAGAAATCCATGGGTGTCGTGATCCCTGGTTACTTATCCTTAATCTTAAGGGAGTTGAAGATCATCCGCACTGGTCAAGATCAAGGCACAGTCATCTTCGACCACAAGACTGGTCGTTTCGTCAACGACAAAGAGATGAAAACCAGTATCCTGAAGAATGTTGTCTCTAAGGATACATTGGATAGCTTTAGCCGTGTAGGTGATACGGTAGCCAATGAACTAGGCTTAAGTGAACGCGACTATCGTGGTCGTGCCAAATACTTAGAAGGCTTCAGCAAGAATGACTTCGATACCGTAGGTCGTCAATTAGCGATAGCTGCCATCAATGGCGAAGTGATCGACACTGAATACTTAACCAATGCCAAGAATTTCTCTTACTTAGGTAAAGAGAAAGCGGAGAGATTAGCCAATAAGTTTAAAGAAGCAGACTCTAAAGACCAAGATGATTTAGAGAACCGCATCATCAACGTGGCCGATAGTGCCCGCAGTGCCAAACACCTCACCATCGACAAAGCACAAGTAGAAGGCATGATCAATGCAGGCTACGGTCCGATGTTAGAGGCAGCAGGTATCCTGAAGAATGGTGAGGCCACGTCAACTGGCTACATGAAAGCCGTACAAGAGATGGCTAAGTATCAAGACAGCCAACTCTTGTACAGACCAACACAAAGAGACATCCATCAATCCATCGTACAGTCACTCGCCAATAAAGGCAAGATCAAGCGTTTTGCTTCGGGTGGTTATACAGGCGATGGCGATAAGCATGAAATCAAAGGTGCCGTGGATGCAGGTGAATACGTTGTTACGAAAGAAGAAGTAGAAGCATTAGGTGGTAAAGAAGCGTTCATGGCTTGGTTTGATAAAGCCAAGGAAGAGGCGAAGAAACAGAAAGACAAACTGAAAGGTAGTAAGCTCTATCAGGATGCTTCTAATAGAGTTAATGGTGTCTATCAGTCTACATCCGATAAGGTCAATCAGTTTAAGACTGACTACCAAAGCAATCGTAAAGAGATGTCGATTACGGATGCTCTATTGGCTTCTGTTAACAGTAACCTAGAGTCTATTCGATTATTGCATGTGGTCAAAGCCACTGAAGACGCTGAAACACCATCAGCTAAAGCACGCTATAAGATGCTCACTCGTCAGTGGATGACATCTCTACGTAACTCAACCAAAGGTATCGATAACCCTGCTTCTTATCTTCGTCAGCTGAAAGATCGGATTAAACGTTCCGATAGCTGGAATAACATCGCTTCCATGATTGAAATCAATGGTCTCAACAACATGAAGGTGGATGAAAACAAAGCCACTAAGATCGAGGACTTTAAGAAGGAAGACGGCTCTATTGATTTTAATAAAGTCAACATGGCCAATGGTGTTAACTACCTGAAGCAGAAAGTAGGCAATGAAGCATTTAATGCTGCTAAAGATGCTTACAATTCAGATACGGTTAAGAAATGGAAGAAGGCTGTAGATGCACGTATACCGAAGTCATTGAAAGAACGATTAACGGGTGAGTTAGGCGATATCTATCAGATCGGTCAAGCAGAGCCTATCCTCTATAAAGAAGCATTACACAGAGGTGAGTATCGCAACAGTAAAGGCGATATCTACAAGACATGGCAAGACATAGACGATTCCGTATACGACTCTAATGGTAACATGGTGATCTCGTACTCTGCATTCTTACAATGCATGGTACGTAAAGGTAAGTCTGTTATACCGGTGACCAGTATACCGGTTATCGCATCTAATACCCGTAAGTGGATAAAACGTGGTGCATTACTGGCAGGAGCCATGGTGTACGGTACGCCATTCGTAGCTGCTTACGGTGCTTATCGTTTAATCAAAGCCACGAATGCGCATAAAGCTTTAGGACGTAAGATAGCAGCATCTGTACAGCCAGACCTGTATTTAGAAGGTCACGAAGAACCCATCCTACTAGGACGTGATATATCTGCCTCCAAGTACTACGATGTCAGCACCAAACGACTGATCACTAAGGTAGAAGACATTACAGGCGAAGTATTAGATGCTAAAACACAGCAAGTTATTATCCGTGCATCTGACTTACCTAAGCTCACCTTAAAAGATGGTAAACACTTCAGTAAGTTCTCGACTGCCTCTACGATACGATCATCCTTAACCAAAATGGGGTTGAAAGGATCATCACGTGCGGTTAAAGTAGCCTCTTCTACTGCTAAGGTAGCCGGTAGAGGACTCTTTAAAGGACTGAAGTTTGGTTTCAAATCCGGTACAGGTATACTGGCTATCAGTGCACGTGGCTACTTATCCGTATACGATCGCATGAATGGTAAAGTCAAGTCTCCTGAAGAACAACAGGAACTTCAGACTGCCGTAATAGAAGAAGGCAATAAAGAGAGACGAAGTTTCTTCTCGTCTGTATTAAAACATCTATCCGATACTAGGCGATCTGTTTTCGGTGATAAAGACGGAGACGGCGATCGTGATAACGGTATACGGGATGTGAAACAGAAAGAAGAAGAGAAGAAGAAACAGAAAGCTGAAGAAGAGCGTCAGTACAAACGAGACAGCTTATTAGCCAGAATGATAGGTTGGGCCATAGCCGGTGGTAAAGGACGTAAGTCACTGAAAGATGCGAAAAAGGATGCAGACAGTGATGATAAAGATGGCGGTATCGTATCTGGTATCGTCGGTGGTATCTCTACGCTAGTAGGTGGTGCCATCATGTCCAGATTCCCAGGCTTAGCGAAAGTAGGCTCTAAGATACCTCTTGTAGGTAAGATGTTCCAAGGAGCAGGTGCTGCTGGCACTACAGCTGCCGCAGCAGGTACGATGGCTAAAGGAGCCGGATTCTTATCTAAGGCAGCTAAAGTCGGTAAGGTACTAGGCCCATTAGGCATAGCCGTATCAGGCGGTAGTGCGATCTATAATGCATCCCAAGGTAACTGGGGCGATGCTGTTGTTGATGCAGGATTCGCATTAGGTGGTGCAGCCATGACATTCGGTGCTGGTGCTACAGTAAGTGCTATAGGTTCTGCCTTAGCCGCTATACCGGTAGTAGGCTGGGTAGCACTAGGTGTCGCCGCAGCAGGATACGGTATCTACAGATGGGTAACACGTATTAAGATCAACGACAATGTTAAAGCACGCATGATGATCTACGGTTTGGCGAATGACGAATCGAAGATGAAAGACATCGTCGAGTTTGAACGTTTGGTAACAGAATGTACCGAGATGAATGGGTCTACGCCTATCATCAACGAAACCAAACTGAATGAGAAGAGTAAGGATATAGCAGATATTTTCGATTTAGAAGAAGGTGATACAGAAGGATTCGGACGATTGATCCAGTGGTATCGTGATCGATTCATGCCGACATTCTCTAAGGTGTTTAAAGTATTACGGTCTATCAATCCTAAGTACACCGTGGATGATATCTACGACTTAGAAGGTGCTGATCTCTTGAAATACTTGGTAGCCATTAAACCCGCACCAGGTCAATATACTTCACCTTACATGCCATTCCCTGATCTACCACAACCTGAATCCAATGGTGACAATGCATTAGCGTTCATCCAAGAGATGATTAAGCCATTACAGGATAAAGGTGTTGGTACACCACCTGCTGTTAATCCATCCCAGATGGCTAATGCTGTCAGTCAGACACCTGATGCTAATAAACCCACTGAAGAGAAAGAATCATGGTGGCAAAAAGCAGGTAAGGTAGCCCTCATGGCTAATCCCATTACCGCTGGTTTCATGTTGGCTAAATCCTTCCTAGGTAAGTTTACAGACAGTAATGTTACGTCGACTCAAGCTGATCAACCTGTGTCTAATCAATACCAGGCATTTAACAGTGCGTACTATAAAGCATTGGGTTTGAATGGATTGGATAATACAGAGCGTGTTTCTATTTTAAACAAAGTAGAAGCCGAAGCCATGAAGTCTATAGGCATGCGTGATGGTTATGCTACGTTCAATGGTAAGTTGAGTGAGTTAGCTGGATACAGTGCACCATTGTTCGGTATCGATCCGGAAGATCAAGGTGCGATGCAGGCATTGATCCGTTATTTAAGGTTAAGGTTCTTACCTGTGCTCTTGAATAAAGTCGTAGCAGTATACAGAGAGACTGGACAATTCAAAGCAGATATCGCCAGACTGAGACCCGCTGTCCAGATGAACATCTTAAACGAGGTACTCAATACCGAATACCAAAGTGAAGAAGGCAATGGCTCTATTTGGTCATTTGCTGTCTCTCCATTCGGTGATCGATTGAATACTGATCGTGGTACGACATTAGTCGATGTAGAAGCATTAAGAAAAGAAGTAGAGTCTAAAGGTTATAGCGATGCCAAGACACGCGCTCAAGATGCTGCTCAAACAGCCGCAGCAGGCCGTGAAACAGCTTCTCTGTGGGATAAGGTCAAAGCTGGTGCCTCTAAGGCTTGGGATCTCGTTAAATACGGTCCTGCTGGCCTAGCAGCTAATCTAGCTGATAAAGCAGCCCAGTACATGCCTGACTCTATTAAAGACACCTGGAACAACACCAAAGATACATTCAGTAACTTCTTCGGTAGCGTTACCGGTACGCAAGCCCAGATGGGTTTGGCTGTATACAGTGCCTTTAGGAAAGCAGGGTTTAGTGACAACCAAGCACGAGCATTAACGGCTGAAGTAGGTCGTGAGAACTCATGGCGAGCCGATACGATCTTCGGGTTCCATCCGGATCCGAAGAACAATGCTGTTAATGTCGGCATGATCTCATGGCAAGGTGCTCGTGGTAAGAAGTTAGCACAATACCTGCAACAGAAAGGGTTAATCCAAAACGGTAAATTGGTTCGTTCACCCGATGCCTTATCTGCACAAGCAGAGTTCCTGATGGAAGAAATGAAAACAGGTAACTACGGCGCATCGCAAGCGAATAGACAAGCCATGAACGAGTTCTTATCTAATCCGAATATCGATGTAGAACGCGGTATGGATCTAGTCGGTAAACACTTTATCAAATGGCGTATCGACGATCCTAAGTATCGTTCTGGTGGCATCAAGAACCGCACTATGTTCTTGAATAAGCTCAATAGTGAGATCGATAAGAACCCTGAGATTAAAGCAGGTAATGGTGGGCCAGGTGTAACAGCTAATGTTAATAACCAATTAGCCGCCCTAGAAGCCCAGCGCAATGCCATCCAATCTGCTAATATACCGCAAGCACAGAAAGAGAAAGCACTAGCCTCTATCGATGCAGCATCCGGTAGATTGAAAGCCTCTCAATCCTACGCTTCCTTAGGTGGTGGTAATGCCATGCCATCTAAGACAGATGGTCAGTTTGCATCAGGTAACTTCGGTATGTTAGGTAGTAACCCATTAGGTACAGGCCCTACAGGTACATCTAAAGTACCGTATGCGAATACCTCTACTAAGTCGCAGAAAGCAGCAGATATTGCTTCTCGTGCAGCCAGAGGTAAGTCTACAGGTCAATGTGCTAAGTTCGTCCGTATGGCACTACAGGCAGCAGGCTATAAGTTTACGCCTAATGGATCTGCTTATCAGTACGCTACTTTAGGTACGATGGAGAAGATGGGTTATAAACAACTGCCTAACGGTACACCTGAGGCTAAAGGTGACGTGATCGTTTGGGGACCGATACCAGGCCACAAACATGGTCACATCCAAATCTACGATGGTACCACTTGGGTATCTGACTTTAAACATAGGCGTAATCTATCGCCTTATGGTACGTCTAAGTATTCTAGATACTGGCACTATCGTGATACAGGTGGTAGTACTTCTACAGTGAATACCGCACCTGAATCTAAGATGTCGGATGTAATAGGTGGCAGTTATGGTCAGTCTGTAAGTAACGTGCGTAAGAATGCACAGCCTACCGTACAGCAGATGAACCAAGTAGCTAAGCCTACGACCATGGATGAATCGGTAAAAGCATCATTGCCTAAAGACAATACGAAGGCGATAAAAGAGTTGACGAAGACTGTATCAGTCGATCAGGCATTCCCGCAAGAGATGGCTAATGAACAAGCTTATGTTAATAAGCTGACTAATCAGGCCAACAGCACGAATAATGCCGTAGATCAACTCCAGCATTCTATACGTAATCTTTTAGGCATGAATAGACAAGAAGCATCGGCAGTAACGGCTTCTCTAGCTTCGACTAAGCAAGCACGTGATGCTTATAGCCAAAGACGTGAGTTAACCAACGAGATGATGCGCATCGATGCATTGAATGGCGTGTCTAATCAGGCACGCAACATTGCACAATCCGATGCGAAGATGAAGCAGAATGTAGAGTCAGCACAAGCCCAACAAGCGAAACTGATCCAGACGAGTGAAGCGATATTGGAAGAGAATAAGAAACAGACTCGTGTATTGACCGATATATTGGATTACATCCGTAGTAGTAAGTCTAAAGAAACTGCTACACCGGAAGCCAAGGTATCGTATAAAGGCACGATCAAAGAGCACAAAGAGAATGTACGCTCTCCTGTTAACTTAACCAAAGCAGCACACTCTTAAGCAGTATTAGGATGCTGATAAGCAGACTAAAACGATACGACATAGCGTAAGCTACGCTAGAACGATAGTGAAAGCATATACCCTAAGCCACCTATAGTCCATATCGGGCTATAGGTGGTGTAAGGAGTATGTTCTCATGTTGTTAATTAGTCTATCACGATAGTTTGACACGATATATAAACCAAAAAGGCAAACATCATGTTACTACAGTACAATCAATTCTACCTAAAGTTCGGTAATCGGTCTGCCAATAAGCTCACCAATCCCCGTATCTTTAGATTATCCCAATTCAAACTCCCCAAGTCATCGTGTTATCATTTCTACGATGAGAATGAACCCATCCCTTCGCACAAGACACCTCTATTAGCTGGTTATAAGCTTAGGATGCCGATGATTACCTATACCGATACTTCTACTCGATTAGGTACCATGACCCGTCGTGCATTCAATAGCGAGAAAGTATTGCGAGATGCCATCCGTAAAGACGGTAACCATTACATCAAGGTAGATGACTTAAAGAAAGTGGATCCTAATCCATTGGTTCCTCTAATCGTTAACCATGCATTGTCCGATAAGAGATACCATTACATCGGTAATGAAACCCGTATTCCTTATTACAAGGAGATGAACATCTTAAACAACATCATCCGTGGGATGGTGGATGTTTACAATGTTCATGGTGCCACGTATCAGCAGTTCTTACTCTTTACTGTACCGAACAAGATCCCATCCATGGGTGATTTGAAAAGAGCTGCTTCTACGGTGAATACCAAGTTCTTTGCTAACTTCAATACACTAGAGAAACTCCTGATATTCGAGTTGTGGAAATGGATCGGTATAAGAAAAGAACAATCTGTATTCGCTAAGCTACCTGATGCCTTATTAAAACAAATCAACATTGTCTTTACCTACAATAACCTCTTTACGGTATTTAACCTAGGGGATATTAGTAGTTGGGTAATGAGTAAAGAGAATCCAAAAGGTAAATTGGATATTAAACTGACTTCTAAGTACTTCCTCGTCATGTTGGTACGTTTGTTTAAAGCAAACCGAGATACTGACTTGATTGAAGAGACTGAAGAAGAGATATTAACCAAACGACAAAATGAAGAAGATAAAGGAACAGACGATGAACAAACTGACATTACTGCTCGTCAAGATACAACTGTTCGTCCTAAGCATCAAGATGTGGATGAAACTGAAGAGAATGAAGATGAAGTAGACGACCATGAAGTAGACGGCCATACAGGCAATATAGAAGAACTACTAGACTTTAAAGAAGACTTTAACGATTTAGAGTTTGCTGCCGATATCTTCGACGAAGACGATGATGGGCAGGATGTGTTGGATAACTTAGAGAAACGTGAGTTAACACATTCACGTGTGGTATCGGAAGATACGGCAGAAGTCATGGAAATAGAAGAAGTCACTAATGCCACCATGCAAATGCAAGATGCATTAGGCTTAGCCAATATTAAACCAGAAGAGATACCTGTCCTGATTAAGCATACTGCTGAAAAGACACCACCAGAAGTCAAAGCCCGTAAGGTACTCGATGAGTTAGCCCAATCCACAGCCATGTCGCAATCCAAGTACGATGGCATCAAGAAAGCACTCTCTAAGTACAAATCCATCCAGCTAGATAATAAGTCCCAACAGACAGTCGCTGAGATGATTGACATCAAACCAGAAGAAGTTACTATTACGGAAAAAGACCGTGAAATCTCGACACTGAATGTCTTTACGCCTAAGTACGTAGAAGAAGTATTAGGTCGAGATGTAGCGAGCATGATCGTGGCTGTACAAGCAGCAGGTGTCGTGATACAAGACATCAAGAAGACTGAAGTCGATAATATAGCTGGTGCTTATACTGCTTATTCGATCAAAGTGAAACCAATAGAAGGGCAGCCTTCTACGATACGTGTCCGTATCCCTAAAGTGGATAAACGTGGTATCTTTAAGATCGGTAATAAAGAGTATTTCTACAAGACTCAGCGTTTCGATCTGCCTATCCGTAAGATCAATCCGGATACAGTGTCCCTTTCTAGTTACTTCGGTAAGACCTTCGTGAGACGCAATGAGCTTCGTCCGTATAACTACGAGAAATGGTTAATCTCTCTTATTAGACAGAAAGGTTTCGATAAGGACGACAATTCCGTATTAGAGACACGATCTGCTAATGTGTTCGATAACTACTACAAAGCGCCGTATATCTACTCTTTACTCAGTAAGCACTTTAGGGCCATTACTGTTCCTAATGCTTATCTCTATTTCGACCATAAGCAAAGTGAAGAGCGTTTTGGTAAAGATGTTGTCAATAGCGTAATTAAGCATCAGCTCACTTTTGCTGGCCTATACCAGAAGAAACATCCGATAGGTGTATCTACCGATAACGTGTTCTTCTACGTAAATGGCAATGAACTAAAAGAGTTAGGGTCTATTGAAGATATCATCCAGAGTACAGCTAAGAAGATACCACTGGAATCTCTAACAGTAGACATCATGTCTAAGAAGATACCTTTAGGACTGATACTATCGTACTACTTGGGATTCGATAAGCTCTTAGCTGCACTGAAACCTAAGCATTATCGTACGATAGAAACAGGTAAACATCCTAAGCTATCCCCTACTGAGTATCAGATACGCTTTAAGGATTATAGTGTAATACTGGATAGACGAGACAGGATGACTTCTCTCATCATGTCGTCGTTTACCCGTATCGAGGATACGTATAAGTACTCGGTATTCCAGCTCAGTGAGAAAGAAGTCTATTTCAATCTCTTAGAGTCGATTGGTATACCAGGTCGTTATACGAAAGAGTTCTCGCTCTATAACCAGATGTTCGTGGATCCGATTACTGAAGAGATATTGATCGAGATGGGTGAACCGACTGATTGGGTAGGCTTACTCATGCGTTCAGTTGAGTTATTGATTACATTGGATCACCCAGATGAGACAGATGGTTCCATGACACGATTCCGTGGCTACGAGCGCATGGCTGGTGAGATATACACCCAGCTAGTACGTTCGATACGTGAACACAACAGACATGGGATAAAAGAGAACTATCCATTAGAGCTACATCCTGAAGCAGTTTGGATGTCCTTAATCAAAGACACCACCAAACAGATCAAAGAGACACTTAATCCGATACAGGACTTGAAAGAAGTCGAGATTACTACTACTGTCGGTAATGGTGGTCGTTCTAAACAATCCATGGTGAAGCATACTCGTGCGCATAACCAAAACAGTATCGGTGTATTGTCCGAAGCATCTGTAGACTCATCCGATGCCGGTGTAACGGTATACATGTCGTCTAATCCATTGTTAAAATCATTACGTGGATTACCGGCTAACAGTAACACCATGGATAAGAACAAGGACTTAGATGCTAAGAGTGTTCTCTCGACGACAGGTAACATGTTGCCTTGTAGTGACATGGATGATCCTAAGCGCCAGAACTTCGCCCAAGTACAGATGGGACACACCATCGCTGCTTCTTCTTATAGCGTGATGCCTACTCGTACTGGATACGATGATACATTAGCGAAAAGGTGTAGCGATACCTTTGCTTCTATCGCAGAGCAAGATGGTGTAGTACTAGCAGTCGATGACTACATGATCACTGTTAAATACAAAGACGGTACAGAACGCTCGATTGAACTAGGACGTAAGTTTGGTCATTCTGGTGGGTTTACCACGACACATGACGTGGTTACGAAACTGAAACCTAATACCAAGTTTAAGGCAGGTGATGCACTAGCCTATAACGAAGGGTTCTTTACTGAAGATACTGCTTTACCTGGTAAATTGGCGTATAAAGGATTTACCTTAGTGCGTGCCGCCTTGATGGAGCATCCGTATACCTACGAGGACTCCTGTGCGGTATCGTCTAAGTATGCTCAGTCCACTAAAGTGCGTACGGTAAAAGAGAAAGAAGTGGTTATTCAGTTCGATCAGTCCATCCACCGCTTAGCTAAGCCTGGTACAGTGGTTAAGATAGACGATCCATTGTGTTTCATCGAGAATAGCTTAACAGCATCAGCTGGCATGTTCGATGAAGAGACTATTGACTTACTCCGTAACGTAAGTGCATTATCGCCACGATCTCCAGTAAATGGCGTAATCGATAAGATCGAAGTCTATTACAACGGTGACATGGAAGACATGTCCGATAGTTTGCGTAATATCGCACGCATGTCGAATGTTAACTTAGCCAAGAGACAGAAAGCATTAGGTAAGTCTGTTTATACAGGTGAAGTTGACGAAACCTATCGTGTCAATGGTAATCCTCTAGTCTTAGACTCAGCAGTCATCATCTTTACGATTACGACTGAACAAGGATTAGTAGAAGGCGATAAAACCGTATTGGGTAATCAGCTTAAGAATACAATCGGTCATGTGTTCACTGAACCACCGCGTACAGCGAATGACGACTTATCGATGGGTGAAGAAGTCGATGCGATCTTCAGTACCACATCCCTCTATAAGCGTATCGTGAACTCTCCATTCTTGATGGGGATGAACAATACACTCTTAGTGGAGATGTCTAAACGCATCGGACAAGCGTATATAGACGAGAAGACGAAGTAGACATCGAAGAGATATCGAAGATGCAATAAAGAGCCATAGGACACTCTGGTAGGGTATATCCCTATCAGGGTGTACCTATCCCTATGGAAGTAATGTGACCTGCTCTATAAGCGATCTAGACGCATCTAGAGCATGCTGTAGTTTATTTACCTTATAAGGATTTTTTAACATGTTAGAACAAGACCAGCAAGATGCGGTAATACTGGCTGCCGCAGCATTCTTAGTCGGACAGTTCTCACTGCGCTTGATCACCCACGGTGCCGGTGTGATCGCTGAGCGCAATGGCGACTATCTTGACACCAATGTCGTAGAAGAGATGGCACTGAGTGAACTCAGTCGCCGTATCGTTGACCGTGCACATGGCAAATAAGGAGACTTAGAACATGATTAGCCAACACTTGCTTACCCTAGCTCAAGAAGCCGCCAAGTCATCCTTACTGCCTGGTAGCCACTTAAAAGTAGACGATGATACACCTCTCGGATACATCATCCGTAACATCACACCACCTGAAGAAGTACTCTTACAGACTGAGGCCGCTAATGCACTCAGTACTGTATCCGATACAGCTTATACTAAAGTGGCTAATATCGGCCCATTGGCACTACCACTTGCCATGGATGAGATCGAACAGCAATGCATCAATCCCCTGATGCAGCAAGTGGCATTCGTGCGTACTGTCGTGAATCCCTTGGTACGTGAAATCGCTGATCAGGTAAAATCCACACTGAATACAGAAGCTTCTACTGATGATTTGGTGAAGATCATCAAGCTCTATACACCTGATTTCATCCATGGGGCTTATGGTGAATACATCCGCCAGTGTGAGACCACTTCCAATATCCAGAAAGGCCCTGCTTTCAGACCTCAACTCGATCCTAATCTGGATCGCAATACCATCTTGGATGTTGTTAAGACTGACAGTGATGAGATCAATGCGGGTTTAATGGAACTCTCGGCTATCTATACCGATTTGGTAGGTGGTGATTTGATTACCGATGCTTGGGCATTGATTGCTTCACCTAATGAAACCATCGGTGGTTTGATCATCAACTTCCGTAACTTCATCTTAGCGACAGCAGCATTCATCATGGTGGATAACATCGTCAAGCATTTGCCGATTAAGACTGGTTTGAACAGTGAAGCATTGAATACATGGGGCGCATTTGCCCGTTGTGCATTGGCACGTGTAGCATCTGCTTCTTTGTCTACCTATGCGAATGCCATTGCCACTAAGCGTCTGATACAGAATGCCGATCGTAATACCATTACTGTATACGGCCCTGTATACGATGAGTTCTACCATGAAGACAAGATGGACATCATGGTTGGTATAGCACACTCTAAAGACAATACCCACTATCGCATGCTCTCTGAAATATTGGAGAGTGCAGAGACCTTGTCGGGGCGTGGTAAGATTGCTTTAGCCTCTTTGAATCGTAGTCGTGATAACCGCATGTCTGCCCGTATCTCCGATGGTATACAGGCTTCTATCTTGGCTATGGTAGACACTGCTAAAGAAGACACGAATCATGGTTTAAATCCGTTCTTGATTAAAGGCCATCTACCGGCTGAATATCGTGCTGAAATCGGTAAGTACATTAACGATTATTTCCCTGGTGATGTCATCCGTCGTGAACCATTAACAGAAGTCGTGTCACGCATCATGTGCCATCTCTTCTTTAAAGACACGATGGCCGGTGTCATCCTGACCCGTATGGCACAAGTAGAAGCCAAATATCCTAAGTCTGAACTCTCTACCATCGTTTCTATCACGATGATCGACATCTTGATCGAATGGGTAGGTTGTCAGATCCAAGTAGCGAAGTAACGCGATAGTGTACCGGTAGGTACGCTGGAGTGAAATAGAGTTACCCTTATACCTGCCTACCTTATCCTCTCGTGGGATAGGGTAGGTAGTGTATTAGGTGCTTTTGAACCTATAGTGGAGTATAAACATGAATATCGAAGGTGGACAGCGTGATGCTGAAAAGATCAAGTCTATCTTAAAGACAGTATCTGGACAAGTCATCACGACAGAAGGATGTCGTATCATCTTTCCAGCCAGATGGGCATTGTACGACTTAGCAGAAGTGAATGTAGAACCGTATTTCTACGGATTGGTGAAGATACAGACATTGGATGGTAATACCTACGCCATCCAGAACATGCTCTCATTCATCCATTCCGATCCAGATACGATCGAAACAGTAAAAGTAGACGAAGATCCTTATTACGTATTAACGTATCATCCAGGTAGTGTGGTGATTAAAACAACGACACTCTTGAAAGATAACGATATCTTAAGTGCCGTCTACAGTGAGTTTATTAAACGAGGCAAAGTGCCTTTCTACGTAACGTATAACGATTTAAACAAAGTGTTCGATACAGCAGCCTCTCATGCAGGAAGATCATTAGGCGATACAGCCGACATCATGGCTGTACCGATCTCCATCATCGCCCGTAACCCTAAAGATGTTACGCAATATTACAGGGAGATCATCAACACTGTCGATCCTAATACAGTGAAGCCGGTATACGTACCGATTACTTCAGTCGATCAGTCTGCGACTTCTGCCATTACCAAGATCACTGGTAGTTATTTCTACCAAGGTGTGGTATCGGCGATTAACAACCCAACCGATCAGGCAGAGGTCTTGGACTTAGTCTTACGCACTTGATTTTATTTATTTTATCTATTAAAAGGACAATACAATCATGCCACTTGATAGCATGCCACAGAAAGAGTTCGTCTACAAGATGAACCGTCTTGAAGGTACCAATAAGAAAGGTATCTTAAAACCCGATGCCGATGGCTGTTACACGATGTGTATCGGTGCACTGGATCATGCCTCTAAGAACTTAGAAGCCAATGGCCAAAACGTTTATTATTCTAGCCAAGGTGCTAATCGGTTCTTCGACAAAGGCACTATTTTCCATTCCCGTATCCAAGGTGGATTCATCAAAGCAGAATACGGCCATCCTAAACGGGATGGAATGAGTGAGCGTCAGTTTCTAGAACGTAACTTATCGATCGATGAGCGCATGACTTGTGCGACATTCGTAGAGATTTGGTTAGTACCCGATTACGTCGATCCGAATACTGGTGAAAAATGTGTCGGTATATTCGGTAAGTTTAAACCATCAGGCCCTTATGCTGATGCTCTAGTACGTGACTTAGAGACTGCTGGTGTGAATGTGTGCTTCTCGATTCGTTCGTTGACCACACGTAAGATCATCAACGGACGACTCTGTAAGCTATTGCACACTGTCATTACCTTCGACTTCGTGAATGAGCCTGGTATATCAGCAGCTGAGAAACTCGTCTCTCCATCCATGGAGCAACAACACCATCACTTAGATGGCCCTGCTGATATCGAAGTAACTGAACACACACTGCGTAAAGTATTGGATCGTGCAGCAGATGGTAAAGTATCCGTAGAGTCTGGTATGCTTCATCTCTTAAAAGAAGTCGAGATGTCATTCCAACGCACGACACGTACACACGAGTGGTAATCTAACCAACTTAAATAAGAGGTCATCGTCAACATGGAAATAACACTCAAAGACAGTGAGATCGATAATTTCATCCGATACCTCAATACGGCTTCTACGATTCCATTGACAGCGGATGACATCATCGTTGACAACCCAGTAGATCTAGGTACATTGCCTAAGGTCATCCCTAAGGATGAAATCGCTAACTATACGGATGAATTACTAGAAAGAGCGAATACTGAAGTAACCATCCTACCGACTAAGACAGGGCAGGTATCTGGTAAGGGATACGTAGAAGCTTATTCACGATTGCATATCGCCATCATTTGGGATAGGGTAAAAGAAGCCTGTCCTAAGGTAGATGATCGTTATGCTGTAGAGATTGATCCGATATGGCGCTCTCCAAGACCGACACTAGAAGACTTGAACGAATGGGTGGAGAAACACCTCTATACCAGAAGTCAGTCTGTAGGCTGTAGGTTAATAGGCTATCGCAAGAAGAAAACAGACTATGGTGTAGCAACATTAAAGATTGTAGTAAGAGAGTCCAGCTTGCTTTACATGGGTGAGTTGGAAGTAGAAGTGGTATTCGTACCGATACCGTTCGTGAACATTACGATGGATGGCTTTGAAGGTGAGATGTACATCGAAGAGAACTTGTTGAGTGTGAATGCATTCCCGCGTTATATGCGGGATAACTTGACACATCGATAGGGATAGTAGCAATGGGTGGTTCCAATGGGACAACATGGAGGAAAATATAGATACTTACTATTATAGTAGTGTAAGGGATGAGTGTCATCTCTTTTAACACTGTTAGCTTACGTAAGCTTATTTTTTATCTACTTAACCCATACAGACTGGACGTAATGTCTAGGATGTAAACCTTAGAAAGGAATCCCATCATGGCCATTCATGATACAGTAACCAAAATCGCCGCTAAGATCGAAAAAGACCATTTGTCCTACGATGCCGAAGCGCGTAATTTGAAAACATCCGGCGATGTCATCGGTACGGCTCTGGAAGTATTGAAAGAAGAAGGCATTGTCGATCTGTCTAAAAAGCAACTCGACGATGCATCCAAAGCACTGGACTTCTTCGTATCCAGTACTGCCTTGGCTACCGGTGAGGCATCTTTGGGTGTGTTTAAGAAACACAAAGACGTTGACTCCACTAACGTGGAGTACGACTTTGCCAAAGGCATCAAGGTGAACCAAGCCGTACGCCGTGAGTTCGAAGCTTCTGCGCCTCCACGTGATGGCGAAGAACGTAAAGTAACCACTCGCTATCTGCGTGCCGATGCCAAGATCACCATTAAATCTGTTTCATCGAAATCACAAACCGGCATGTTGTCTATCCGCGATCACCTCTACGAGATCGGTGAGAAAGAACTGGCTCCGAAAGAGAAGAAATAATTACCTATTACCGGTAAGTATTCCCATACCGACAAGGTATTTTAATACCGCGAAGGTAATTATAGTGAATCGAAATAACACCGTCTTTTTGGGCATATTGGGATGGTGTTACGATTGCTTGGTGTATACTGTGTTTCATGTACACTCTGCTATCGGGTTCATTTTTCTCCTAATCTTTAAAGACCATCTATATCTCCTAACCGAGATATAGATGGTTTCTTTTTTTGCCCTTATGTCATTTACTCGCCTCTATTTTAGATGCTCGTATTATTACTTAGTATATCTCCCTATATCCGGTACTTACTGGGTATAGGGAGCTATGCTCTATGCTTTTATCTTTTGTCTAAACAGAAAGGAATCTAACATGGATGGATTAGTTAAATTAACCGAGGTGATGTTGATGCCTAATGACATCGTCTCTCAAGTCAACTTTGCTTACCGTATATTAAGCATAGTAGGCCGAGACCGTAACATGCCTGGTGACTTAGCCAGTGCATTAAGAGAAGGTTTTGGTGATGTTAGTATCTTCGACTTATTGAAAACAACATTAGAGGGATATCGACTAGAGGAAGGTCTCGATATAAACGATGCGATGGAACAGTTCTGCATCAATTATCTCAAGAGTGATCTACAAGCCATCTGTCCATTGAAAGACAGTAATGGTAATGTGGCTAAGTATTGGGACAGTGTATACCTAACTGATATACAGGAAACCATTATCGGTCTCTTGGTTATCTCGTCGATAGCGATGGTTGATCAGGTACTAATCGACAGGAACATCGGTAAAGATGCAGAGTCACTCTGCTTAATCGTAGAAGAAGCACAGAAGACATTGTACAAAGTAGGAGTATACCTAGATGAGCGAGATCACGACACCGTATCCCCTTAACGGTTCGGTATATTATTTAAGGTATCCAGTATACGAATGGGCCAGACGTGCCAATGCAGTCATCCCTGATCCATTTATCCAAAACCACAATACCGTATCGTACGAATTAGTAGGTAGTGAATACGTCCCTTATTTTAACCACGAAAGACCATTCTCACCGCTTTCTACCGAATATATCCTCGATGCGATCCTCTTTAATATCGCCATTACAGCCGAGATGTTTTATCTCGCCAGTATGCCTTATACGGTACACACGGAAGAATGGTTAATTGATTACGTAGAGAGACATTTCTTTACGGATATTGAAGATGTCTATTATGGTTTTCTGGAGTATCTGGCTGAGTCAGGTGAATTCTATTTTACCGTTGATGGGGATAGTCCTTATTACCGAGATCATCATGGCAACATCGTCGAGATAAAGGAACCTGTATTGGATTATAACGAATGTAGGTTTACTGCTTATATCATCTACCTGATGGTACAAACCATAGCAGGCTATTATCCTAATTTGGTGCAGCAGTTCTATTTCCATCGGGATAAGCACTATCACTTACACCTAGAGGAAGTAGAAGAGACACCCAGGAATAATAGGCATCCTAAAGTAAAGGAAATCACCAGATGGTTAAGAGACACGAATCGTCTTAGTTTGATTAGAATGGAGGTAAGATGCCTCACCTATTAAAAGGCAATCGTTTCTACCTATCACTAGATGAGGCTTACGCATATGGCATTGAAGCTGTCAAGCAGGAGTATCCTCGTAATCCTTCTTTTGGTTCACGTGATTTAAAGGAAGAGCTAGAGTTCATCGTACACAGTGCATTCAGTGGTGTTTACTACTGTAATCGCAAAGCACGTTATACAGTCGATGATGCAGGATACTTAGCCGAGATGGCTATGCAGAGGTATCAGGATAAGCTTAAGCAATTTAGTAATGTAGACTTGCATGAGTTTGAAGATACGTATAAAGATCATTTCATGGACTTACAGAACAAACTAGACCATAACAGATATCCATCGTCTAAAGGCTATGCGTTCCTGAGGCAGTATTTCTACCATACAGCCAGAGAGATGATCAATATCGGTATCTTCGATACTTTATCCGATATAGAGATAGATGTATCGCGTGTCAACAACAGCGATAGAAGTTACGCATTGAATGGTATCGTCCACTATAACCATTACTGTTTTACCGTATACGGATACAGTGGGTAGATAGATAAGTTTACACTAAGCACAGTGCGCTTAGCGTACTGGGATTAAAGGAGCATTGAAACATGGATATACACGCTATACCCGATATCGCCATCGATATGGGTGTAAACTATTACGAGATAGAACAACTCAATCGTTTTCTATCTTCTCAATATACGACATCGTTCGATTACCTAAGTATCGTAAACGATTACTTGCAGAACCTCAATGGTCAAGAGATCAACTTTGGATGGCGGAATTCCATCCCAGGTTCTTTAGTACCAGTTAACCTGGAGACGGATGTTATCGAAGTCACACTGGAAGGATTGGCCACTAAGCTGAGACATACAGCGATTGATGAGAAACACATCGATGTGTACATCACGATCTTCCGTAAGCTATTGTTCTACATTTCACTGGTGATCCGTACTGAAGTATTGGACATGATGCAGAAGATGTTAGTGGAGATACCTCTAGTGTTTAACTATCGTGTCGTGGCACAGGAGCATAACCTGATCTATATCCGTTATCTATTGGATGGTGTAGAACATTACTCATTCGCAGACTGGGTCACTCGTACACGACGTGATGCACCTGTCGTCAGGAGGTTCTAAGATGTCACTACACGATAGACTAAAGGATATTCATCCGGATGCACATCACCATTTCTTCCATGTAATCGATCGCTCGAATATGGGAATTAAACTGAGTGCAGATGACATCGTGATGTTCTACGAGATAGATAGAGTAGTAGGATTAACTTACGGCACGAACTTAGCCTCGTTTATTTTTATCTATCATTTAGACATGAATAGACACTTTGCTGTCTATAAAGACATCATGTTAGTCGAGTATCGTAAGCGTCTAGACGATCCTTCAGTCATGACACCCTACCTTATCGCAGCTTACGTGATGAAACAGAATGATCCGAATCAAGCCAACTACGAGATGTTAGAACGTGAAGTAGAGACTAATCTCTACTACCTGACAGATGACACTCGTGTCGTCGATGGACTACGAAAGGTGAGACACCAGTGGCAGAACCATGGTAGACACATCATGTCACGTGACAGATAAACAACGGCAACACAGCGTAAGCTGCGCTGGAGAGTATCGACAGCATAGACCTCACACCTACCTATACCTGTAATGGGTATAGGTAGGCTAAGGGATATGTTCTTACTTCTTTTTTAGTTAAAGGTTAGTCAGTCTAGCTCAACTTGGTACTATTAGCGACCTCTTGAGTGACTTCATTCGAGATGCGTTGCTCTTCACGTCTCATCCTCATCGCTACATCCAGTATCATGCGCTGTTCGATCTCAGTCATGTGCATCCATTGAGACAGATCTAAACCAGTGTACTTATTCACTTGATTGATCGTAAAGTCTTCAATGATGCTTTTAAGATAACTGCCTTCACCATGTAACACATAAGCACGTTTCATGTTGTAGGGATAGAGATCAGTACTCGATGCCTCAGGTGTACCCTCATCTACGTCTTTTAAACCATATACCTTATCGTGTAATGATAACAAAGACAAGTGTTTCTCGGCTATGTCGTTGTAAGGCTCTACTAAAGAACTACTGACCACCTTAGTGAATTCATCATAACCGGCATTGATCAATATACGCTCATCCCCATTGATAGCATCAGGATAGATATCCCGTTTATATACTACAGTAGAAGCAAACAAAGGATCCTTGATTGCTCCTACTGCATTGGGATTGACCGTATTGGTCTCTACTGAGCGAGTGACTGATAGATCTTGCCGGTCAGTATAAAAAAAACGACAACAGGGTTGATGGCGATGACTAATTTAGACACATTGTTCGAGTCATTGGTCTCGATCTCTTCTTCAGCAGCAGGAATAGTAAAGAGTACCTTGACTTGATCTTGGATATAGTCAATGATGGTTTTCACCATGTTCTGCACGATCTCAGGATCATTACCGATCATCTCTAATGTCTCGATGATGGTATCACCACTGTCCATTTCAGTAATCACTGGATCAGCATGATCATCCACGTATTCTTTAATCGTCAGTTTCTTGATGAAATGACTGTACTCACGCAGCATGGTAGCGGTAATCTTACGTGTAATGAAATCATTGCGTACACGTTCATCTGCTGCTTTCTCCAAGACTTCATTCACTGCATCTCGAATATAGGTATCCCATGCCGCACCATGTTCGACCATGGTACTGATGTTGGTATTACCCAAGGTTACCCACACTTCTTTTACAGTCTTACGACGTGAATGGCGTTTGATGTCTTCACGACGATGGATCATGTACTCACGCTCAGGTGCTTCTGCTTTCCAATCACGCTGATAAGCCTCGATCTCTTTCAGTGTGGTTTGATTAAACTCACTGCTGATCAAGAACTGTTTCTGGCGTGTACTGAAACGATTATCCACGAACAATGGCATATCAGGCATGTACAGTGTGCCAGTCACCATGCGTCTATTCCCACCTGTAATGTCCACAGCACGGCTATACGGATAACCATCAGGATAACGAGCAGCAGCTAAACCAAATGCGATAGCAGGAATATCCAAAGGTGAAATAATGTCCCTTAGTGTATTCGGATCGTATTCATCATCCTTGATGTTGATGTGCGCAATCTTACGGATGAACAAATCCACGATCTTTTGCGCCGTATACCAAGTCATCAGGCCGTAGTTAGAACCACCGTATAGTCGACCGATCTGTATCTTAGCCTGATCGAGTTGTGTCTGTAAGTCTACGAGTTCATTCACCAGTGGTGCACTGATGATGGCTACGATACCAGAGTGTGGCAACACGACAGTAAAGTGAGAACCGATGCCCAATGCATCTTGTACGATGATGCGTGCTTGACGGCCAGTAGCCTTACCGGTATTAGAACGAGTCGTGCTGCGGTGATAGTCTACACGATCACGACCATTGCCTAAAGAGAGTTCTTGAGTAAAGGTATTGTCTTTATTACGCAGTACATCCTGAGCGAATGCAGCTTCACTACCTACAGCTTCCATGCCTTCACTTAGAGAGGTAGTCAATACAGGAAGATTAGGATCAGATGAGAACGGCTCATTGTCTTTCACCTTAGCCACGACATTGTTCGGTGTATCAGGTGTCAGTTGAATGGCACGGATAACATCTTCAGTATCCTTAGCGTTCTTAAAATCAGCAGTGCGCTCATCTTCCAAGATAGGTTTCTTGGGATTCAGTGTAACCGGTTGAGAGATGGTTTCCAATTCATCGCGATTGACTTTACTGAAATCCCAGAGTGATTGATCAGAACCAATCTTCTTAACGGTTTCTAATACCTTATCTTCTACCGTGCGGTTGTCTTCTACTTTATCGTCTGTAGTTTCAGCAGGAGCAATAGACTCAGTAGCCTTAGCGGGAGTTCTTTCAGCTAACTCTGTTACTTCATGGCTAACATCCAATGGACGAGTCTGTGCTTTCAGTACAGCGATGTCTTCCATTAGTTCAGCATGGCTACGTTCATCATCCACAGGCACTAAGATAGGCTCCTCAGTTACTGCTTCAGTAGCCTCAGTGTCTTTGTCAGCATCCTTTTCAGATGCTGCATGAGGTCCTTTAGCCGGTACAGTATAAGCAGTCTCTACTGGGATATCGATTGGGTTTTCATCCCTAACAAACACTTCTTCTTCCGTGTGGTTCAAGACGATGTCTTCTACCGATACCGGACGAGTCATCTCTTCGATTTGTTTATTGGCTTCTGCCTGTGCTTCGTTGTTTACTGTTGCACTGGTAGATAGTTCAGCATGAGCCATGGCTTGAGCCATTTCAGGATCAATCGGATCTTTTTCCAGATCGATGCCTAATTGTTTATTGAGTTCTTCTTGGGTTAACATTTAATTCGCTCCTTCTACAGCTACATCAGGTGCTTCTTGTGTAGCTACTGTATCTAAGCCAGGCTGACTGGGTTTACGCTGCTCATCAGTCGGTGTTTGTGGTTGTACGTATTGTGCCAAACGCTCGTCCAGGAACTTGCGTACATCATCCGGTGCTTCATCACGGTGTTCAGGTTGGGCGTAGTAGTTCAATACCATCGCAGTATGGAAATCAGACAGATGCAATACGGCAGGCATCAGCACATTACGGATACGTGAACCAGCAGTAAAGAAACGCAATTTCACATCGAGGATCTTTTCTAACATGTAAGGATCCAAGTCTTCAGTGGTATCTTCTTTATCCACTTCAGTACCTAAGTGACTCTTATAAAGGTCACGGATGGTTTCTACTTCACGTTTCAGTTCAGTTACGTCACTCGTGGACATCTTCACCAGAGTTAAGAACTTATCACGTTCCATCAGGTAAGGCAACATGTTCTCTTTATCGGTGATTTGCTTGATGGCTTTCACTGGAGCATCGAGTTGTTTGCAAAGGTTCTCGTACACGTTCTCGCAGCTTCTCCATGTGGCATCGACGATGGCTTCTAACTCATCTTCGTTCATCAGCTTCTTCAGGCCATCTGGCAATCTACGATAGTCTACTTTACCGCCATTTTGTTTCTTGTCACGACGCATCTTACGGATCATGCGTTCGAACTTATCTTTATCTGTTTCCATCGGTACGTCAAACGTAGGGGTCAGTTTGATCTTACCTAATTCGATTAGAGGCTTAGCCATGGTAGTATATACTCCTATTTAAAAGACAAAGGGAAGGGATTCCATCCTATAGGCAATCAGTCTGCTATGACTGACTGCATGATGGAGAAATATAATCACATATAACGAGCCTTTACTCGTGCAGTTTATTATCTTATACAACGATTATAAGGATTATTTAGGCCATGCATGATATCGACAGCTTAACACTCATCCGTGATTTCGTGAATGAATACATGGACAATACATCAGGTGCCATATGGACAGAAATCACCGATACGGTACTGGGGATAAACGAAGACTGGGTAGATAACTTAACTGTCTACTGGAACAGTATAGACGATAACTACGATGTTAACCGTATCGTAGAAGAACTCCATCTTATCCAGAGGGATTGGTTGATTGCTTTGTTGAAAAACATTGGTGTATTCGTCTCTCAAGAACATCCATTGGATAACCATACTCTCTTTACCATCTACATGGAGTTCATCCAGATAGAGAACAATGAATTGGCTGAGATATCCCTCTCTATCTTACAATCCGATAACTACGACGATATTACCTTGTTTTACGAGCTATTAACAGTAGTCGGTAGCTTACAGGTAGATGAAGAAGTATTCAGTAGCCATATAGCCAATATCTCTCCGTATACTAAAGAGAAACTGATTAGCTACCTATTAAACCAAGAATCGGTTAAAATCAAACAGGATGAACATGATGTCGATACCGATATTATCGTCAAGACTGTAAAAGCATTCTTAGAGGCTACTAATGACGATAAGTTCTACGTAATAGACCTCATCCGTAATGGTGTTAATATCGGATTGCCATTCGCATCGTATCTAACACTATTCGGTACGGATCTATTCGATCTGGACGATAAGGAATTAGCGTATAACTTATTCCTCTTATCGGCTATCTCCGAAGAAGGACATCGTAATATAACAGGATGGTTAGAGACAGACCTCATGAACTGGATACCTGACTATAGACGACAAGACACCATCATCCGCATGGTCAGGGAAGTCTCCATCCATGTAACGAATAAAGTAGGGAGTGCGACATGTTAAAAAGAGATTACCTTTTAGAAGGTATCGAGAAAGGCTGGTATTTAGATGCCTATTGGGTAAAGAGTATCTTGTCTTTATTCCAGACTGAGGCTAAAGAGCATTACTTAGCCAGACGAGATAAGGATGGTTATTACTATCTGGATGATGCTGGCAATAAGATACACTTAGAAGATGCTAAGGATATCACTAAGCCATTATTCAGAGTCGGTGAGATGATCGATGTACCAATGCAATCTAATGTCAAAGCACCTGGCATTAAAGGTGGATTCCGTACATCAGTAGGCTGTCTGATCATGAACTGGATATTAGTCGTCTCTCCATTTAGAGGATTGGTATCTTACATTAATAAGCCATTTACACCTAACCATGTAGCGAAACAAATCATCCCCAGATGGTCTCGTTCACGATCTAAGGTATCCGATAAGCATCCAGCACGTGACGATGAGATATTCACGGAAGACTACATCAAGTTCAAGAACCATGTTCTGTTCTTGACCAACTTCACCCAGACTGTCATTCCTTCTGTCTCTGAGAAAGCTCTAAGGACTAATCCTGTCTTAGAGAAGCGCAAGCAAGAACTCTACAATGAGTATAAAGACCAGATACAAGATCCTGTTATCGCAGCTAAGATCGATAAAGAGTTGGCCAAGATAGACGAAGAGTGGTTAAAGGACGATGAGTCCAGTGGTTTCATCTACGGTGGTAACATGTACGGTAATATCCGTAAGAAACTCAATACACACTTCGGTATTACTACTGGTCTGGATGACAAACCCGTATTCGTACCTGGTTCTTTAAAAGAAGGGATCAAGTTAGATAACCTATCTGTTTACGTCAATGACTCTTATAGTGGTTCTATCGGTCGTGGCTTAGAGACGCAAGAAGGTGGTGTATTGGTAAAAGATGCATTAAGGTCAGCAGCTAACTTGAAAGTCGGTAAAGATGAGTGTGGTACGAAACACGGATTCTACATCCGTCTGGCTGATAATGTGGATGATAACCACAAGTACATGAACTATTGGTATCTGGATGAAACGGGCAAGTCCGTCCAAATTACACAAGAGAATATCGCTTCTTTAAGTGGTAAAGTGATTAAGTTAAGATTGCCTAGTTATTGCGTAGCCGGTAACAGTAGCTATTGTGCTAAATGTTCAGGTCCGAATATCACGGCATTTGAGAATGGCATCGCATCTATTAATGCACAGCCAGGTTCGATCATCATGTTGTTAAAGATGAAGAAGATGCACAACACCGCCAAAGAGATTACGACTTGGACGGATGATTACATTACTTAGAACAGACTATACCTTAGCCTACCTATATCCGCAATGGGTATAGGTAGGTGTATGCTCTATGTTGTCGCTATCACGTCTAGATAACATGGCGTTTTTTACAGATATATACTATTAAAGTAGAAATCGAATGCTAATTTTTTTAGTATTCACCTACCTTAACTCTTATTCTTGGAGATCAACCATGAAACTCAACGCTATTCTCTTCTACGTATTTTGGATCGCACTATCTATTGTAGTTCTTCCTTTCTCTTTAGTGTATCGTATCGTACACCGTCTAACAGGCTACACCTTTAAAGGTGTATTGGTAGACTACACTAAACCTTTCGGTAAGAAGGCTGTAGAATGGTTCTGTCGCACATTCGGCACACCTGTTGAAACTTTACCCTTGGCATGGGCAATGGGCTTTGCCTACACCATCACTACCGATCCTAAAGTGGTATTAGAAAACGCTACTCGTGATTCAATTCACTTGGCAAAACTGATGGGTGTTACTGTTGACCAGATGTTCGTAGAAGAACTCCTGGCTCACGAGACACGTCACTGTCATCAGTGGTTGATGACATCTGGTATTTCATCCATCGGTTATGGTCTATTCACCCGTGTTGGTATAGACATGGAAGCTGAAGCGGTAATGGCTCAGTTGAAGTACTACACTGACCGTATGTTGGGTGAGAACGCAGTCTATTGCCAACCATTGGCTGTTATCATGGTGAATGGTTTAGCTGACGCTATCCGTTATGGTCACACTCGTTCACGTGACTTAAAGAAATGGTCTGTAACTGATATCGTTAACGTAACGCATAATCGTTGCATCTCCATGCTGGGAAGCTAGGTCTTCCAGTAGATGTTATCAATACTATTCGTGAAAACAAAGCCAAAATGGCTGCTAAGTTCACTGAAGAACAGTAAGAATCTAAAGCAAAGAAGTGTATATTAGTCCGCTCCATCTGGTAACTATGTTACTGGGTGAAGTGTACTTTACTACGCTTCTTTTTTAGTAACCGCTCTTTCTATCGGTATAACAGATAGCTTAGAGTGTCTATTCGTCGTGTTTGTATTATCTCTATTTATAGAAAGGATCCTTGAGATGCACACTACAACTGCTAAAAACTTTGCTAAACGTTTGTCTGATAAGTTACGTAAAGGCGTAATTAAAGCCAAACTTCAAGAGCAATACTATTTTAACCATGTTATCGTTCCGTATGCTGAAGATGGCTTATGGAAGTTTGATACTACCGACACCAAAGTGCTCTTCGTTCCAGTGGAAGTGTTCGATACGACTGAACATGTCAATGACATCCAAATCATGAAAGGTGAGAAACCAGGTGATGTGGATTTCGGTAAGTTGGAAGAGAAGGCTCGTTTCATCTGGGACATGGGTATGTCTCTGTCTGATTTCTTAAGTCTCATTGAGCAGGCTTATCAAGACATGAAAGAGACCAAGCAGCTCAAGTACGTGCCTATCGTGCTGGATCTGACTTATCTGGAACCATCTGAAGAAGAGTTGGATGCCTACCACAACCAAGTCAGAAAGGCACGTGAAGGCGATGCTAAAGCTAAGAAGAAACAGGAGGCAGAGAAGGCTTCCATGGAAGCTTTGAAGGATTTGGTTGCTCCCCAGACTAAGTTTGTAGCGGTTGAAACTGACGTACTGAATAATTTGGTACAGACGATCGCCACACTTACTGAGACGAACAAAGAACTGACAGCCATCGTGAGTCGTTTGTCCAAATAACCTTATAGAGGAGCCAGTATACACTGGCTTCTTTTTTTAGTTTAGTTATTACTTTTTTCTTAAACCTAAAGGATAACCCAATGTTGTTATTGATTTCCAAATTACCGCATCGTGAGCGAGCTATCCATGGCTTGGATGTCTCACCTGTAGACGAAAACATCGCCAGACTACTCACACCCACCATCGTCATGAACCGTGATCAAGCTGAAATCCAAGCTCTGAATATCGCAGACTATGCACGTACTAAGATGGAAGAAGCTAAAGTTAAAGCAGAGGCCGCTAAGGCAGCACTCTTAGACTGGGAGAAGACCATCCTCACTACCCTCTCTGAAGAAGAGCAGAAAGCTTACCACAAAGGACAAGAAGTATCGGTTGAACCACCACGTATCCCGCCTGCTTCTGAATCCATCGATGGTGTATTGATCGCAGAAGACGTACCGAGTTATTTCGTGCCTTCATTGCATTCTCATTTCCGTGCATTGAGTGTACCGATCTATCATGGTTGCTATTATCAGCGCGACTACAGCTTCGAGTCGAAGAACCCACGTGAACAGAGTCTCGTCATGCCGGATGGTGGTACCGTTACCATGACTGTGGCTGATACCGTATCCATCCCTAAAGGTGAACCTGAATACCACATCTTTAAGTATTACTAAGACGTACTTGATCTTACTCCCTATAGTCCATCTAGGGCTATAGGGAGTATAAGAGCTGTGAGACCTATCTTTTTTTTACTTTAATAGAAGGAAATAACAACCATGGCTTTTATATACGAGGACGGCAGCATTAGGCAAGCAACACCGCAAGAATACGTACCAGGTGATGCGCTCATCAACATGATGCGTGTTGCCAAGGCACAGTATCCGGAGAGCTTGAAGGTATTCCCTCAAGTCCGCAGTGCCATGATAAGATTATTCAATGATCTCTATCCGATATACCGCAACATGTGGATCTATCGTTATTTAGCTAACCCAGCCAATAGCTGGATGAATGTTACAGAAGCTTTAGTGTTGAAACGTATCAAGAAACCATCCGAATATCACGTTACGACTACCATACCTGCGGATAACATCGGTAAAGCCAATACGGATTTCTGGACGAAGTTCAATGCCTTCTTAACATGGGCCGCACACAAACACGCATCTATATCCACTGTATTTGATAATTACATCAAATACAGACGCCAATTCATTATCGAAAATGACATGCGCCGATACGAAGAGGGTAGAGACCCAGAAGATTACCGCATCCTACTAAACAGACTTAGTGTTGGTGTAGATCAACTTAATCCTGACCCATCAAAACCCCTCACTGTCGATCTAGTCAAAGACCAAAGATGGCGGACACTACAGAGTACGTGGAACAGAATCGTATTCACTTTAGTCCACATGACCACGGTCGCTTTGCCAGAAGATGAAAGAAGAGGTCTGATGACAAATATTCACCAATTCTTCAACCTGTGCGAATACTACATGGCCGGTTATAATCAGCCTGTGTTCCCAGAGGTGAATATTTACCAGAAGACTTCTATCCGCAACAGACCACTAGACGCTTTAGAGGCCGCTCAATACATCGACAACAACTTCAGACTGCGTATCCTTAACCTCGTGATGAACTTCTCACCAACAAGCTTCCACGACGTTCTATTCAACGCCCACAACATCAATGGTCTGACTGATGATGGACTTATATTTAATGCTAATTTTAGTGGTTCTACTTATAACCACATGTTCGATGTCTTTATAAACGACAGACCGTTTATTAACTATCTTACGATCAACATTAAAGAAGACAGTCTTTACAAGCAAGCGATTAATACTTTTGCCCAAGAGATCCGTAAGAATGGTACGATCAAGAACACGTCTTTTGATACGTATTTCAACGCTACGATATCAACTTGGTTCAGTAAGCTCAGATACGGTATCCCTGTCAATGTTAGGTCTTCCCAACCGATACACGACGATGGGTTAAGGCTAAAACAACTCTACGTAGATGCACGTACATCTGGTGGTCGGTTCAATAATGGTTATAAACCTGATTCAGTAGACTTTAGAGCCGCATTAAATAGAGCAGCACACGCTAAACCAGCTAAAGGTACGCTAGTAACAGAAGCTTCACTACAGAAGTGGCTAGACCGTATCTTCATCGAGACGATCAAAGCCATCCCGACTAATAATATCAAAGAGGACACCGAGTACTTCTTCGGTCAAGAAGAGAAAGTATACAGAGCAGGATCTCTTTATCAGAACCTCATCTACCTGATGGGTAGTGAAGAGAAGATACTCGAGCTACTGTAACGTATAATCCTTGTGATGTTTACACTAAGCACAGTGCGCTTAGCGTATTGTGGTTAACGTTAACCGCATCATTTTTCACTTAACCCAATACAAACTGGACGTATGTCTAGGATGTAAACTAAACTTTATCGATAAAGAAAGGTAAATAGCCATGGCTAGACGTAACCGTAATGGTAACCAAAACGAACCATTGTCTCTAGAAGAGATGGAACAAGAGCAAGAACAAGCTGAAAAGAATGAAAAAGAAGCTGCTGGTGATGAGCATCCTGAAGCTGCTTATGCTGCACTCCAGGCTGAAAATCAACCTCAGGCTCAAGAAGGACAAGAATCTCCTAAAGAGACCACTGAAGAGAATAAAGAAGGCAATACTGAGGCTTCTACAGAGGAGACTACAGTAAAGCGTGAAGAACCTCGCCAAGAGATAGAGTCAGATACACAGCCTGCTGCCCCTACTGAGCCTCAGCCAGTAGAGATTACAGAAGGTGATCCTCGTGCCTCTGACGATGATGAAGAAGAATACTACGATGTGCTTATCGATACCATAGGTGATAATCAACCCATCGATCCACCTAAAGTAGAAGAAACCATCGTACGTGAAGAAGAGCAAGTAGAACAAGCTCAACTGACTCCCACTATCCGTGGTGCCATGACCCTACAGGATATCGAGAACCGTATCGACATGGTGGCTAAGACTGCTCTGTACGGTATCGAGGACTACGTGCGTGTCATGACTGAAACAGGTGGCCATATCCGTGCCTACATGGAGAACAAACGTTTCGTAGAGCATTTAGGCCCATCCATGCAAGTAGGTTTCTACAACAACATCATGAACATCATCAACAAGACAGATGACAATAGCTTTAAGTTAGCCATGAACTACCTGATGTGTTTGTTCCAAGAGCATAGTCACTCAGGTAAAGCTCTAGCTGCTGAACGTGTCATGATGTTCATGGAGAACATGCGTGTTAGCCATGTGGATGTGAAATGTTACCACAACCTGATGACACTCTTTACTACATGCTGCGATCCACGTACACGTCGTAAAGAGATGCGTAACATGGACATGGGCAAGATCGTCGAGTATGGTCTCTCTACCATGGCTCAGAACCGTTTGATCAACTACTTTAACAGCTGATAAACACCATGAATGTTGAAAACTGGAAACAGATCCTCTCTAAAGCAGGATGTGGTTTAAAAGAAGCCAACAAATGGGCACCACTGTTCGTAAAGCACCTCAATGGCTCACGGATCAACAATCCCAAGCATGTGGCGGCATTCGTTGCCAATCTGGTTATCGAGTCTAACCATCTGCGTACTGTACGTGAGAATCTCAATTACAGTGCACAAGGACTCGCTAATACATGGCCTAAACGATATAGCTCATCTGGCCTACCTAAAGGCAGACCGAATGCCTTAGCCCTCTCTATCGCCCGCAAACCACGCCAGATCGCTAACCATACCTACGCTAACCGCATGGGTAATGGATCTCCTGAAACAGGTGATGGCTGGAAGCATGCGGGTAAAGGTCCGATACAGATCACTGGTAAAGATAACTATCAACAGTTCTTTAAAGCACATGGTCTACCAGCTGATACTGATACTGAGAAACTGACTGATCCTGATCTAGGTGTCGCATCAGCAGTTTGGTATTGGAATGCAGTTAAGGCTAATGACTACATCGATCGTAATGATTTCGATGGTGTATGCGATATTATCAATATCGGTCGTAAGACTCGTGCTAAAGGCGATGCCCATGGCTACAATGCCAGATACTCAGTATACAGTCGTCTATTAACATGGCTGACTACGTATACTAAGCTGATAGACAGTGATCAGCGTCAAGCTGTGTTGTCTATAAGAGAGATGGAGAATGTTACTCCACCTGAGATCACTTACCTAGAAGAAGATCCTCTAGGTGAGATAGCAGTAGAGTCTGTGCAAGACTACGAGCAACTATAGCGTACTACACCTTCCCACAAAGGGATAGGTTAGAGTGGAACGATAACATAGCCCTTAGCCTCCTATACTCCATGTCGGGGTATAGGAGGTATAAGGCTTATGCTGTCACTTCGTTTAGTCTGTCTAACGACATCCTAGTACTTCGTTCCATCATGCTCTAGCGAGTATGCTGTCATGGTGTTCTGTGCTGAATAAGGGCTATTTAAGCATCCTAGTGTACTCTTGTTTAGTACACATGCTCAGTAATGGCCCTAGGATGCGTTTATAGGGCGTTTACATCAAAACCTAGGGTAAGATATACCTGAAGAGTATAAACGCTCTACAGAGGCCTCTACGAGCCTGTAATCACTATATACGCATCAGCGTAGTGTACTGCATCTACATGATCTTTTACATACCTACGCATCTTCCGTATCCACTCCAGTATGCTTCGTTAGTGTAAAGATCATTGTCTAGTAATGATATCTAACTTAAGTCTATTCCATCTATCCTAGTCTACACATGCGTATAGCCTATCCCATGCTCGTGTATCCTTAGTCTATCCTGTACTATACGCATCTTATCCATCCTAGTGCTATACGTGCGTATACATGCGTCTGTAAGCTCTCTATAGGCCTAATAGTCTACTATACGCACTTAGCCCATGTAGGTAAGCTTATCGTGCCTTATCATGCGAGTATATCCATCCTTGCGCTTACCTACACCTAGAGCCTGTATAGAGCCATCTAGTACTTATACGTACACTTAGCGTATACCGTTCCCTTTATTGTTATCGTTATTCAACGTGTACGTATACAAGAGCCTATCTAGAATACAATAGGTAATATCACCAACGTATACAAACTCAACTGTTCAATACCGAAGTACCGTAACGTACGTGAGGTACGGAGTATGCAACAGTTGGTTTGGTATACTCTACTCTAAATATACCATCTAACTATCCTCCTCTAAGGGTAGATAGAGACTATACTTATCCCTAGTAGAATAAAGGGTAATAGAGGATAGTTAGATCCAAGAGGATACAAGAGCTATATCTTCTCTAATCCTGCCGTTAGAGCTAACACGTATCCTACTCGTATACTCGTAGATACTGAGTGTAGGAGGATTAGAGAACCATGGCCTATACACGCACTCATCTAGTAGACTTAAGTCTACTAGGGAGTGAGTGATAAGACAGATGCGTGCTTATTTCTTTTTTAGAAAAAATAGCACGCTATATTTTCTGAAACAACACTAAGATAAAAGTTTACGAAAAGCGAATGAAGGAATTGACTGACTGACGGACATGCAGGACGGAAGGAAGGAGATGACGGAATGAGGTTGAGGAAACAATAGCTGACTTGGAGCAGAGCGACTTATCTGGGAGCGTAAGCGACATACCTACAGGGCGTAGCCCTGTAAGCTTGCTTGCTTACTTACTCATAACCTTAAATGAGTCTGAGTAATTTACTCTTAGTAAACACGTAGTGTACAACTATCCATTAGACATGCCTACTTACACCTGTATTGGGTGTAAGTAGGTATAAGGTCTATGTTCTCATGTTAGTCTAGATGGAGTATACGGCAGTATACGACTTTCTATACCTTACCGATAGGTAGATAGACCAACATGCTGGATACACATCCGAATAGAGACAGCTATCCTTAGGGATAGGTGACGATATGCAGGAAATTACAGATACTTACTATCTAGGTAGTAGAAGGATGGTAATTATACCAGCCTACTACGTTATTCTCTTTTGTTTATTCATTGCTACTAGAGCTTAACAGCCTAGTATTAGTAAAGTTAGAAAGGAACTAGACATGGATCTAGGATTAGCATTACGTCTGTTAGAACACGCTCAAGCATACACCCGTGAGCAATACGGTGCTGAACTAACAGACAGACGTACTACAGACTTGTTGGTGATGGTACCGAAACGTATCGAGATTATCAACAGTCTGGTAGGTAAAGACATACGAGGATGCAATATCCCGTATACACGGTTCTACCGTGAGGCTACATTGCATCTTAATAAGAACGAAGAGGAGATAGGCAATAAACGTATTATCTATCTCTTACAAGGTGATGTACGTATCTCTAGGGATGACAACATCGTAACCAGTGTAACAGGCATTAGCCTAATCAAGCGTACGCATGACGTAGAGACAGGTAAGGTACTGAATGTTGAAATGCTGAAGAACAACGATAATGATCCTGAAGAAACGTTGAAGTTATTCTTCGAACTGATGATTAACCATCACTATCGGCACTATAGACCACACCTACAAGCCATTAAAGGCAAGAAGTAAGTAGTATCTATTTTTAACCAGTATTAAAGACTAAAAGGAATTGTAAAATGAGTAAAGTAACGTTCGAAGTAGAAGGTATTAAAATTACCGTAGAGAAAGAAGACCAACCTATGTTTGGTCGTCGTGGTGGATACCGACATGAAGACCACTTCCAGTATCGCGAGCGGTATGGTGGCGATTTCGCACGTAGACCGTATTACCAACGTGGTGAAGAAAGTGATGATGTAAGAAGACCGTACCAAACGAACTTCTATCCTAGTCAAGAGGATTGGCGTTATGCGGTTAACCACCAGTACGGCAAGCAATCTACTGGTGAACCCATGTTCGATGAATCGGCATTCAGTGCATTGCGTGCTACCGCTAACAAAGCAGCTGAGTTTGCTAATAAGGTAGATCGTGGTGAGCACCATCGTGAAACTCGCTTGCAGTTAGATGCAGCAGAAAGCGACTACGAAAATCTCGACGACATCACTAACCGTGTTAAGCGACCTAATCAATTCATGCCTGCCATGGTTGGTGTAGACAGCGTTGAAGCAGGTATCGCTGCATTGGCTGAAAACAACGATGAGCATTTCCATCTGCTTGGTGCTTACGATAAAGTTAAACAGGCTATAGCTACGTTTATCGGTAAGTACATCTTCAGTGGTGAAACTGTAGATCTGCCGTTTACCCAGACTGATCGTGGTGACTATGCTCTGTTGTTGCCTGTACCGTATCTTTCCATGGACATCCTACTCTACGTAGACATGGTTGAGAAAGACAGCAAGCATTACGTTATATCCATCAACTTTGACTATCAAGCCGATATAGAAGGCGAAGATGAGGATACTCCTGTAGAGCAATCAGCTAAAGATTATATCTTAAGTGTGTTGAAAAGCTACATCGTACGTCGCCGTGATCGCCAGTATCGTAATACTGCCGCACAGCAGCCCTCTATTAACCCTGAAGCAGAAGGACAGACAGATGGAAAAGATGGAAATAGTCAGCCTACTGGCGAAACACCAGTTACCCAGCAGAAGAATCAGTTCTAAAGGCTATCTGGTCAGTGCCAAGGTAGACCCTAAGATCCTGAATATGGCTCTAGAAGAGATGGGTTGTATCACTGCCTATTGCGATATAGAGAGACGTGTCTATATCTCTCTAGATGGGCGTGATGTACCCATCCTACCCAGTGACTGTGTGTTGTTTAAAGAAGATGGTGAAGTAGAAGTATTAAGCCAACTGGCAGTAGAACAACACTACGGAGGCTATCCAGCTGCAATATAGAGAAAGGTAAACACGATATGCGTAATCTAATCCATTGCTGTATCGTGTTCTTATCCTTATTCGTCAGTACGTATAGTCATGCTTCTGTAAGGGATGAAATCCACTACTTGAGCATGGCTATCTACTACGAAGCTGAAGGTGAGAACATGAAAGGCAAAGAAGCAGTAGCAGATGTCATCATCAACCGCATGAAGCATCCTGAGTTTGGTCATTCGATCAAGAGTGTGGTGACAGCCAAAGGACAGTTCCAATGGTACCATAACCACCGTTTAAGAAAAGGCCGTGTATTCGACCCTGTACGTGAAATAGAAATCGTCAAGTTAGCACAACGCAAATACTTGGAGAATCTACTAGGGATACGTAGAGATACAGTTAGACAAGCTGTGTTCTTCTCTACAGGTAAGAGACCAGCCAAAAGAGCACGTGTCTCCCAGCGTATCGGGAACCATGTGTTCTTTAAACTGACAGATGCTTGATTAATTTAAATATAAACCATTAAAACGCTTGTATTTTGTACAGGCGTACTATTATTTACCTATTTTTAGAAAGGAATCCCACCATGGGACTGAATTACATTAAGACTATCCCCAACAGTATTGAATCCCTGAAAGCCGGTCGTGTCACCACGATTACCCATTCCAACATCAATGCCATCACGGCGTTCATCAAGCCTAAGAAGCCCTTTGAAATAGGCCAAATCCTCGTGAGAGATGTCGATGAACTCAATGGTGTAAACTACATCAGTTACATCCTCCTCACCTCCGAAGGGAAGCAGCTCTATGTCTTCCGCAGTAATACTTAACTGGGGGAGAGTGATGATGACTAAAGTCATTCCTATCCCTAAGGGAGACTTCGATAAACTCATCGAAGAGACTTCCGTATACGAGCTGAAATCATTCCTCAAGGTGATACGTGATAGTTACCTGAAAGCCATCTCCAGTGTACGACTGGAAGATGTCATGGCACTATTCGATGGCTACACCATGAAGAACCAGCCTGACGGTAATAAGCTTTATACCTTCCAATTAGCTCGTTATTCTAACTCACGTGGTGAGTATCGTCTTAACTTTACGGTGACGTATCTTCCTGAACGTAACGTGATTAACTTCGGTGAGTTGTTCACGACCTACATGAAGAAGACGATACAGCCTAAGATCGAAAGTGTATTCAGCGAGACTAAACATTTTGCTGTCATCGAAGACTTAGCTGCCCGTATCACCACTGAACACAAACGTCACGTAAGAGCCATGCAAGCTGCTGCTAAGCGCAAGATGTACGGCGACTATGGTGACATCTGAAGAAAGGAATCCTTATCATGTCTAAAACCATTACTGACATGACGACAGCACTGACTGTACTGGCACTGAACATCGCCAAGAAACGCCGTGAGATGTTCGATCCTAAGCACGCTCCGGCTAATGCGACTAAGTTCTCTGTCGTATCGGACAGTAGTCGACATGTGGTGGATTTAACTGCACTGGATCGTGAAGAGATCAATACGCTCTTCCGTACCATGGTGAAGACTGTAGATGATAAGAAATCAGGATCTTTCATCTACATCTCAAGGACAGAAGACACGATTATGTCTCGTGCTGTTAACACCATCGAAGCTCGTATCTTCAATGCAGATTACTTCTACGAGTCTTTCAATCAGATGCTGTCAGAAGCCAACAAGCATGACAAATACGTTATCTACGTCATGCCTGACTTGACACCTGACGATGCATTCGTGAAGTGGTTTAACAAACTACCCTAGAAAGCTTGTATAATAAGCAATGCGACGTACCATACCTAGCCGGATAGTATCCTTTGCGGGTACTATCCGGTGTAAGGTATATGCTCTCTTTTTTGTTTTACCCATGTTTAGACATGGCGAAAATTACAGATATATACTATTAAGGTAGAAGAAGGAAGATACCTTCAACTACCACTTTTATTTTTAACCTTAATACGCTAAGCGCATTAAGCTTAGTGTAAATCCCAATAGACTAAGTCTATCAGGCTTACGTCTAAATTTAACTAAAAGGACACTATCATGTACACTACCTTCACTTATGCTTTAACTTCCATCATCGCTTACGGATCTGTGGCAGCTACTGCCTTCATTCTGTTCTGCAAGATCTTTAACGATTAAACAGTAAACGACACTTATGCAGAGCGTATCAGGCATCCTAGGGTGTCTGGTACGTATCTCTGTAAGCACCTCTTTTTTACACCCATTTTAGACTGAGTACAAACCATGAAACAGATTAAACTCATCTTCTTAGACATCGATGGTGTCATCGCCCACCACACATCCAGATTCGCAGCACAACAAGCAGGATACGACATCTACAAACCAGAGCAGAAACATCGTCAGCTCGATACCAATATCCTACACCTGATCCAGCATCTTCAAGATACCCATCAAGCCAGTATCGTCATCTCGTCTAAAGCATGGTCTTTCGACACCATCCAGGAACAAGCAGAACTCTTCACCAATACTGGTGTAGAACTGCGCCTCTTTAACGAAGTAGAAGGCATGTATAAAGTAGACTATACGATCCCTTTAGCCAAAGATCGTCTATTAGCCATATTGCCTGAAATCGTGAAGCATGACTACACATCCGTACATGGGCGTAAGTATACGCCAGCTGAGATAGAAGACAATCTTTACGATATCTACAAGACTCAACGTGGTTCCTACATCCAACGTTATCTGGATAAACTAAAAGACCAAGGTTACGATGTAGACTACATCTGTATCGACGATGATGGTGATTACAGTGTTATCGATCCATTACGCTTTATCCAGGTAAAACGTGGTGAAATGACTAATGGCTTTAACATGCCCCATTACCAGAAAGTAGACGATCATTTTAGCAAAGCAGTTACTCATCCTGAGGTTAAGGCCGCTTAGTGCAGCATAAAGGCCTCTAGAACGCATCAGAATGCGTCTACAGAGACGATAACACCTAAGGTACACCTTACTATACCTTACGCTTAAACATGCGTATAAACGCATCCTCGTGCCTGTAATAGGCATTTCTATTATTTACACCGAATAGCAATAGCTGAATATCCCTGAAAATATCGAGAACATACACCTTATGCCCCTGTAGACCCATTACGGATCTACAGGGGATAAGGACTATGCTCTTACTTCTTTTTTAGTTTGTAAATCGATTATTTAATACGGCTGCGTGCGATGTGTTGGATGGTAGAAGCATAAGACGATTGTCCTGCTGCTACCATCGCATCCAATCCTTCTACGAATGCTTTTTCGTACATCACATTCGCACCGATCGGATTCAATTTATCCAAGATGGTTTGTGCCCACAAGTCCACACCATAACCGTAGTGGAACAGGGCAGTCCAACCGATATTGAGTTCACGACCAGTAGCCGGATTTTCTTTATCAGATTGTGCTTCATTGTCACCACTGTCACGTGGAGCCATGTTAAAGCAATACCAAGCTTGGTTTACACGACGACCAGTCACATCAGGTTCAATGGCCAACATGCTCATGGTGTACATGTCAGGCAGGGCATCGTACGCTTCTGTACCTGCCACAGTAGCAATAGAAGCATACTTGGTTTCTTCATTCATCAAGCCCATGTCGATCCAGAAATCCAGATAGCGTTTAATCGGCATACCTGGACGTTCCCAAACAGACATACTCAACTGACCATATTCAACCGTCACGTTGGTGTAGAACTCGTATTTCTGTCCATCCGCACCAAAGTTCTTGCTGTCCCAGTTAACCACTTTCTTGTGCTGGAATCCAGTCCATTTCGTACGGACTGTCTCTACCAAACTACGCAGCATGGAGATGTTCTCCTGCGCATGAGGCAACATCTTGAAGAACAAAGGTGCTTCTACCAACAATGTAATCACAGGGCGTGTGGTAAACGGATGATCGTTCATCCACGCGCGATAGTTTTTACTGTAGCCAAACTGACCACCTTGCAATAGGTGGGCTACAGGAGTTTGTGCATAACCGGCAGGTGTACTGTCACCACGCTCCATATACACGGGACTAACTCGTGCCATGTCTTTTATCCTTTAGAATAAGTACAATAAAAGGCTAAGCAGTAAAGCCCTACTTAAAGTAAGACCTACTGCCTAGGTGTGTATTTAAGCAGTGATGGTATCGTCATCGACGGTTTTGTCACTACGACGGCGGTTAATGGACTCGAAGGTCTGTACAGTGTAGAAGTGATCACTGAACACAGTGACTTCAGTGTGCCAGCTGTAACCACGTTGAACGTCCATCTTCGTAAAGGTAATCTTCACGTTGATTTCGACTTTACCACCGTATTTGTTGCCTTTGAGCTGATCGTAGAACCACTCAGTCATCTCTTGTTTCATGCGATCCTGAGTCCAGTCTTTACCACTGAACACACGCTGCATCTCAGCACCGATCTTGTTGATGTCCACATGTACCAACATGGTACGCATGTTCGTCAAGGTAGACGTATCATCATCGAAGATAGTCCTGTAAGCAGGGAAGTAAGAAGTCTTACGTTCATCTTGCTGTGCCCACATGCCACCAGCTGCCCAGTAGCCATTACGTACTTGATACGGCACGAATCCTGAAGTGACATCGATCAAGTAGTTAAACTTATTATTCGAGCCTTCAGACCAGTCCCAACGGCTATTGGCGATACCATTACCAGCACCCCAGTATTTAGTCAAGAGTACAGCGATCTCGTAAGTGATCGGTACACGTTTCTTATACGAGGATACAGACTTAGCTAAGAGGCCACTGCCTTTAGCCACGACACAGCGGAATGCAGAAGTACCGTGGATCTGGCTATCCGGATAACGACGGATGGCACCCGCGATCATGCTGATACGACCGAGTTCTTCAGCAGCTGAGATGGGTTTCTCACCATGCACGTAAGTAGTCGCCAATACCCAACGGTCTTTACGGTTAGCCAGGTAACGACCCATCTTACGTTTAAAGTCCAAAGAGTAGCCAGTGTCGATGAACACAGAGTCGTTGAACTGTACTTCATCCATGTACTTAGAGTTAGGATCTTCGAACTCTTTAAGCAAAGCATCCACCTCAGCTTCGAACAGAGCATCCGTCATGTCAGGATCACGACCACCTTTAGCCCACACGTAGGTGTTTTCACCCAGAGGAGTGGCACTACCACCAATCGTCGCACGACGGTAAGTCTGGTAAGGCGTACCATCAGAGTGCGTACCACCCAGTACGTTAAAGAGATAACGCATCTCGTTGATGTTCTCATCGGTAACATTGGTCAAATCACCGATCTTCTCTACGTCAGTCTCTTTCTTCACGAGCATGGAGAGGACAGAGTCTACGTTCTCTTGGTAGACATGCAGACGGCTAAATGGGCCGTAAGTTGGCGGTACCAGCGGATTCTCAGGGATCAAGTCGTTGTAGCTATCCAAGAACACATCGCCTATGTGGTAATCCACACCTGCTTTAGAACGTGCTTCTGGTTTCAAGCAGAAATCGATCTCAGGCATACCGAGACGACTATAAGAGATAGCAGGAGAAGAAGTGGCAGTCGGCTTAGTCACGAGACGCAAGCGATAAGGATAAGCCTTAGCATCGTTCAGTGGCACGTAGTTGACTGGAGACGGACTAATAGTCGTCGGTGCCCACAGAGCCATACCGTTCAAGTTACCATGCTCACCAGGAGAAGGCGCAACGAAATCAAACAGAGGCACACGCTTACCGACTTGACCATTACCATCGGTCAAATCAGAGACAGACTGAGCACCCATGCCGAATTGGAATGTTTCGATGTTACCGGCACCGGTATTCAAGGTGACAGTCGGGATCTCTTCCACATGGAAGCGGAACAATGCACCTGGTACTTTACGGCCAGTGGTTTCGTTGTCGTTGTTGTTGTTGAGTTTGAAGTGACCAGAAGGATCACGTACGTACTCGTCTACTTGAGTCTCTACGTATTCGAGAGACACACGCAGTGAAGCGTACTTACGGTCTTTCTCAGGCACGATACGCTTAGCGATGATCTTACCGCCAGCGTTCAGGATGCCTTTAATAAAGACAGAAGCATGGTTAAAGTAGGGAGAGCGCTCATCCAGTGTTTCAGCACCGTAAATGGATTCAAACGCTGCACCGTCTACCAACACTTCGTCTAAAGTGCCCTTGCGACCGAAGAAAGGGAAATAAGGCAAGAACATAGGACGCAAAAGTGGAGTACGATCCACCACACGTGCTGACAAGTCCTTAGTACCCAGATGGTTGCTGTGGGGCGTGGCATTACTAATGTAAATTTCAGTAGCCATGTTTATCAAGCTCCATAGTCAGGATATTAACAGATTGTGTAACCGTTAAAAGTGTTAATTTAAAGCAAAAGGAAAAGAATACCGGTATTCTTCTGCTGCCATAATCAAGTGCCTAGACAGACGGTAAACACCGTCCGGCCGGACACTTTCATATAACAAAATTAAGGATTCCTATATGGTGGTACTGAAAATATTTACATTACAGATGGAAAGAGAAGGACTTTGAGAAGTTATGAAAATCGCCTATGGCTAATAGAATATAGCCACTATAGGCCTTGTTTGAAATCATCTTTTAGAAAAGAGAAAGAAGAAGCATGATCTACTATTCATCCTACGACACGACTTTAGGCTCTAAGTTCCTGACTAAAGAACTAGAAGCAGAAATCCGTAAAGTCATCGTCACTTCGAATAACTTCACGAAGTTTAACGATAACAACAACACCATCTTGTTCTATCCGAACAGATTGGTGCGTAAATTCGACCACACTTTAATAATAGAGACAGGTAATGGACATCGATACAGTGTGGCTGATTTGTCATCCTTTATCACCATGCGTGATGAGACTGAGATGTCTGTTACGAATAAACCGATGTATACCTTACAGGTGACACGTAATGCACTATCGGGCCTTTTAGCCAATAGCGGTGCTCGTGTAATCAAATCACTCTCATCGAACCTGATTAAGTGCTATAGTGACTTAATTACCACATCCATCGCTACTGCCTTATCTTTAACACCTGAAGACATCCTGAATGTTCGTGCTTTGTCAGCATGGTTCTACGTGTCTTTACTAACCGAAGAAGAGTATTTCAGCGAGATGGAATACCAAGTACAGATCGCTAAGCTCTCTCGTGAGATCGGTATCCCTGCTGTATACTTACAGCGAGTACTCGATAACCAAGTTATCGCTTCCGTACCAGCATTCGTGGAGAAAGTCAAATCCATCTCTTCCAATCCCGTGATGAATAACCTAACCGATGCCCTGCTCTATACAGTAGTGGCTAAGAACCTTGCTAATGTCTCATGGACAGGCATCGAGAAAGAGCAGACCATTGCGATTGGATTGGAACACTTACCGACATTCGTAGCGATTGTACTGATTTGTCTAACAGAGCCTGTGTTCAAGAAATCAGGTTTAACCCGTATCTGCCTACGTCACTTTAAAGACAAAGCACATTTCATCAACGCAGTCGTCCAAGCCACGAATGGCTACTAATATACTTTAAATAAGGAGTAGATCACGATGGCCGTACCATATTTGGTCGCCCATTATATCCGCCACATCTGGTCGATGCCATGCCAAGATAACCCTTCTATCATCAGACTGGAGAACATCTCTCCAGTCGAAGGGTATCGTAACTTCATCACCGTCATGAGTGAGCGATATCGGCTACCGACACTACACGATCGATATTTCCTCTATCAGTTAGGGAATATCAAAGAGCACCTCTTGAATCTGCCTATACTGGAATGGGAAGATACGTCCACTTGGGTGAACATGGCTGACTATGTTCGAGAGAGTACGATTGCATTTACGTTCTATACGAAGACTGGTAAATATATTCCATTGTCTTTGGTATACTTTACCCGTACGATCAGCAACAACTTGATCTTTGTAATAAAAGAAGAGACAGGACTAGGGATAGACTTTAATAAACAAGAAGTCACCTTTAAGACGTATAAGAATGCATTGATCACCACACGTGATGCATCATTACGTAAAGAGAAGATAGATGTCATCTACCAGAAAGTGAAAGATGCAAGGGATAAGAATAGATTATTGGCTTTTGTCAATGACTACAGTAAGAAGACAGGTGTATTAACCGCTTATGTCAATGGCTACTGGGTAAAAGACATCATGGGTGTTAACCTAGTAGAAGACGATATCGTCGAAGTGGTATACGATTCTACTATAGCCAAAGTGATTACGATGCGTTTGGGTAGTACACCGACATTCAAAAGCACATTGGATCAGATACGCAAATACATCTTCTCGTACGATAAGACTACAGGACGAGATGATGTAGAGTTCTACGATGACTGCGAGTTCTTTTTAATCGCTGCTCCTAGACAGACTCCTCTATTACAGAGAGGTGTTATCCTGCATCGAAATGATGTTACGAATATCCGTCAACTAGCGAATCGTGATTTCAGCATCAGTACGAACCTAGTACGTGAACTGATGGAATCTAATCCCATCTTAGACCCTAAAGCCAATGAAGTGTATTTCTACGTCCAGTATCGTAAGCAATACAAGACACGTAGGTTGCCTTATGTCAATAACCGCATCCATGAACTCAATCGTCTAAACTATAGCGATAGATTAGCAGCGATGCGTGGATTGAAATCCAATGTAAATGCATGGAGGGCAGAGAACCTAGAGAACTCCATGGCGATCAAGATGATGTCACTGGAACATCCTACTTGTAAATTAACAGATGCAGAACAAGCATACGGTTATAATGCTGCTGTTTGGTATACCGCTAAGTCAGTGCATCCGCATTCATCGTTTATCGATGGTCAGAATGGTGCCAAGTACCTGACTGTGCCTTATGCTTATAGACAGCAATGTACAGCTTACGAATACGATCGAGAAGGTAAGCTACTCTCATGGGGCAGATATGCTGGCATGAACGAATATACCATCGTGAATAAAGACCAGTGTTTTGCAGTAGAGTTCATCGGTGGTGTCGGTACCGTACAGCCTTATCAATACTACGGTAATGCAGGTTACGAGTTTGAATACAGTACAGACGATCAACGATACAAGATCTACAGTGCGACAGATGATGATATTCGTTTAAAACCGAATGATCCTAAGATTTGGTCAGATGTTACTGATCTGGTGCAGACGACATCTCGTGAGACACTGACCAATAAGTACTTAACCATACAGCCGACGAACACAGCTGAATTCAGTACAGCAGACCGTAAGTTCATTATCCGTACCGATCGTGAGTATCTATCCGTCAATACCAAAGTAGAGACGTATAGAGGTAACTTAAAGTTCACCTTGATGCAGACTTACTACGATGTTACTGATAGACGAGTCAAGACACAGCCTGTTAAGATCCCTTATGGTTATTTGGATATCTTCTTAAACGGATATGCTTTAATAGAAGGTATAGACTATTTTGTCGATTTCCCAGAAGTACACATCATCAACAAAGATGCCATCAATCCGAATATAGACATGCAGTCTATTACGTATCGTCTATACGGATTCCCGAATGAGACGACATTAAATGGTAAGAAAGTCTTATCAGGTGTGGTGAATGCAGACAGACAAGTGGGCTATGTGCGTAACCATCAACTATCTCGTAATAACCATTTCGATCTATTAGACGATAAGAACTTATTGATTAAAGTAGGCAGTGGTGTCATCCCTAAAGAGAAATTAGGCTTTGGTGAGCATGGTTCTAAGACCATAGAGAGAGCTAATATCTTAGAAGGTAAACCATACGAGATCATGGAGATCATCCCACCTAAAAGGGATATCTTTACTAAAGATACCGATACCTTTAAGAACGAAGCCAATATAATCGATAAAGAAGTGACGGATTACTTATCCCAAGTACCTTACCTTAGGGATAAGCCGATGACTCAGGTGATACCATTGCAAGAGAAATACAAGATATTCTCTCCATTGGTATCCAGACTGATAGATGATTTAAGCCGCAATATGGTGACATTCCCTAAGATGAATCTTCGTTATACAGACGATGAAGTCATTGACTACATCGAAGCGAACTATCGTGAGTTCTTTAACATAGAGCCCCTCTTTAACTTAGAGTACATCGACAGGCAATACGTCACCATACTGCCTACATTCAAAGACCATGTCACGACCTTATCGTATCATGCCAACAGGTTCTTACGAGCAGTGATTCGTATCTACCTGAAAGATGAAATCGAAACGTCGCATTTTATTAGAGTAGGAAATTAAGAAGATGCCAAACAACTATCCTGGTGCCAACCTAACCATACAGGCACACAACGTCGCCAGACGCGTTACTGTAACAGGTACCGATGGCGAACCACCTGTCTACGATGAAACACAGTTGTGGAAAGTGTGGAACATGAGCGAGATCTACTTGGGTGCTGCTGGTAAGAATAAGTGGATCCCTAAGGTGAATGACTTAGTAGAAGACATGGTGACCCAGAAAAGGTACCGTGTCGCTTCGATAGATAATGTAACATTAGTGCCTCAACTAGAGGAATACAATGTTAAGATCACAGCCGATGAGATGTCTAAAGAGGAAGGCCGGTTCTTTGCTGGTGGCTTTCTCATCTCTCCTTGTGCCAGACAGATCTTTTACGATAACTCAACCGCTAAGCGTACACTGTCTATCCCTTCTCAGTTTTACCTGAAAGGCACCACCATACACCATGCGATTGCTTTTAAAGGCACTATAGTAGGTAATGGTGGTGTACCGATCTCTGTACGCTACGATGAGAACTTCAATATCATTGGTTCTGAGATTCCATTGAAGCCATTGCAGCAGAGAGATCCGAATAATAAGTCGATGTGGTATATACCGGACTTCTATACCACACATGACCTAGAAGAGGGTGAAATGATCACCATCGTCATTTACGACGATAGAGGTGGTGTACGAGGACGCACGAACTGGATCGCGGAGTATTCGTCTTTACTAAGAGATGTCTCAGATGCCGATAAGTTCGTGTCTAATATCTCCTTAGTCTCTCCGTATATCGATGCTTCGGATGAATCCAACTTACTCATCCCTGAACAGATCCTAAAAGCATCGATCAACCTGATGGGTAAAGTACACTACAGCGATGGCTCTACAGCCACATATCCGATAGATGGCAACAAGTTCGAGTTACTCTACTTAGAGCGTGCGATGGAATCTGTGGCTTCTACTAAAGGTGTACTGGTATTGAAATACCATCTAGCAGAGAATGAGAAAGCAGTTAATACTAAGTTTAACGACAGTGAGTTCTTCGTGACTCGTACGTTTAACTATACCATTACTGAACGTGATGGTGCGTACAGTGTTAAACTCTATCCTGTACCACGCTGGGTGAACGATACCTTAGGCTATCAGTTGGATTGGTATATGTTTACACTGGATCGTAACCAGTTCCGTAAAGTGACTAACCAAGTGTATATTACACCGAATAGTCCATCCAGATCACTCAATGGTAAGCTCTACAATGCCGTACAGCAACTGAATGTGGCCATTAACTTAGGGACGATTAACAACACCTTCCAGAACCATATCCATCCGCAGACAGTCGATATTCGATTCATGCGCTCAGGTGGGGATACATCCGGTACACGATACCTCTTAGGTTTCGATCCGTACCAGAACCCATTGTACGGTGAAGGCATCGTCTGTATCGCCAAACAAGTGTCGGGTAATAACTTCGCATTGGATTTAAGATGCGGATGTACGACACTTGAACAATGGTTCGAGAAAGTATACGATAATACGAAACCTCAGTTCCGTACTTCACGTGAGTCTGAAGCACCACGACCCACCATGATGAAACTGTTGATCAATGAACGTGAGTACGATTTCCCGATCCGTAAATGGAATACTGAGCTATCCGTACAAGAGAGCATCACGAATGCCACGACAGTAGCCGTGGTGTTCTACGATTCAGCACAATCCAATGATCTCTACTACAGCGTCGCACCGATGCCTGTACAAGTGATCTAGCGATATAGACAGCATAGTCCCTTACCCACCTATAGTCCATAGCGGGCTATAGGTGGTATAAGGAATATGCATGTATTAACTCATCCAGTAATCTAAACTGTCTAATCTCACTTCTCTATTATTGCTGTACTGATCCATGACATCGTCTTGGAACATGCCCCATCTGTCAGCCAGTCGTCTATTCGGTATATATCCGTTAGATAACATGACATCTCCTGCACGCGGTTTCTCAGTCACGGCACCTAATCCATCCAGTATATCATTTACGATATTGGAATTGGATTTCATCAGTTCTACCTTACGTTTATTACGCATCTCTTCAATCATGTCAGACATGCCGATGACTTCATCCAGATACTCACCTTTCAGTTGCCCTTCTAACAAACGTATCTGTTTCTCGATGTGACTAAACTCGATAAATGAATCAGCTTCACCTAAGTCTTCGTATAAACGTTTTACAGTATCCCTAATGGATATCTGTCGTCTCTTAGCCATGTCTTCTTCAGGATTGTATTCTTCACCTGCGTTCACGACATCAGTCAAGAATCGAACTCTGTGTATATCGTATTGCTGTACTTCACGTGCATTGAAGATAAACCAACAAGCCAATAACCAACTGATGACTTGGTCATCATGGCCACCTTTAGGATGGTCTATTCTATTGTCCTTCAATACCAGAGCCAATAGCTCTTTAATCAAACGTTCATCCTTGATCTTATCAGCCGATATGTCAATCGCTCTAAACAGTGTTTCATTGTAGAGATTCTCACGACTGTACTTACCACTACCTGCTGTAACATAACCGAATTGATTACGATGCTGATTCGCGATAAACATACGGTTAGGATGAGCCATGACTTGATCGTATACGCGAGGCTTCGCTTCCCTATCATTTACAACCGTATTAAAGATACGCCTAAATGGATCAATACCACGACTTGGGAACACTTCGATCAAGTAATCCAATATACCCTGAGCACTGGATTTGTTCTCTGGTACCAGTACCATCTTAGGGAAACGTGTCATCAAGTCAGCCAACCATGTGGCGTACTTATAGAGATTGACACTATTACAGTTAACTGTACCCAGTATATCCAATGTGGTGGCATCGACAAAGGTAATCGTGGTACTGTCACGACCAACGTTCTGCGAAGTATCCATACCAGCCACTACTGGACGTGTGCCCATGATTTGGTTAATGGTACCCATCGGATAATACCAGTTAATCGTGATTCCGCCTTCCATGTCACGTGTTTCAACTTCCTCTATCGATCCTGAGATCATCTGGAGTTGTCGTGTACTGAATGGTGAAGTTTCATTACCACTTGTCCAGACGTTATAGTAGTCCCTTAATGCTGCTTCAGGTGAGACTTTGTTCTCTACGATCTTACCGATTAACCATTCATCCGTATAACCTAGTTGACGATGAGAGAACGTACCTTGTATCGCGAAGATACCGACCATCTTAGCCAGCTCATCCAGTGGATTACTATCCTTCCTCACCATCTTCTCGAAATCATCCCTGTCCTTACAATCGTAGTATTTCTCATTCCACTCAGCTGACTCGATGAACACCTCGTACGCCCAAGCACCATGAGGGGAATCCTTCTTACCAGCAGTAGTCGTAAAGATAGATCCAGTGACCTTACCTTCAGCGATTGCATCTTCCTTCGCCGCGTTCATCGCACTACCCATGGTCGGCATCGTCACGAAGTTATACGTACAATAAGCGATCTCGTCCGCATGACGTACTTCTACCGTATCACCACGACCTTTCTTATCCGCATCTTCTTCATTGTCCTGTGCGACGATGGTGTTGTAGTAATTACCACGTTTCAGTACTGTAATCGTATCCCTATTAGCCGAATCATCACGTGTCATCGGGTTTAAGTACTCAGGCATACGCTCGAATAGCTTACGTAAACGAATGATGTTCTTAGTAGCCAGTGGTCTATCTTTAGTATAGAGCAATGTACGGATACCGAAACTGAAGCTTAGGATATAGACCATTAACGTGTCTGTACTATACGACTTACCCGTCTGACGAGGTTGGATAAGCAGATATTGACATCGGTTAAAGAACGACCAAATAAGGGATATATTCGCTCGGTTAGCACGGAATCGGTTCTTCTTACTGCCCTCAGGTACAGGCGCAATCTCACGAAAGTAATACCAAGGATTGGCAACACATTCTGCGACGATCCAGCCTATCTCTTGATCGGTTAATGTAGGACTATACGGATCGACATTCTTCAGTCGTTCATCATGCAGAGCTAAAAAGAACTTGTTGTTCTTAATACCCATCTTTTTTAGGATGTGGTGCAGACGGATAAAAGATTCATTGGTGGTTTCGTTGTGTACCACCACATGTAGATTCTCTTCTTTATACCAGTCTTCTTCGAATAGGATCATGTTTCATTTCCTAATTAATATATTCAAATAGAGTAGAAACATCCATGAGGTGATACTTATTATTAAGATAAAAAGAAAGGACATCATGCGTAATGATTACGTGAATTTAACGAAGCCTAGACTGACAGCCATGTTAACCAATTATCCAGTAGAAGACAATAAACAACTCAGGCATATCGCCGAGATGTTTATCTACGAGGATAAGGATGATTTCACTAACCTAACATTAAAGCAAATCAGAAGACGAGATGAACAGACAGCCATCCTTTTGGCCAACAATGGTAAACCACCACTAATACCGACACTGATGACTTCGGCCATGGAAGGTGGGTATCCGATACTTTACAGTGTCTATACCGGCTACGTGGAGTACCAAGAAGATGGATTAGCTATACGACAGATAGAGTCTACTGTAGCTGTATACCTAGACATGAATGTGGATAGGGAAGGATTAGAACAGGCACTTTCTAAGATACAACTGATATCAGTAAGACATTTGGTGCCTAGATGGAGAAGTTACGATAACTTAACCGAGATAGATGTTTATGCCAAAGGCATGACAGAGGAGATAGACCAACAGGTCTTGACCATCACCCGTATGGTGAATGATTTGTTCATCGACAAGATCGTCGAGAAGCGATATGCTGAATATTTAAATCGTGTATCACTACCAGGACGGCATTTATAGACATGGATAAGATCACAGAGCGTATACCTACCTATACCCATTACGGATATAGGTAGGCATGTTACCCCATGTGATCACTCACGGTTAGCGTTAGCTAAACGCTCGTATAGATTCACTCTTTTTTGGCGTGGTATTGTACCATCAACTTATCGATGTGGATATCCAAGTAAGCAGTCACGACAGCGTTGATTTGGTTCTCTTCACTGATGAGTTTACTCAGTAGCCTAGGCATGATGTATACGCCTTTGAATACTTCCTTCATGACTTCAGGGAATGCATCACCCAGCTGGCATGATACTTCGTATAAGATAAAGACCTTATCCCGAAACAACCAACTCTTCTTACGGCGTGCTAACACGTACTTCTTCTTTACGACTTTGATCTTCAAATCATGACCAAAACGAGTCAGAAACCGATACGATGTATCCTGACTAACTTCACTGGCTTCTTGATAAACAGCATCACCGCCTAAGGCATCCAAACCAACCAAGAGTTTACCCACTATATTTTTCAACATAACGAGTACCTCTGTTTAGACTATAAAAGAGTCATACTAGCCGCCGTAATGTTTACGTGTAATGGCTCTTAGGACGATGTAGAGCATCAGTCCAGTCCGTATAACAGAGACCATGATGTCTCGTTTGATCTTAGTCGTCTGGATGATGTGTGTCTCCAGTATATCCTTAGCCTTCACGAAATCATCGCTGATATCAGTCCTAGTAGCACCGTAGATGTTCTTCAACTTAGCCAACAAAGAAGCAATATCGTTCTCATGTTTCATGATGTGTCTGTTATTAGTCACTAACACGATCATGTGTGTTAAAATAGCATTGAAAACAAAATCAAACTTCTCACGTGCCTGAGTGTTCTTATTATAGGCATCAACTAAACCATTTAATGCCACTCTAAAACCATCTTTAGGCATGGTCTTATTCATCCCCTCGATAATCGCGATCAAATCCATTTTGATAAACGATATCTTATCTCCTGCTATAGAGAGCAAATAGTTCCTATACGTCTCTAGAGCATTGTCTTTATCTTTTATTACCTCTACACCATCTTTATCCAAGAACGTACTACTTGAAGCATTGATCTTAAAGCCAGACTCTTGCACTTCCTTCTGTAAGCCGTAGATGTTCTTTAGCATGGCTTTATTACGTGTCTGTGTATCGGTAATCAGATAGCCAACACTATAGCCTTTATTGCGTATATCGTAATCCATCTTCTTAATGGTTTCACGATGGACGGAATGTTTCATGTCTACGATATCGAGACTTCTGTCCTGTATCACCTTGATCCAAGAACCTTTCATCTTGATGGCGTATTTATTCGTCATGGCGGATACTGTAGCCTCTGCGACTTCCTTACTACAAGGATAAGGCCAGTGTCTCTGTAACCTAGAAGTAATAAACCTAAACTGCATGATGTTGTATAGATACGACATCACTTGTTCTTTACGCGTGGGATTAAGACTACTCTTTAATAGAGCATGACTTAGCCACACGATGGTTAAGTTCAATACGTCACCTGCCACCATGAAGTGAGACGGATCGATCAAGGCATTTAACCTAGGTCTTAATTCATCCTCGTCTACACCCAATACTTCTTCGAAGAATGCAATACGATCATTCGTCGTAAACTTTACTACATACACGCCAGTCAGATTCCCACCGAAGAACGAAGCATGATCATGGTTCCTGGAGATGAATTCATTCATGTATCGCTCTATACGCTTACAGAATGCCTCATCCAGTTTCACATGGCCACACACGTCGTCGAATACGTCTTTTACCAATTTATCCATCTTTACCTCTAATGTCTATATAAACCGAGATTATTTCTTTTTAGTCATTTATACTCTATTACAACTCTATCATGGCTACACATGCTCAGTGTCTGGTCTAAGACCAGATGTCAGCATGCTGTAAAATACAAATACTTACTATTACAGTAGTCAAATCACTTAAGAGGTACTTTAAACCATGATTATTCAATCCAATATAGATGCTTTATTCAAGAAGCATCGACTACACTTCGATAAACCAGTCTCGATTAGAGACATGTTAGTCCATCCGTCTACTGAGACGATCATGGATCTGGTTTTCTCTATTAACCAAACATTAGCCGTAGGTCAGAATCAACGCATTCAAGCACTGGAGCGTGACTTCAAAAAGGCCATTATCTCCAATACCCGATCTACGTATAAGGTACTGGATAAGGTTGTAGCTGATACTGAAGTCGATGCGTTTAGCTACTACGTACGTGCTTGTGCTGCACTGATCACTTACTTAGACGATGCGCTAAACGATAGTGACGAAGCGATTAAGCTATCGTCTTACCTGACTATTGCTTTAGGTGATCTTCTCAACATGACGATACATTCCAGTACCAAGAGTGTATTAAGTCAGGATGAGTTAGCGATACTGGAAGAAGCAGCCATTATCCGCATGTGGATGATGTTAACCGGACATGACACGTCTAAAGGCTATCATGCCCAACATGCGACTATCCGTACGATCGCCAAAGGCATCTTAAACGACGAATATCAGAGTGAAGAAGAATACATCCAGATACTGGAGAATGATTGTTCTAAGCGATATGCTGCCATCGTCAAGAACATTGCTTCTTTAACATCGATTAGCCAGGTCATTACCAAGGCCAATGAGTTATTCAGCATTTTAGACTAGTTTAGTCTTAGTAGAGGGACAAGCAAACATGAGTAAGATGAACAGAGTCTTTAACTTCAATTTTAAAGACGCACCATCTAAACAGATTAAAGACTTCATCGACATGAGGAAATACATCTTAAAGGAGATATTCGATCGATTCGAAGTAAAGGATCGGGAGATGTTCTTCTATCCGTCTAATACGGGATGTGGCACCTCATGGCGGTACTATCATCCGGATGTCGGTCTCTATGCTGAGTCGATATCCAGATGTGTATCATCCGATGTAATAGAAGAAGTCGTGAAAAGATCTGTAAAAGACTGGGAGACGGATGAAGAGACTGTACGTAAGAGTCTAGTCATCCGTTACAGTAGGAACGATGCCTACATCCCCAATTTCAAAAGAGGGATAACGTATAAAGCATCGGATGGTGAAGTATACGATATCGTGGCCGTAGTGCGTGCACTCTCTATACTGGAAGTCATGGGCAACCAGCTATTGGCAATCAGCACGCACTTTTTAACCAAAACACATCCTAAGAAGGCTAAGGTCAAACCTGATCCTAATGCAGACCCTAAGGAATTAGCTTTGGATGTGTATTTGTCAGTAGAGTTGACAGACAACATCAAAGCGATCGAGTCTGTTAAGTTCGAAATAGAAGATGAAATCAAGCGTAAGAAGTTCGATACGCATGATGACCATGTTAGAGCCATGTCCCACCAGTACATCGCGTCTAATATATTGGCGACTGATGAAGTCTATTTCTTAAACCATGAAGAGAAACGCGATGACGATTGGGAGTTGCTGTTATCCCATGCCTGTGCCTTAGTAGGAGATCCGTTAAACATCGCCAAGGATAACTATCTTTGGTCTTTGTAGTTAATAATCTATTTTTACCCAGTATAGAAAAGGAATCCAAAATGAAAGATCAATACGTAATCAAGTTAAGCGATAACCATACCACCATGTCTCTATTAGAAGAGATCGTGAATGACGTACGGGCTGAAATACACGAAAGAGGTGCTTACAAGATAAATGCGAAGTCTTATATCCTACCCACAACCTTAGGCATGTTGGTCGATAAGTGTATTTCGGTTACTTCTTTCTCTCGCATGGTGCATGAAGACGAAGTAAACATCGCTTTTAACAGTGAGTTAGAACAACTTTACGGCAATGACTTTGAAAATAAAACAAAGTCATGCGGTGTTAAACGCACCATCAGTACTTTCATCGTACCGGATGTAGGTACAGATTGGCTAAAGGCCGAAGTCTACCCTAACACTCGTGAATACGAAAGACTGTTTGGAGAAGGCGATAAGGCACATGTCGTGGACGTAATCGCTATTAGGCAGGTGGTGATGGAATTAGAAATAGAAGGCAGTATCCATTACGGTCTTACACGTGCGACACTCGTGGCGGATAAAGCTGGAAATATCGTGAGGACGAGATACGGTTTCTGCTTGAATGATGAAGATGAAATCATCAATCTCAAGCAATACTTCGACAACATGGCTCGATTGAATCGATGGGAAGAAAACAAACGATACGATGAGGTCATGTCTTACCATGGTGTCGTGTCTGAACAAGAGGATAATGCGTATTTTGATCTTGCTCTAAACACCAGTGAGAACGATCCTGTGTCGAATAAAGTCATGGCTTACATAGAGACCTCGACTGATTTCTTACTCCAAGCGGTACAAGGAACAAGTTACAACCAACCCATGAAGTCCGGTAATGTTAAGTTAAACTAAAGGAAATCCAATATGGAAATTATCGATTTAAGGAAAACATTCGGTGGAGAAGAACTCAGGAACTTCATGCGTGTGTTCTCCGATATCAATAGACAAGTAGACCTTGGTGATAAGAAACATCGCTGGGATGCTGATGATGATCTCATCACTGCGCCTATGCTCATGTGGGGAGATGATCAAATCGCCTCTATGTTTGTTTCTATTAATCGTCTCTACGATAAAAACACGCATGAGATGGTGAGTGACCTATTAAGGAAAGAAGAGAGCATTGGATATCAGGTAGAAAGCCTCGTCTATACTTTCAACCTATCCAGTTGTATTGCTATCGGTAATCGTTCCATTAAGGTAATCGATCCAGAAGGCGGTGAGTATTACCCGAACTATCTGTCCATGTCCAGTTCTCTTCTGCATTTGATCAACGAAGAAGGCGATAAGCGTAAAGTCATGGTGGTAACGTATAGCTACGGCAAATACGCATCCAAGACAGTCTCTACGCAAGATAACATCGCCATGGAGGCTTGTAAGCGCAGTGTATTGTTTTCAGAAGGCAATTTCCTGAACGATACGATAGATAACATCAGTGCATTGATTCAAGCATTCAAGCTTAACCAGAAGAAAGACTACAAGTACGTCATGGCGGAAACATTGTGGTTACCTGAAGTCGTGTCCGACAACCTTAGCGACTATGCTGCTAAGAAAATGGAAGAAGCAACAGGTGATTACGAGCATGATCCTAGGCTCATGACCACATTGGCGACAATACCTTCTCTCATCATGCGTTATTCACCTGAAGCCCTATACAGCAAGAAGAGTGAACTCGATGATGAAGGCAAACCAACCAGTATGCTTAACTAAAGAGCGTATTGGCTATTTTTAACCGTTTAAAGGAATCCAAAATGTATCCAAATTGCAGTATCTTCGACATTACAGATGGTGCGAAAACATTCGGTAAGAACATCATGGCAGAATGCCTAAAGATACGAGATGAAATCATCAACGACCTGATGCAAAAAGATGTGTGGTCAGCACAAAACGAAAACGGTTATCCGTATCGCATTATCGGATCTGAAAACATCGGTTTGTTAACTTACAGTATCCATCGTACCACTAACGATAAGTTAATGGAATGCATGGAGGAGTTCTTCGAAGATCAAGGCGTAATAACAGACATCGTCATCGCCAGAACCATGAGTGTGGTTTTAACCGATGGCCGCACTATAGGAGTCATCACCGAAGATGGTGAAGTACATCAGTTGGTTCATGTTTCGATCAGTGAGTATACGGTAAAAGTAGAAAACAAGGAAGGGCGTGAAAAAGAGAAGTATTTCGTGGACTACTACTTCAGTAAACTGGATAGTGACATACACGATCAAACTGATACCGAAGGTTTGTCGATAGAGATTGCACGACATGCTACTCTGGCCAGTAAAGACGCATTGGTCTTAGGCGAACAAACAGACTATCTGTTGGATTTTGACCCACAACCGGTTGAATACGACATGTCTCTAATCGAACGTATCCATGTGCCGTCTGAATACACTACCGACTATACGCAGTACGACTCTGTTGCTAAAGAAATGGGTATCCCATCTGACCGTATGGATATTGCATTCTCGGCACCTGACGTATGCCTCATGTTCTTAAGCAATAGTGACTTTAAAACACCTGTAAAAGCCACTATCCATTAGCCCTTAACCTTGATACAGACTGAGTCGTAAGACTTAGGATGTCTAATATACAGACTGAGTATATTAGACTCAGGATGTAATCTAGAAAGGAATCTTTTCATGTCTAAACGTATTATCGATATCCGTGATCCGAATAGCAAAGATACCTTAGCCGCTGAAGCTTGGTTGGATAACACCATCCTATTAGCATCAGGTGCAGCTAAGTCTAAAGAAGTAGCCACACTACGCATGATGCCTAATCTTGTCATGTTTAATGCACTCACCAGATACGATGAAGTGAACAACCTTTATCACTATCGGTTACCATTGACTATCTTCCCAGTATCTAGCCCAGATATCGTATTACCTGCTGGGTTAGAGTCTAAGTTGGCTAATTGGAATCACGATGTCACTAACATCAATAACGACATGATGCATGGTGTCGTGGATGTATTGACCTTACCTCGTGGTACGATTGATGTTAACACCACTAGTGATCAACAGCCTTTAGTCGGTATTGCTCGCGCCACACTACACTTTGGTTTGAATGATGGTGAGTATGCTAAGTTCGTGACCTATTATTGGATTACCGTAATGGATGGTACGTTCTACGCAGCACACTCGACGCATCATCTCTTAAATAGTAATGCAGTAGCACATCACGCATCTATCCAAGAATTGCAGTCACTCACTTTCCTATCTGGCGTAGCAATCACTAAACAGCGCGATATCCGTGTTGGTACCATACCCAATGATCCGAAAGCAGTAAACGATATCTTGGAAGTATTCAAGAGACTGACTCTGATTACACCTGAGATATACAAGGATCCTGCTAAGCATGGTGGTTATACACCAGTGAAGTAATGGCAACATAGCGCCAGCTACGTTCGAATGTAGCTGCCAAGCGGAAGTGAGAACATAGGCCTTATACCACCTATAGTCCATTACGGGCTATAGGTGGGTAAGGTTATGTCTGCTTCTTTTTTAGCTTAACTATAGGTACTAAATAGTGTACGCAGCATATACGGCTATATTACTGGCTTCATTACGCATCAGATCGAAGAGTTCAGTAGATTGGATACGGATATCGTCTACTGCTTTATTCGGATCATCCAATGCAATGATCAACACGATCTGGTGTCCCGCTTTAATCAGACCATCCAGTTTCTCCACCGTTTCGGTGTCTATCAAGCTGTCTTTTACCGTATAAACGATAGGTCGAGTCATGCCTTTTACCATACCAGCCACATCGTAGATGATGTTATACAACCCTACACCATCAGTAAAGTGTGCATTCTCTACAGTCAAACCAGGTGACTTCATCGTAGCTGTATTATCGTAAGCAGTAATGAGTTCTTTACGGATACCGTAATTGAACTGCGTAGACTTATCGTCTATATCAGAACCCAATGACTTAACTTCTTCTTTCTTCTCACTCTCTTTTCTAAAGACAGCATTCAACTTATCTGCCACCATAGCAGCAAAATCACCATACAGAGGTACGATATCGTACTCTTGTTTGTACTGGATGTCTTCCAAACTCAAATGGGTAAAATAACCTTCCATCACCAAGCATTTCATTTTCTTGTTTATCCTTTATTAGTTTTACACTAAGCCTGTTAGGCTTAGTGTAGCAGAGTTAAATCAAACCACTGATCGTCATGCGCCACAGATCAGTCTTCATCTCTTCATCAGACTGCCATTGGATACGAGAAGCATGCATCAGTTCTTCCTGATATTGCTCTTCAGCATCCGCATAGCGATCGATGAACTCACTGAATACTGATATCTCAGCACCACCTTCTATACGGGCTTTATTCACCTTAAACACCATCTTACGATAGATGTAGGCCTTAGTCGCCAACACGATCAGTTTCTTAATGTAGTTAGCAGTCATGATCGGTATATTGTTCAGTTCAGGATCGTTCTCGATGATGAGTTCTACTGCTACTGTACTGTTCAACATCGGGCTTCTTCTCACCCTGAATGAATTACCTGATATCATGTCTACCTTAGTATCGTAATGGCCTACTACACCCATGTTGCTATTGGCCATCTTCTGTGCGACGTTCATGATGGCTGATCCAGAGTCCCCTGCCATCTCGTAGTAAGCAGCACCTGCTACAGATACATTGTAGTTCAGTCCCATGACTGAGATGATCTTACGATTACCTGTAGCTTCAGGTGGTACTGTCACCACGTACTCTTGAGGAGAGATTTGCTGTATCTTACATTGTGCTAGAGGCACTTTGATCTTTTGTGCATACTCGACATTCAAGTCAGGTAGTACACGTGCCTGCACGACTTCACTGGTAATTAAAGCATCGACATTAACAGGGTTGTAGAAATTAGTACGGAATGGTTCTAAGAATGTTGCATCCAGTAACTCTTCCGGTATCGTTTGGTGCACTTCATTCAGTGCGAGGGATAACATGGACATGGTTTACTTTATCCTATACTGTGTTTTACTTACGATTAGCAGTAGCTAATCGCTCGTACGGTAGTACTCATGGTCGATAGCGTTAAACGTAAGTACTCTATACGAGTGTTTAACATGGTTAAACATGAGTAAACTATACTCACACGAGTAGATAACATACAGTAGCCTGATCGTCCTACATGCAAGCACTCATCTAGCATGCTTAGCATGTTGGAACTCTATTCGGTATAGTGGTGCGTTAGTGCCAGTATAGTGAATAATACGAATATATACTATTAAAGTAGTGATACGGACCTGATCTCTCTGTATTCACTTCTTAATCTTTTATCTTTTTACATGTAAACTGAAAATAGAAAGGATTGACCTTATGTCTAATCGTACTGTTAATTTATTCGCTGCCGGTGGTGCAGCATCCAATATCGTCGCTGATATCTTGAAAACCAACAACACGTCCATGACGGCTAAGTTGGCGAATCTCAATATCACGCTTCTCGACACCTCACGATCCAATTACGATCGTAATAAGGAGCTATTCGAGAAACACGATATCAAACTCGTTACTATCCCTGGCTTAGATGGTTCAGGCCAGAAACGGGACACCAATGTACAAGAAGCCACTAAATACATCGCCAAGTTCGTCAGTGAAAATGGTGATAAAGATGCTTCCCTGAATATCCTCTTGCATTCTGCATCAGGTGGTTCGGGTTCTGTACTGGCTAACTTAGCGGCTAAGTACCTACTATCCGAAGACAAGAACGTAGTCGCTATCGTAGTCGGTGATTCTACCACACGTAATTTCGCCAATAATACGATCTCTACCTTGAAGTCTTACGAGAACATCGCACAGACTGCCGAGAAACCCATGATCGCCGACTACATCGAAAACGATGGTAAGCGTACGATTAAAGAAGTCAATGACTATATTGCTTCTACGATCATCGACTACCGTATGCTGTTCGGTGGTCATGTCCATGGGATTGATTCAGCTGATCTGAAGAACTTCTTGCAGTATAACCGCATCTCTTCTAATCAGCCTGCTCTGACGCTGATGACCACTTTGGGTATCGACTCTGATGCTAAGGATCAACATGAAGTGGCTAAAGCATTGCAGCGTGAGTTGAATGACGATTTGCCTATCATTGCGTATGCCATGGTCTCTGTTACAGAGAAAGAGAATCGTCAGCTTGTGGATTGTGATTTCAAGATTGAAGGCTCTGTAGATTTGCCTCGTGATGAGAAAGTCAAACCTTACGATTTGTATTTCTGCTTGTCTAAAGGACACTTCTTTAATGTAGTCGACAGACTCTCTAAAGTCGTGGAAGAATATCGTAAGAAAGAAAACACTCAAGTAGATCGAGTGATCGATGTCTCTAAGGATGTAGACCCGAATAGTGGGTTAGTCCTGTAATGCCTCTAGAATGACGCTATAGACCCATACCTGCCTTTCCTATAGGTAGGTATGGGTATAAGCCTTATGTCGTTTATTTTAGCTTCTAGGGGCCTTTAATCGCTATTGATAATACTCAGGCCAAGCATTAGCTATGTTTCGATGACTATAATACCACTATACGAGCGATTAGCTACTGCTAATTGTAAGTAAATAGACCATTTTGAGGTTTTCCCCCTAGAATGAGGTTAGGACGATGATTAACATAGACCGTGTCATCCATCAGACGACTGAGCATTTACTCGATGTCTTAGATGCGCTACAGATGGACGTCACCACACGCAACAATGTCGATGCGATAATCAAAGCGTATCGCAAGAAGAAAAGATACAACATCCATACCGTGAACTGGCTATACAGCCACCGTATCATGGACATTTACCTAAAAGAATACAAGAAGAGTTGTCCCAGTGACATCTACAACTGTTACGCCATCTTAGGCTGTGTCATGATGTGTCATCTCTATCGGATGGGGATATTAGCATTCGAGTATAGACCGTATAGCCAAGAGGAGTTAACTAATATCCTAGCGAGGTACCATCCCAGTGATAAACAGGAGACACTACCTTGGCAGTACGATGAAAACAACCTAAAGGACGAACAGTCTGTCGCTAAGGTATTCCCTAAGACACTACAGGCATTGAGTGAAATGTCTCTTACGCAAGATGTACCTGAGTGTTTTAAACTACCGGAAGATCCGAAAACACAACTGAAGTATCCCGTATCGTACTATATCGACCCTATCTACCTATCCATTACCTTTGTTTGGTAGTGGATACCTATTATTTACCCATTACAATCCATGCTTAAAGGACATGAGAACATGAAACCAGGTGATTTTGTAGTAGCCCAAAATACGAAAACATTCATGCAAGCTGACTTAAGTCTTTTGTTGTACTATACACCGCTGAATATTAAAACAGCATTAGCAGAAATCGATACGGCATTCGGCACCAAGTTCATTCAGACTAAAGATGCCCATCAACGTCTAACGGCAGTATTACTAGATGAAATGGAATACTTCAGTACCTATAATCATCGTCTGTTGTTTCAGGAAGATGTAGAGTATAGCTTATACGATCATGCTAATCGATTCATCGAGAAGATACCGTATAACCAAGACACCAAGCATCGTTTCATTAACCGTATCGTACGTGTCAATGACAACCCTAAGTATCCTGAACTCTATAATCCCTTTATCGCTAACATGGTGACACCAGGTACGACCAATATCCCACCGTGTTGTCCAATAGGGCTAGAGTTTGCTGTCGATCTAATACACGATATCCTAAGACATCGTTTACCCAGAAGGTATCGTACTAGGATAGATAATACAGTAAAATTCGATAGCTATACTGGATACTTCGATCCTGAAGTCCTAATGGATACACCTACCGTAAAGAGAATGAAAGAGAGTTTTGATTACATCGTTGAAATGTTAGAGAAGATGTTGTCTTTAACGACTGACTGTAGTGAAAACAACCTAATTGATTTCTTCTACGTGAATGGATATCTACACCTGATTAACTACGGTGATTATCGATTGGTGGACATAGCCTTAGTAAAATACATTACTAAAGCGGATGAAGTGGATATATTCGAGACTCGTATACCTGATCAAGAGACAGCAGTAGATGTGTTCTTTACCATCAAGGAGAAAGTACAGTCTACTGTCATGACTCAGCTACTGAATCCTAAGTTAAAAGTGTTGACGGCTACATGTGGGTAGATCGTATCCACAAGGACATCGTCTACATCGGTAACATTACCCTCTATCCGCTCTATGTCTATTTAAACGATATAGCGAAAGAGTATAGGATCACTAAGCGAGATTATCAGTTAGTCGGATACGATAACTTACACGATGTCTTTGTTAACTTATTAGGTAATTATCTCGAGTCACTGATAGATAGTAAGAAAGACGGATACGTAGAGCTATACGAAGCCATGAAGAACATCGGTTATCCTGACGCGGCTTTAGACTATATCGAAAAGTATCTGGCCAGCCACTGGAATGATTTCATCCACTATTACAAGATCAGGATACGTCATCCAGACAAACTCTATTTTTATCTCGAAGAAGAAGAAAGTGTTTATCCGCTCATGCAAGTCATGTACCTGAACACGCAAAGAGAGATCCACTGCCCTCGGTGATAGTAAAGGGCGGTGGGTCTCTTCTTTTTTAGTTTAAATCATGCCCACTTTAGTTATCCCTTTTTATTATACCACAGAGAGTACGTACCCATCATGTTGCTGCAAGACTTAAAACATACACCAGTGCCGATTCCCCATGTATACGAGCGATTGTTTAACGATATTCGTAACTTATCGCTAGAGACACCTGCGCATTACTATTCCTTACTGCAAGAGATACTGGTGATCGCTACCCACCACAAACAAAGAGGGTTAAATAATAGACAACTAACAGAAGCGATAGTCGATAACTTATTTAACTTATCGTCTACAGGCATCTTATCCGAAGTGTTGTTCCTGAATGAAAGACAAAGGCTACTACTAGAAGAAGACTTAAATACCGCTATAGCTGAGTTTCTCATGGAGATTGAACCACACCTTTTAAATTGTCAAGACTTCAGGATACTGGATAATGAAATCGTTTTCATCGAAGGTAAACTCTGGTGAACTTCCCCATCCGAGTGAAGCCACTTCCATGTTCGATCCGACAGAAGACATATCCCTCTATCCTAATCATCTTAACCTAGACGGATTCGTTGATGAGTTTATCAATAAAGCAGACTCAGTATTAGTCACGGGTGGGATACGTGTCTATAACTGCATGAAGAGATTATTGGATGTAGCCAAACTAGAACAACCTGAGCTATTTGACTACATGATGGTGTTATCAAGAGCATTGGGATTATACACGATAGATGATTTGGTAGAGAACCTAGAAGAAGTCGTGTGTGGATTGAATTTCGAACCGATATTCGTCCACTATAAGGGATACGTACCGGATTACGTATACGATACTTTATACGATGTGGCTTTTCTATTATTGGAACTGATTGTCTATACTTTAAGGGATTATCACTTAGAGCAATCCCACGATAGGAAAGTCTATTACCGTATTTCTCGATATAGCTTATTTGCCATCTTATTGAAGAAATACCAGCCATTCTAATGATGATTGTACACCAGATATAAGGATATTCGAAACATGCCGATACAGCAACTAACAGTAGGGCGTTTGTATACGTTTAATACCTACGCACCAGAGGTACTTGGCTTAACACAAATCAATGTTAAGTGTGTGGCCATCATGAACGCACAGAACGCATTAAGAGATGGGATAGACATCCACGCCATGCATGAGCGTATTAGGCCACATCTGCCTGCAGGTTATAATAACGATCCATTAACCATGACTTACGTGAAGCTGCGTAATACATCAGGATTAGAAACCATCTACTCGATGGATTGGATCAACATGGCTACGGTAAAAGAAACATCACCTAGACGCATCGTAGCTACTATTAATGGTGTATCTGAAGCGGATGTGAATACGATAAGAGAAGCATTAGTGATACAGGGATATACTGACATTCAACTGTCCTTAACAGATTAAGCAATATAGAGTACTGTACTATATGAGAGTGTTTTTTACATTCTCATCACTGTCTAGTCATGCGAACTGAGACATCTAAGAGAACTATAACACGGCTGCTTTGTTTATTCCTTTCTGGCTGCCTTATTCGTTATCGTTGGCGGATGTCTCTACATTTCAGGCATTTTAGCCCGTTACGCAAAGCCTAACAGGCTTAAGTAAACTTAGATGGTATACTCCAAAACGAAGAGAAAGCACTCCTGAAACACCCTTACCTACTGTTTGATTCCTTCGGTAGGTAAGGGTGCTAAGGATCTATGTGTTATCGTGTTTGTTTAAGTATGAATGAAAATACGAGTAATGAATATTACGAGTAAATGAAAGTTTTTGAAAGTCTTTCGAAACCGCGCGTGCCATTCAGTGCGCGATGCGTATACATGTAGTATAAAGGCCATGGCGTTATCCCCTGTTTTCATCTATTAACCTGTCTGTTGTGAGCGATACGAACGCCATGAAGTCTTTTAATATTTGTGTGCAAACATCCCATTGGGTTGTGCGTGCGCTGGTTTCACCCTATAACAAACCTTGCTGAAGTTTTGGTTGTTTAAACAAGCAAGGGCTTCGCTAGATGGACGGAGTTGGTCTAGCTGCCGGTAATGGGAAACTGACCCTATAAGCCTCAAGGTACGAGCATGGGTTGTTTAAGGCAGCTTCTTGGGGGTTCCTTGGTCCGTTTGTCTATTAGCAGTCCACGAGCCTTTCACGCACTGAAGCGACTGCATGCGAAGTCTATTTTCTAAACAACCACCCTTTCTTGTACGTTTTAACGCTCCTTAAAACGAAACGCCTTGGTACCCTCTTGCACTCCTAGTGGGTGTGAGAGGGGATAAGGTTATGTCTGTCATTTCATTCTGCCATGACCTTCGGTTATGTCCACCATTTTTTCAGTATGCTATCCACTGTATCCTATCAGTCAGTATGAATCCTTAAAGTTAAGTATAAATAGTGCTTACTTTAGGAATATTCATCACCCTTTTGTTTAACCCTGATACGCTAGGCCTATCAGGCTTAGTGTAAACCTAAGAGAAGGATACTAAAATGGACATTCCCCATTTTTTGCATACCGATAAATTCGAAGGCTATGTTCCTGATGCCTATGTCGCCACTATGCGCATGCTGTATAATAAAGATACAGTCAATGACACCAAGAACGACGAGTCTTACGAGTTCAATATCAAAGCCATGTTGAAGTTCCCTGCCGATGGTAGTGAGAACCCAACTGAGAAATTGCCTACTGCTGAAACAGTGGCTAAAGAAATACAGGCTCGTTTCGTACCACACATCGACGGTACTGAGAACAAAGAAGCCAGTCAGACTGAAGGTCAGTCTCCTAAAGGACCTAAGTCACCTAAAGGTGGTGAAGGGGGTGAAGGTGCACAAGGTGGTAAAGCTGAAGGCACTCAAGCTCAAGGCGGTAAAAAGCCTAAAGCTGGCAGTGAAGGTCAAACCGGAGAACAAGGCAGCCCCCAGTAGTACCATCACTGAAAGTCGAGTTATCAGGTTTCAGTGATCCTCGTAGCACATTTGAAGGATAACACACCACATCTACTTAGCGTATGCCTACCTATACCTGTAATGGGTATGGGTAGGCACATGCTTTATGCTCTCTGTGCTTATCGGGGAAGTATGTCTCTACATGATCGTTTGATATTATAATAGACTGACCATGAAAGACCAAACATGGAAACAACAAATATAGACCTAAACGAAGATGTGTTTATTTATCCTAAAGAGCATTATAAACGCAATATTGATTTAATCGGACATTACATCGAACAACAATCCAAGTTCTTGAGCATCATGCGTGGTGTCTCGATAGAGAAAGCCACTGACTATGTCAAGAACCTTATCCGTAAAACAGGTAAGCATCCTCTAATCGATCCTAAAGTCATCTACGTACGTAAGGATGAGAATGACGATAGGATAGAAGATACCACCACCATGCATCGTTATCTTAAAGAGACGATAGAAGATAGGGATATACTGACAGCTCCCTTTACCACGTACATTGCGCAAGATAAGAAGCTTGCCTATATCTCCAAATACGTGGATGCGCAGTTCCCTAAGAGAAGTAAGAAGAAGAAAGAGCAGTTTGCTTGTAAACAAAAAGGTGATTTAGTAGGTGCAGCATTTGCCAATAATGCGCAGAACAAGATTAAGAGGAGTATTAACAGTATCAGTGGTGCTTCTTCGATTACATCAGTGCCTATCTATCAGGCAAGTATGCATCCTGTACTGACTTCTACCTGTAGGATGACATCAGGTTATGCGAATGCCAACAATGAGAAGCTATTAGGTGGTAATCGACATTATCATTCACCTGAAGTGACACTGAATAACCTCATCGCCATGGTGTGTCGTATAGACGAAGCCAATATCGCTTCAGTACTGGATGAGTATAAGCTATATACACCAGATGCAGATGAGCTCTATCAAGACATCATGGAGTCAGCACACCAATACTGGAGATGGGGAGAGCGTGAGCGTGTCATCAAAGAGTTCATCTCCAAACTCAACAGAGAGCAGAGAGCTTCTATTGCTTTTACTTACGATTTGTATTTAATGCGTAAGTACAATCCTGAGTTTACACGATCCTTTATATTGGGTCTGTGTGCTAAGGATATAAAGAGAAGCAACAGAACACATGAAGAAGCCAAAGACATTACATTAAAGGCTAAAGAATCCATCCGTAATATAGCGATCCAGATACATGGCAATAGCCTAATCGGTTTAAGGATGGATGAATGGCTAGAGATGGACATCGTATACGACATCGCAGAGACGATACTGAATATCTATCGTGTCTTTAAACAGCATCAATCGTATATTGAGTGTTTCCTACGTAGTGATCATGTACCTGCATCATTGGCTAAGTTACCACATGCATTACGCCATGTCGTATTGATGTCCGATACAGACTCTTCTATCTTTACACTACAAGATTGGGTAGAGTGGATATGTGGGGAAGATTATCAAGATGATAAAAATGAATTAGCCGCAGCAGTATCGGCTAACATGGTAGGATTATCCGATGCGACATTGAAACACATCCTAGCCAACATGTCTGCTAACCTAGGTGTGTCTACGGCTAAGATACACGATATCGCCATGAAGAATGAGTTCCTATTCGAGACCTTTACAGTCATGTCTCGTACGAAGCACTATATTGCTTCTATTCGTTATCAGGAAGGCAATATCTATCGTGAGCTTGATATCGAGAAGAAAGGTGTCCATCTTAAGAACTCTAATAGTCCTCGTGAGATCATCGATCATGCTGAAGACATCATGAAACGATTGTTCTACTTCCATCAGCGTAATGAAATATCATTGCACGATATCTTAACAGAAGTCGCTTCCATCGAGAGACAAATCATCAAAGGCGTAGAAGAAGGCAATATGGAGTATTATCGTTCACGCCAAATCAAATCAGAAGAGACCTATAAGGCCGAAGGTACGGTATCGCCTTATCGTAACTACATCTTCTGGAATGAAACCTTTGGTGAACATTATGGCTTTACTGCTTCACCACCTTATACATCGGTGGATGTGGCACTAGAGATCAACAACAAAACCCAATGGAAGAAGTTCTTAGAGTCGATTGAGAACCAAGACTTACGACTCAGGATAGAAGACTACATGCGACGCAATAAGAAAGACTTTCTTGCATCCATTAACTTACCGTACGAAGTATTCATCGGTAAGCCTATCCCGAAAGAGATCATCCCTTGGGTAGCCAAGAAACACTTGATTGCTAATATTTGTTCTCCTTACTATATCGCACTAGAAGCAGTAGGCATCCACATGCTTGAACACACCAGTAGTAGACTGCTCTCTGATCTATATTGACGACAGTGGCAAACATAGCCTTATACCACCTATAGCCCGTTATGGACTATAGGTGGGTAAGGTATAGTAAGCTAAACATGATACAACCATTGTATCTCTTCTTCGAAATAAGGCTTCAATTCCCTTATTGCCCTATCGTTAAATACATTACCATGTTTCATCCAGATGAGTTCTCTCTGGAACTGGTTAATGTAACTCTTATTCACATTACGCCAAGTACCTCTTGGTATCCTTAAGCAATGCCTAATATAACGACTACAGGCTAACAGATAAGCCCATTTGTTTTGTCTATTCAATAGCACGTGTGGTGTATCCTGTATCTCGTAGGCATTATTGCCTCCTATACCGAATGTATTCAACACCACTCTATCTATATCGTAATCACCACTTCTCATCCTACCGAATACATCTTCGATTACACTGTCTATCAGTTTACTGTTCGTATTAACATAGAACGAAGTACCGACATAATCCATGGTACTAGACATTTCATCATCTGTCAACATGATGTTCTTGTTGATCAATACCTGATCCATGTGCGAATACAGAGCATTAGGCAAACACACCATACCCAGAAAGTAACCTACATTCGGTATCGCATGATCAGGGTTAACCATCTTAATGGCTTTCTGTTCACGATACCAAGCTAAGTACTGCATGTGCAATAAGTTAATGTCTATCTCTATTACCGCAAAGCCATGTCTATCGACGTAGTTATTCGGTGTCTGTAAGTTATAGCTAATGTGGTTTTGATCATGTCTCAGTATACGAACAGGAGACATGTCCATGTAGTGCTTACGCACATAGTCCCAATTGTGGCTAACATCGATAGCGATATAAACTTCCTTAGTATTAAAACCGTAGAAGCTACCTGGATGTATCCTACCGATATTCAAGTTAGATGTTAGACCCATAGCCACACTATGCTTAAATGCCCTATCTCGTATATAGTTCTCCACAGCATCATCCGGTATTAACTTGGGGATGTTAAACGACTCGATGATGCGATAGAGGATATGCCTGCTGTCTACGTAGTATCGGTTATTACGATACCAGTTCACTGCTCTTTCGATACGTAACTGTAGATTACGTAAATGATCAGGACGTTTAGTGGTTAAACCCTGATTCGTGATTTTATCGATACCGATAAGATGAAACATGCTTATCCCTTTTATCTAATATTGATCTCTTCTAAAGAAAGAGATGGTAGTATTGAGTTTTCATACAGTCCTTAAGATATCGCACTGTAGGGACTGTTTGTCTGCTGCTTTAGCTCTATAGCGTAGGACTACAGACCTACGGTAATAATAACGTCTGTGCAAGTATATATGATTATGCCCATCTGTTTTTGTAGTATCATGGATACGTGGGCTGATTTACCGGTAGGTATCTGGATAAAACCAACATGCTGATTTTTTCAGATACTTACTATTAAAGTGTGTTGATAGATGGAATGTCTATTCTACACACTCCTTATCGATACCTTATTCTTTAGTCTATAGCGTGAGAATATTGTCTCCCTAACGTTGACCGATAGGGATACGTTAGAATTTTCGGTAAGGATGTAAACCAAAAGTACAATCGAATACATCGAGAGTGCTTTCTCTTTTATTAACGTTAATAAGAAGGAGTAGTCTAAAATGGCTATTAACAACGAAAAAGATGTACAACAAGATGCCATCCGCGCCAAAGTGCGTCGTGGTTTTACTTTCGCCAACATGGGCGGCCGCAATGGCTTGACAGTGTTGAACAACAACCTGTCTCGTCTGACTGAGAAGTTCGAAGAGATCACTAAGCTGCCGCTGAAGGACGCTTCGGTTAAGGTGGACTTCTTCCCGATCGATGCGACTAACACTCGCTTAGGTCTGGACACCATGCTCGTGACTTTCAGCTATCGTAATGGTTTCAGCCTCAAGCCCCAAAAAGATGGCGAACAGAAACCCAAAGAATACGTACAGCCGAATACTGGCGTATACGCTTTGATTCTGTCTTCCTCTGGCGACACTGTAGGTGCTGAAGAAGTCATCGTCGACAACCGTCAGTACACGATCAACCGTTACCCGACTGAAGCGACTGTGGATCCTGAAATCACCAAAGACTTCCTCGCCTACGCAGCCCAACGCCTGGGTCTGAGTACTGAAGGTAAGTTCGATACCGTCATCTACGCCGGTGGCGCGTCCCTCTACACTGACCGTACTAACATCGAAAACACCGATGAAGTAACGAATGTGTTGATCAACGCCATCAGTGCCGCCCAGACTGTTATCGACAGCCAACCGCTGCCGGTTGCACCATTCGTGGATGACATTAACTTGGTAGACCACAACCGTCCAGATGATGGCCGTCTCTCTGACGAAGTAGAACAACTCGAAATCGAACGTAAGTTGCTCAACGGCGTGGCCATCGACCCGCATGGTAACATCATCCGTGCTGACTGGGGCGTGAACCTGATTTCCCGTATCAACCGCAACAGTGGTGGTTACGGTTTGGGTTCAGCAGCTAACCCTGTTATCAAGACTACCGGCTATACCGACATCGTGATGTTTAACCCAGCGATCTCTGAAAAACAAGATTACTGGAACCGTGCGATCCGTGATACACCTGATGGCAAACAGATCTTGGCACCGGTACATGTCTTCACTTCCATCGTGCCGACATACAGCCGCTCTAAAGGTAACTTCCTCTATGGTTTGGCTGTAGCTGCTACTGCTGTACGCTACGACTACTGGGACTTTAACGCCATCCTGAATCCGGCTGAACACCCTGCTGATGATCCGCACTCTATTGCTGGTCTGGGCTACGAAGTGGCTAACTTGCTCGATACTGAGTTTGCACCATTCCCGACTCCGGCTAATACGCCTGACTACAACGATCGTATCTGGACTAACCTGATCGGTGACATCTGGTCTAAACGTTGTAGCTTCGCGATTGAAGCTGCGGTTGGTACGCCTTACTACTGGATCGTGCGTGACTTTGTATTGGCTGCTTACGAGTCTGATCGTGACATCCGTAGTGCGGACTCTGCCACTGGCCGTATCATGGCTGCCGCTAACCACCTGACTAATGGTCGTCTGGCTGAATTGTACGGTGGTGGTGAAAACGCACTGGTCGGTCATCGTGTATGCTTTGCCTTAAATGGTCAGCAGTTCGTAGCCGGTAGTTATGTTAACAGCGCAGGTGAAACACGTTCACTGCAAGACTTCGACCGCCGCTTCTTGGACAACACCGTGAAGAAAGTAGAAGACCTCGAGTACACTAATGCTTGGGTACGTGCTACCAGCGGTTTGGACATCGCAGCTGATGTACGTGTGTCTACTCAACTGGACATCATCTACGGCCTGTACGCTCATGCCAACGTGACTGGTTACGGTCCGCGTGTGAACATGGAAGAGCAGTTCATGGCTCTGTTGCAACAAGCAGTATCTGAAGTCGGTCCATCTGTGGATAACCGTTCTCACTACGAGAACCGTAGCGATGCCCAGTTCAACACTTACCTGGGTGATGCGATGTTCGAGAACTTCCACACCACCATGTTGCGTAGTAACGGTGGCCGTCAAGCATCTCGTAATGGTGGTCAACGTCGCCACAGCTTCTTCTAAGATAAGGCAAAGGTAACTCTGCCTGATACATAGCCCTCCATGCCTCCTGTACACCATCACGGGGTACAGGAGGTATAGGGGATATGCATGTATTTTTTATCTGGCAGTAACAGTATATAGTAAGGTGTTCTGAAGTATTTTAACATCTTTCTATTATTTATCCTATTTAAGACTTATCTAAAGGAGCGTTAACATGGGCATCCATTTGGCTTATATATCGACAGATGAAGTGTTCTACAGCACCTCATCGGCCAAGATAGTAGTAAACGATTTAGCCAACTCCACTTTGGATGACAAAGCCAAAGTCAATGACTTACTCATGTTAGAGGTAGGTGAGGCATTCGATAACGTACCAAGATGTAGTTGTGGGGAGATCTCCATGGCTGCATTTAAAGGTGTGCGATGTAAGAAGTGCGATACCGTAGTAGAAGAAGTCGTCTCCAGTGACATGGACAACAAGATGTGGGTGAGAGCACCTGAAGGTGTACCGGCACTCATGAACCCCATGTTGTGGTATCAGTTACAGACGTATCTGGCACGTGGCTCTAAGTTTGATTTGTTGTTATACTTAACCGATCCGACGTATAAGATGGTCGGTAAAGAAACCAAACCGATACGCCGTATGCTGGATGCATTAGAGATGGCTGGATTACATGTACGAGGTTATCAGCATTTCTACGATAATTTCGATACGTATATTCGCTTTCTATTGACCGAAAAGGTATTCAGTACCACGTCTAAGAACAATATCTCGATGGATGTAGGTGCAGACTTATTGCGCTTGTTCATGGAGAACCGTGACATTGTTTGGCAGCAATATATACAGGTACCGAATCGTGCTTTAACGATTGTGGAAAAGAGTAATGGTAAACGTTGGATAGATCCATCGACACCTGTCTTGTTAAAAGCAGTCAGGCTGATGGTGGGGATAGACAATATAGAGAATGAGAAACGTGCTCTGAGTTATAAGACACGCCAATCACGTGCTGCTCGGTTTCTAACCGATATTGGGGTATATTACGCCAAGCACATCTTTAGCCAGTACTTAGGCACGAAGCATGGTGAGATCCGTAAGCACGTGATCGCTACTCGTTCTAACTTTACCGGTCGTTTCGTAGTAACCGCAATCGAAGGCCCGCATGACTACGATGAAGTATTCTTCCCATGGGTAGGATTCATGGGGATATTCGGCCCACATATCCGCACGAAGCTATACCACAAGTATAAGCTATCGAATAACCGCATCAACCAGATCATGATGAAGTATCAGCGTAAGTACCATCCTGATATCCACAAGATCATGCTTGAGTTAATAGACGAAGCACGTGGACCATGTGGTAAGCGCGGTATACCGGTATTGATTAACCGTAATCCATCATTGAAACAAGGATCGATTGTACTATTAAGATTAACCGATGTGAAAGTAGATGTACGCGATATGTCTGCCTCTACATCTGGTACGATCGCAGCATGGTATAACGGAGACTACGATGGTGACCAAGAGACTTTCCAAGTGCTATTGGATAACCGTACAGCGAAAGCATTCGAGCCATTCGCTGCTCGTTACTCTGTTACGAATCTAACCGATCCATTCGTCATCGATGGTGTTACTTCCTTACCGAAACAAACCACGATGAAGATCGCGACAGCTTGTACGATACGGGATACGATACCACCTACTTCGGAACAAATCAATTTCATGCGCAAGTTTGCAGCATAGACAGAAAGGAAAACACATAAGTGGCCAGATTAATAAGGGGCGGTAGAGCAGCATTAAACCATATCGCCTATGGCGACATGAGTGATGAAGCTTATGCCTATGTTGAAAGCAGGCTATCCAGTATTACAGAGCGTTATGGTGATACTGAACAGACCCGTGCATTTCAGTCAAGACTGATGGAAAGATACGAGCATGATCGTTTTGTATCGCGTTCATTGGTGGAGAACAACTTCGAATATGCAGGTGGGATGTTCGATGATAAGGTATTCGTACCTAAGGATGTTAATGCATTCAGGTCATTGAACAACAGAATGCAAGAGTACATTGTTGCTCATCCTCATTTTGCTAATGAGATCAAACAAGGTAGGTTGAGTGGTTGGTCTCGTCCTAAAGACAGTATTAGTGTTAGTGAGGACAATCCGCATTATCAAGCAGCAATAGATGGATTGATCCAATATGGTGATGAACATCTGGATGGTATCGAGCGTGAATGTAAGTTCGAGATCTTTAGTTTGGATGAAGATGCACCTAAGTTGAAGTTTAACGAGCAGCTCATCATGCGTGAAACATTCAATAAGCTGATGAATCTCATCGAAGAGGGAGAAGAAGACCCAACCTCACCTGAAGGTGGATACCTGTAGTAGTATATTGACACGAATCACTCTGGTTGCCCGTATGGGTAGCCAGGGTGGTTATCTATTATGCTTTACCTCTTTTTTTTTAATTTAATTCAGGTACAATATACTCAAGGTGGTCAATATGGCACTGAAAGACAACAAACGCAAAGACAAATTGGTTTTATCTCTAGATGGTGATGGTTGGTTAAGACACAACACAGAGGAACGTATAGACAGGTTGATGTCTCATTTCTTCACATCCGATGGACTACAGTCTTCTTTATACTATCGTGACTTCATGACCTATCAAGTCATCCATGCAGAACACAACAACGATATCCAATCCATGGCGGTTACGTTAAACGAGTATTTACAACAATACTTAAGTAAATTCATCGACAACATCAACGTAACTGTATCCACGACTGAAGGTGGTGTCATCACCGATCCTTCTGATATAGAAGGTGCTGTAGTAGGTCTATTGGTAGAGATAGAATACGCAGAAGGTACGAACATCAATCAAATCACCAAACCAGTCTTCTACAAAGACGGGTTATTTAGATATACACTGGGCAAATTTAACTCAGGGGTATAACCCTTCGTTTTAGAATCAACACAGGATCGTAATCCTGCATTACGAGACTAATAGCGGAGTATAGACATGGCTGAACTATTATACGGAAGAGGAGACATCAAAACTGCAACAGCTGGGATGTCTCGTAGTGAATACCAAATGATGCGTGCTAAAGATGCAGTGGATGGCCTAAAAGGCATCGTCAATGAGAAGAAACAAATCAAACCCAACATGTTGGTAGACGATTACATTGAGCGATTCTTACCTTGTCACTTAGGTATCTACCAGAGTGAACAGGATGAATCACTGAATGAATGGATAGACTTTGCTGGTAGTGCATTCGATGAAGTAGACTTAATCCGAACAGATGGTAGTTATTTCGCTACTGTTCCTTCTATCTATCCTGAGAATGTATTAACTCAATCTACTGAAATTAGGGAAGATGAAGTACCGCTAGGTAATAAGATAAAATATCTGCAATCTATTGCTCAGACTTATCAAGGCATGGCAGATGAGGCACAGAAAACACTCTTTCTACAAGTTGGTTCTAAACTCGATAAAGACATCATCGAACAACACCGTAAGAAGTGGATGGATTTCTTCATCAAGATGGGGATATTTGATTCGAATGGTAAACTCAATACCATCGCCGATAATAATACTCCCCAACCCAAGCAAACGTATACTAAACCCAAAGAAGACCAAGTGATGTTTGTGCGGGATGATGATTAGGATAACTTAATGTTAAGACCGATTACGATAGAAGCATTCAGTGATGTCCACATGGGACATTCTACCACGAGTGCTAAGAAGATATACGAAGAAATCAGGACATGTTTCCCACTGGATAAGAACACGCATAGTGACATCTTAGTCCTAGCAGGTGACTGGTGGGACAAACTCCTACCGATTAACCATCCGGATAGTTACGAGACTGTATCGGCTATCTTTTATCTACTCAATTACGTCAAGAAGACGAATAAGACACTATTGATCGTAGATGGGACACCACTACACGATAGTGGTCAGATACAGATGTTCAAGACGATCAACGAGCATGCTAAGATCAATGCTGATGTGGTATTAGTCGATGATATAGACATCGTCTACATTGCCAAATACGATATCCATGTACTGTTCGTACCAGATAGGCCTCGTGTATCACCGATGGCGACGATAGCCCGTGTACATGAACTATTAAAAGAGAAACAGATAGAGTCAGTAGACATGGCTGTCATGCATGGATGTTTCCAGTATCAGTTACCTCAGATAGCCGATGACCATAAGCACAAAGAGTCTGATTATCTCGATATTGTTAAGGGACCTATTATCATCGGCCATATACACAAGCATTCGGTATTTGAACGCATCATCGCACCAGGTAGTTTCAGTCGCTTAACCCATGGTGAAGAAGAACCCAAAGGCTATGTGCGTATCGAGATGAAGACACCGACTGAGTATACAGCTTCCTTTATCGAGAACAAAGATGCTACTGTGTTTATTACAGTCGATGTCACGAACTTAGAGATGGCTGAATCATTAGCACTAATAGACAAAAAGATACGTAATCTACCAGAAGGTTCACGAGTTCGTATCCAGTGTCAGGCTAAGCATCCATTGGCTTCTGATAAGGATTTCATGGAGATGAAACTAAGATACTTAGACCTTCACTTTACCATGAAAGTCACCAACAACAAAGACATCGTAGAGGAAGAGAAAACACTCTTCGATACTTTGGAAGACTATCAGCCATTGATTATTAACAAACAAAACATCACAGACCTCATCCTAGAGCGTGCTACTAATGCTTCTAATAGTGTATTAAAAGCCATACCAGATGCCATGAATGAGATCATGAAGGAAGTTAGGTAAAGATCATGCAAGCTAACTTTGAACGTGAGAAAGGACAATATCCCTTAAGTATAGGCACATCATTAGCCATCGAGTCGTATCTGAATGTATCGGAGTTAGTGAAACACAGAGTGAATCCTTATACTAAGCATCCAGTCATGTATGCCAATGTCAAGACACTCTTCCGTAACCTATACGGATCGATACATCGTGATCTGTTACCTAAGCTATCGGATAAGTTACTGGCACAGGCACTACTGGATGACATGACGCATATGCACAACATCCTAAGAGATGAAGGCAATGGTGCTTCTATCGTCTTTTATATACCAGACTATCGTAGACTGGATAAGATCAACAGTGAAACACTCTTACGTCTGGATAACACTTCTTTACAGAGAGCCTATACGAACAGGATGCGTAATGTATTGGATCTAGTCGTAGGATTGTTCAGACCTGAACACACTAACCTTAGGCCTGACTTATTGAAGTTCTACGATACGACTATTACTGACCATGTACCTGCTAATGTTGTCATGCTGACTCACTATCCTTACGACTTATTAGCCCATCGTAAGTTTAATCACTTAGTCTTACTGGAATCCCATACCGGTAATATAAAGGGTAAAGAGTATTGGTATACGAAGTATTACCATGGTAAAGACCTACCAGAGATGCCTTTTCGATTAGACTTACTGACACTACTAGGTGACAATATCCAGTTTCGTAATAAAGTCAGGGATTATCGTACTGAGATCATTCGTTGTGCGAAAGACTACCATTGGACGACGATTACGACCACAGGACGTATCCGTCAGTCTTTTGAATCCATCAAGAACCACGAGTTAAGAAGACGCATGTTATCCGTTTTGACTGACCAGTATACTTGATTTCTAAATACTATAGTGGTATCTACTACTATAGCCAACATTCCTCTTTTAACTAACTATCCTATCCTCTAAGGAGTATAACATGTCGCAACAAAACCAATACGCTAAATCGTATCGTAACAACATCACCAACACTCGTCTCTTTAACTTAACCGGTGTAAACTCCGAAGGTACTTTAGGTTTCCTATCGGTAGAAGTATCCGGTAATGGTGTTAAGGTATCTGTCTATACCGGTCTATCCGATGACAAACAGCGTGAACGTAAAACCATCACTGCTCGTTTTAAAGGTCAGGCCATTAACAGTTTCTTAACTGTACTGAACCTGATGGTCGATATGGCCAATCACCATGATGATGGTAAGAAGATGACTTACCGTACTGAAGTGATTGGTGGTTACAAAAACAAAGAAGGTAAGTTCGTACAAGCACCCATGGCTGAACTCTTAGTACGCCGTAATGAAGAAGGTATTTACCAGATGGCATTGATTAACCGGACACATGGACGTGTGTGGTTTGATTTGACTGTCTCTAAACGTGACCTGGTGATTTACGATGTGAATAGCAACGAGCCTGCATCTGAAGCATTCATCTCACGCCAGTACATGTTGAACTGGGTACGTAACATCAACCAGACAGTACTCAATGTACTGACTCAAGAGTACGCTGACGAAGAAACCAAAGACGAGCGTAAAGATCGTAATGGTGGTGGCTACAACAAAGGTAGCTACAACAACAACGGTGGTGGTAACTATAACAAACCACAACAACAGCAACAAAAACCAGCAGCACAAGAACTTCCATCTGATTACGATGATGATTTCATGGTGTAAAGGCATAGACACCACACCACATAGCTTCCCTATACCTACCTATACCTGTAATGGGTATAGGTAGGTATAGGGACTATGCTGTCATGTGCATTCCAGCGTACCTGGCGGTATGCTGTCACTTTGATCCAACATCGAGAATATTTCGTCTACCACTATCGTGATAGCCAATATGGGGAGCTCCCATCCAGCATGGAGATGCTTAACGATTAGTTAGGTGCCAACATGGTGGGAAATGAAGATATATACTATTAAATTAGAAGGAGCACAGACTGGTATAAGCATTCTACCAGAGTTTCCTTCACTTTTACCTATCTATCTGGATAGTCTATTTTTCATCTTTAGCTAAGGAGCATTGAAATGAATGTCAATTTCACCCAGTTCGACAATACCGAGATCACCAACCTGATCCGTAATAGTGAGCTTTATATTGTCGACCGTAACAGCGGTGCCATTACGCCATATGCCTGTTTAGGTGCACATGCTAACACACCTGAGTCTGGCGATACGTTGATCCCGCTGAATCGTTTCATGGAAGCCTGGTGGCTGACTGGGACTAATCCCAATACGTGGCGTGTAGAAGAGCCTACTCATTCAGCAGATGAGTTACATGGCGTTATCTCTAAATCTACCATGGTGACACTGTCGTTCCCGACATACACCCAGGTATTCACGCGCTCTAATACAGAGCAGATGTTCGAAATTGACGTGAAGGTATTGTAATCATGTTACAACTAGAGTACGCTACTTCCACCATGGCCCAGTATGTGTTGTCGAAACAAGTAGACCACACGAATGAAGATGGACTATACAACGCCTACGTCACTCAGGCAGATGGTACAGAGATCGAGCTTCTGCCGTATCTCAGTAAGCTGGAAGGTAATATCACCCAGCCTGGTTTACCGATACCTGACGACATCTTCAATAAAGCCTTAATTGTGTTAGTTAGCTACAACAACGGTGAAGATGAAACATTCACCCGTAAGTCGACTGACCACAATTTCATTTACACACCGTAATATAGAGCACTCCCTTAGCCATACTGGTTAGGGGAGTGTTACTCTATGTTTTCTTTTTTACTCTTAATGTTTATTTTACTCCATTCTAGTATCCACTAGAACATCGTAATTTTATTTTTCGAGTAGAGAGTAAATAATGTAAAGCATGTGTGTAGTCCCCGATAGACCTCAACCCATACGAGTGTTTAACTGGTTAAACATGAGTAAAGAAGGAGCGTAAACAGAAATGAGAAAGAATCTGGTATTTGAGTTTAGTAAAGATAAGACTGAACTCTTGATCCAATACGGGAATGAAACCATCCCGTTTGCCATGCATCTTTACAAGAAGCATCGCAATAAGATAGCCGTGCAGAATGCCAATTCAGCATTCGCTGAGTTCAATGTGTGGCTGACAGAACAACCACAGAAGTGGCAGGAGCACATCTTCAATGTTTATCGGGATATCCGTAAGACGATAGACGAAGAGAATAACGTACAACGTCTCTTGAATAAGCTCAATGACTTAGTCGTTGAACTCTATCGTGATATAGACCTACAGGCCATGGAAGAATGGATACGTCGTCCGGATACGCCTGCCTATATACCGAATAAGCCAGCACCATTAGCGACGTATAACGAAGAGACGACTTATGGCTACAGTGATTATCTAAAACTGATGGCTTTTAGTTTAGCATTGCGCTTAGTTGCGCCTATTTGGGGCGACATTGCACCGCAGATGAAGACTGAGTTCAACCAGGATAAAGAAGCACATTCCATGGAGATACTCTACGGTACGTGCATGATGTCTAAGCCAGATGGCTCTTACGTGTGCGAAGCAGAACAACGTCTTAAGAAGTTTATCCGTAATACGAAGATCCAGTTGGATAGTAAAGCCATTTTGGTATTCGGTATCTCGGAAGAAGACTTCTACGAGAACATGTACTCATTCATCGTCTTAAAACAAGTCGCACAGGGTGATTTAACATCCCAGGACAATAAGTATCAAATCATCGCCCAGACCTATTATACGCTCAGCAGCAAGATCAGCGCAGCGTCTAAGAACTACGGGCCGGATAAGATGCAGATCCAGATCAAGAAAACCAGTGCTAAAGACCGTATACGTGGCGAAGGTCCTGATAGCCGTAGTGTATTGGATATCGGCTATGTTAGAAGTAAGCTCTTGATGGATGTCAAGATGTTCCTGATCCATTCGGTACGGGATCATCAGCGCATTATTGACATTATTTGTCCTGATTTACCACCTGAACTCTATCGTGAGTCCATGGATACTATCATGCAGATGGACACGAACTACACGACATTACACGATGAGCGTCAGTTCATGAAACCTATCCAGGATGTACAGTTAACACTGACTAAGTGGATCGTAGATGAAGCAATCGACACAGTGATCTTCGATCATCTGCCATTGAAGGATTTGATTGAATTGATTGGTTTGGTGAGAGCTATTCTTTGGCATTGGGGATTCCACGACATAGCTGCATTGATATCCGCCATTGCTATCGTGCCGACAGATGACAATGCACCGATTATGCCGAACCATAGGCGCAATATCGAGGTTACATTGGCAGATAGACTAGCAGCTGCTTATCCATTAGCTGGTACGACTAAAGCAGTCGGTCGTAACATGACTTACTTAGGCTGTATCGAGATGATCGATCGTGAGATCAGTGCATTTAACTGGATCACGACTTTGCCTGAGAAATGGTTAAGTGAAAGTACGATCGTAGAGCGCAATAAAGTATTGGTAGTCTCTTCTTCATTGCGTAATATCTTGGGTGATTTGATGTTGTTCTTAGAGAGACGGCAACAGATGCCTAATGACCCGTTTTGATGGTATGTTGAAATATATACTATCTAAGTAGCAGTACCCAGAGCATGTTTATTTATCCTAGTGCAGTAAGCCATTACCTGATCAGTAGTGGCTCTAGGGATAACTTGCATTTTATCGTTTTAAAACGTTTTAAAAGGAGCATTTAAAATGTATCAGGACTATGGTTCAGCATACATCGGACAGAGAAGGGATAAGATGACCATCATCAACCTTCGACTATACGAGACGATGGGCTATCAGGATCAGTTTCTAAGACCGAACAAAACCACGGTGACAGGACAGATTTTGAATAACATCGACCACATGTTGGGTCAGTATGGTAGTAAGATACCGACACAAGCCATCTCACGTTCAACATCTAAGTTCATGTTGCCATCCGCACGTGTAGAAACGTTCAGTGATCGTGGTACACCTCGTGCCATGAATGTGCGTATCGATAATGGATGGAATGAAAAACGCTTCATGTTCATCATGCAGGTAGAAATCGAAACCAATGGTATCCGTAACATTGAGTTGGTATCCGGTTATACTGATAGAGCAGATCATGTTGTACGTGGCAATGAAGTGTTCATTGCAGATGATACGATCTTTTACGTCAATAGTGTATCCCGTATCAAGCAGATGGGTGTACCGATGATTCAATCCGCTTACTCTGTTACAGGTGGTGGCATGGGTGCCGGTACGTTCCATGACCAGAATACTTATCGCATGACTCCGATGAACTTAATACAGCATGCTGATATTGAGCGTATAGAAGGTTTGTCTACTGTGGCCAACAATCCCGATATCCGTATCGCAGGTTCTCACGTAGTGGGTAATCAGCCGGTTATTACCGATAGGTTGTATTCATCTCCTACCACGATGTTCAGACGCATCATGCAGTCATTCACGTCATCCATCATGCAGGCATCTAACAGTGCCATGATGACAGCAGATGATATCTACACGAATACCCGTGCAGCAGTAGGGGATCCTGATATCTTCAGTTGTCGCTTCATTTCCAATATCAACATGAATGGGACATCCGGTAGCGTGTTTGAATACAGACGCTTGAAAGACCTTTGTCCTCATCTGGAAGAGATCGTGGATATTTCACTCTTAGACTTTACAGTAGATGGTCGATTGGGTGAGTATTGGGATACCTCTACACGTGAAACCCAGATGGCATTGATTGCCTCTACCATGGTATCAACACTGATGCTCAACATGTCTTTAACAGAGTTGGCATTCGTCTCGACTAACATGATGGGTAATAATGGGTTCATGCCACTGGATCAGCCGTTCTTAACTGAAATCAGAAGGGCACTCTCCCTACAGTCTGATCGGTTAACACCTAATCACTTCGATGCGATAGCGGATGTAATCAATAGTGAATTGGCAGAAGTCTTATCCGAGAACAATGAAATCGGATACGATATTGAAGTACACGCCATGATCAACCAGGACATCCAGATCCGTATCCGGTTTGAGAATAACCCATGGACTGATTATACCTTCCCATCGTTTGCCGATTCGATTATCTCGCCTATCTTGACGACTAAGACGGATACTTATCGTCAGTCCATTAGTGATGTGGGTGCAGTGATGGATCATGTGGTCAATAATCGCAGTATATTGGATCCGCGTAATGTCATGCATGACGTGAATGATGAATATAGACCATCATTCGCTGACCGATATGGTGAGAGTCGTTATCCTGATCGTTACGATTATCAGGATGATGTGCCCAGATACGACGAGCCATCAAGATACGATCCTGAACCTGTTCGCCATGACACAGGCAATCGTTTTTAGCGTGTAATCTCAGTACGCTAGGTCTAATAGGCTTAGCGTAATTTCTAATCTAGAAAGGAATAGCAAATGAACCTTTTAACCGTATACGAAAGTATACTGCGTACCTGCGGATACGAAGTGGATGATGACGGTATCGTCCGTAAAGCCACATCCAAGAAGAAACTGCCAGTCACCATGACAATCGACAATGAAACACGCACTATGTGTCTTCCGACTCATGCAGCACTGCGTTCTGAAAACTCGATGGCGTATATCTTCTTCCATCCGTTCCAAGAGAACCTGATCCATGGTGAATCCCGTATCATGGCTGCCATCCGTAAGGAACTCATCCACACGTATGGTGTATCTGTAGCCGCCATGATGGATGATATCGTCAAGATCGCAGCCGGTGCAGTAGAAGCCAGCGAACTCACCATGCTACAGCGTGATTTCATCTCGAAGTTAGGCCCAGTGGATCAACGCTTTACCGAAGACTTCTACCACATCCTGGAGAAACTCGCTAAGCGTTCGACCAATAATACGCCGATCATGCTCTCTTTACGTAAAGGAGCAGAAATCAATGGTGAGAAATACTCACGTGCGGCTATTTGGTCATCTCCACTCGTGGAAGAAATCAAGAAAGGGATAGAAGAATCCAAACGGACTAAGGATACACCTAAGATACTCGGTGTGTCTATCCGTAAGAAAGACATCGATACTTACTTAGGTATCTGCGATGCGTTCTTCCCTAAGATCGATACTAAAGACAATCCGTTCTTTGCCTATAGCAATGCCACTGATGCACCGTATTGCGAAGCATTCGTGCGTTCATTGCGTACATTGCCTGAACACTTAAACAATATTGCTAAGTTGTTCTACGATGGTAAGCACCATGTATACAGTGCTGAAATCGCCAAACAGAATCTGACATTGTCGTTGTTGGATATTGATTGGATCGGTGAAAACTTCAGTGTCAGTGAATGGGCTAAAGAGTATCGCTTGATCCCGATGCAGGATGGTAGTGATGGCATTGCGCCGGTAGAAGATCGTGCAGTAGCATTGACTGAAACCAAAGAGAAGTCAGCTCGTAAATGGGGCGATGTAACAGAACAGTCCCACCAAGGTGCACGTGGCCATGCAGCAGCGACTCGTCAACCGGAGCCTGCCTATCGTGAAGAAGAAGTTGAGGTGAAACAAGCCGATCTTCATCCGATCGAGAAAGCACGACTGGAGCGTGAAGCACGAGCACGTGAGCAATACGAGCGTGAACGGGTTGAAGCGTATCGTGACGATAGGCGGCCAGCACCAGCACAGCAGACTCATGCCGCCTCACCCTGGATTCGTCAGCCACAAGCACCGGCAGATCATCGTGATGCGTTAGAAGATGAAATCGCTCGCCGTGTACGTGAAGAGCTGGAGTACGAACGTCGCTATGGTCGTTCAGGCTATGGTGGTCAAGGCGGTCGTTCTAACTGGTTTACGGAATCTAACCGTAATAACGGCTATTACGATCGTGGATACTACGGACAGTCAGGATACGGACGTAGCCGTATCGCACCTGCTACCGCAGACCATGTACCTGGCGTATCCAGCACCGCAGCACGTAGTTACTACGATCAACGCGGCTACGGATACGACAATGGATACGGTCGTAGACCTGCACCGTTGAGCCGCTTCGGTAACGCTCGCTAGAGCGTCTTAGGACATCGCAAGATGGACTAAAACGCACGATAGTAAGTAACAGCAACATAAACCTTACCCACCTATAGCCCGCTATGGACTATAGGTGGTGTAGGGTCTATGCCGCCATGTATGGTTACGTTGTATATTTTTTAGCACTAGCTTACTATAGTGTCTATAGACTGAGTGGTTTAACCAGCTGAACGCTGATTGGGTTAACCAGCTGAACGTTTCACGACTTGGTTGTAATAGTTACGTAATGCAGCAATAGTAGCTGTACTGGGTTTATTCAGTGTCAGTCTATCGCGCCTGTAGTCCTCAGGAGACATCATGTTGTTCACACGCATGATGATCCAATGCTGTTCGATTGGGATGCCTTTGTAGCGTAATAGTCCGTTTAAGTCGTATTCAAAACGAACAGCATCCACAGGATCGATCAGGATGACATCTTCAATATCTGTCTTTAAACTAGACAGATGGTCTTCCAGGACGACTCTGAATCCTTCTTCCGATCCCGTCTGATCGATAAAAGGTAAAGTTTGTTCTAATAAAGACATGGTAATAATCCTACCTTTAGTGTTTTCTTGTTTGTTCTAAAATGTAGATATATACTATTAAAGTAGATAACCACAAGGAGTATCTTTCTATTTTTATCCGTTTAATCCCAATAGACTAAGTCCATTGGGCTTATGTTTAAACCCTATTATTTTTTAGTTCTAAATTAGGAGATCCAATAAGCCATGATAGACAGACAGCAAATCAAGAACAACATCATCGAAAACGAGAACGATATTCGATTGTTGTCCACTACAGCACTTTCGCCATTTGCGCGATATGTGTCATCATCACGTGGCCAGATGTTTTCATCGGCCATTTCCCAACATTTTGTCATCGCCAATAGTGAGCCTAACACTATTCAGACAGGGGCTGAATTTGAATATGGCCGATTTACTCATGCCATATCCACGCCCCATAATATCCGAATAGAGGCCATCGTAGACCGCTATAATGCCAACCACATCACCAACATCGCCCATGTGCCTCAACGTGTCGTCATCTATTCGACTTTCGATGATGGTGGCAATAAGCCTACTTACGGCATGATCGATTTAGTGCGCATGTCGCATAACCATCCTAAGTTCGGTTACTACTATCGTCCTACTCGTGCAGCCGAGAACATCAAAGTCGGTGCATCTATCCCTAAGGATACTGTACTCTACGATAGCCCAGCTAAAGATGAACTCGGTAACTATAGCTTCGGCCGTAATCTCAATACTGCTTACATCAACTTAGAAGGCACGATTGAAGACTCGATCATGATGTCTAAGAAACTCGTCAATGACCTGAAGACCACTGTATTCAATACGTCTACGTTTGAATTGGGATCGGCTGACTTTCCGTTGAACTTATACGGGGATGATGAGCATTACAAAGTGATGCCTGATATCGGCGAGTATTGTCGTCCTACTGGTATAGGCTACGATGGCTTGATCATGGCTAAGCGTGAGTATAAGCCTGAGTTACTCCCTATTACCTTTACCCGTAATAAGACTCGTGTGTTTAACGATGTAACCGATATTGGTTTAGATGGTGGTGGCTACGATGCCCGTGTCGTGGACATTATCGTCTTAAAGCAATCTAAGGCATTATCATCCGTATCACCAGGTGTCATGACCCAGTTGGATAAATACGCGAAATACTATTTGGATTTCTGCGAAAACATCGTGGCTGAGTATCGTAAGATCATGGCCAAGCATAATGGGCAAGTCAATTTCACCGATGAGTTTGACCAACTGATTCGTCATTGCATGGCGTATACGAACTATCAGGACAGTAATGCTAAGTTACCTGCTATCCAGAAAGTCGCTAACTTTGGACGTAAACTGGATGATGTAATCGTGATTGTAACGACTGAAGTGATTAAAGAGATCGGCCCTGGCTTTAAAGTCATGGACTTAGTCGGTGGTAAAGGTGTAATCAACAAGTTGACATTAGTCGATCCGGATGAGTTACCGTACGATCCAGTGACTGGTATCCGTGCTGAAATCGCCATTTCAGGTGAAACCACCTATAACCGCATGAACAGTGGTCGTCAACATGAGCAAGAAGTCAAGTCAGCCATGTTAGAATTAGAGCGGTATATTGCTCAAGTGACTGGATTGACTAAAGACACACCTGGATTGAGAGAGAAGGTATTAAACTTGAAGGCTGATGTTAAGAGAGATATCTTTAACCGTATCGAGTTATTCCTCGACATCATGACGGTGATCCAACATGACGAATATGTCAAGTGGTCTGATAAAGAGAAGACTGAGGATTTGTACCACATCATCAAGTCGCATTTCTATCTCTACATGCCGCATGATAACCCTAAAGACATTACTGTTAGTATCGAACAGTTAAAGTCGTTTGGTCTACTGTCTCCGCCTAATCGAGTCAGGTGGTATAACCATCACCTAAACCGTGAAGAAGAGTCCATCTTACCGATCCGTATCGGCCCTGTATACCACATGTGCTTAGAGAAGATAGGCGACGATGCTTCAGCCGTATCCGCAGCAGCCACTCAACCTAATGGCATTATCGTGCCACTAACCAGTAAGGATAAGTCCATTAACCAAGTACGTAAACAAGCGACTCACTTCCCAGGTGAGACAGAGTTCCGCTTGATCAGTGCCGGTACCATGGATGGCCTGGCAGTCGAGTTACACGATAGGAGTAATAATCCATTAGCGGTTGAAAAGATCATGGAATCCATCTATCGTACCGATACGCCTACTGATATCGATATCGCTATTGACCGTAATGAAGTGCCATTAGGTACCTCACGACCATTGCAGATATTGCGTCAGTTTATCCAATGTGCCGGAGCCAAGATGATGTATACGCCGTTTAGAGCATCTTTACAGAAACGTGCTGAGTTCATCAACGGACGCAATGTCATGGAGATAGAAGACGATGCGGATGAAGATGAAGCAGATGCCGAGGTATTGGATGGTGATGTGACTGATACCAATGATACCGATACGGATAGCGATAACCCAAATGAAACCAATAGCGAAGAGAAGGATGAAAACCATGACGATCAGGATTAATGCCCTGAAACTGATGGATGCATCACCGACTGATGTACTGGCCATGTTCCAAGGCCCTTTGGAAGTGTTGTTCGAAGATGGTAAACTGATCAAGATGGGTGGTACGGAATTGGCTATTAACCGATATGCTTGGGAACTCTTGAAACACCATCCTAAGCCGTATCTTAGTAGCCGCTACCACATCGGTAACTATACCGATACCACGAAGACCTTTACCTCAGCTGCATTTCGTAAGTTATTGTCAGCCGTGATGAATGACATCTTCGACATTGAGATGGCTTCCCTAAACGACAACACAGAGTCTAAACGAGATCAGAACCACCGGGATGAGTACATCTTCTCCGTACAGGATAGGGTGTGGGAAGAGATCATGCAGATCAACAACCGTGTCTTTAACGATGTGTTGGTGCACTACATGCCTTATCACATCGACGGTGGGTTGGATCCATTACTGGAGATCGTCAGGCACCCAGAGATGCGCAAGATAGACGAAGAGAATGTCGTCACATCCGAGTCTGTCCATAGGCGCAATATCGTCGATAAGATCTACAAGGAAAAGACCAACCTGATCAAATCCCATCCTGATTTCAATCAGAACCCTGTGGCCATCATGTTGAAGTCCGGTACGATTAAAGGACCACAACTGATGCAGTGTTTAGGGCCACGTGGTGTATTGACTGATATCGATGGTTCGATCTTCACTGAGCCGATCAAGACTGGATATCTTAAGGGCATGAACCGTGCGTACGATGTACTTGTAGAATCACGTACGGCAGCCATGTCCTTGAATAACCAATCCTCTCCATTACAGTTTACCGAATACTTATCTCGCCGTATGCAGTTCATCGGCATGGAAGTAGAGAACCTACACTTCGGTGACTGTGGGACGGATCAATACATGGTGTTTCAGGTACAGGCTAATCGTCCTGGATACGTGATGACAGACCTTGAGTTGCTACAAGGCATGTATTACTTAAACGAAGAGACGAATCACTTAGAGATGATCACTAAGGCTTCTACTCATCTCTACGGTAAGACGATTAAGTTGCGTACCATCATGGGTTGTAAGCATAAGGATCCTAAAGGTGTTTGTTCGACTTGTTTAGGTGCCATATCGCGTAATATACCAAGATATCGTAATATTGGTCACTATGCCACTGTATCGTTAATGGAGATCATCTCTCAGTTGGTATTGAGTACGAAACACCATGTGGCTTCAGCAGCAGCATCTTCCTTGATATTGTCCGACTATAACAAGCGTTACTTGAAACTGATGAAAGATGGATTGGCATTGGGATTGAGTGACAATATGTTTAACCATTATAGGTCTGTTAAGTTAGTCTTACCGGAAGTCTGTATTACCGGTATGGCTGATTTGATTGAGATTAAGGATGTGTCCTTGTTATCGCCTAAGCGTACGTCTAACTTTAGTCGTATACTATTGGCTACAGTGGATAACAATGGTAAGAAGGATGAGGAAGTATTGGATGTAGCAGGTCTAGACGATGGTGGGTTCTTATCTGCCTATATGCTCAACCACATGAAGGAGTATGGTTGGATTACGAACAATGCCAATGGGACGATTGAGATTGAATTGATCAATATTGATCCTGAAGCATCGGTGATTGAAGTGACAGCCAAACAATCCGACATGTTCCGCTATGCGAAAACGATCGAGAAGCTGATTAAATCTTCCGTATCGGATATTCGTAAGCGTGCGACTGCTACGACACCTGAATCATTCCTGATGGAGCTCTCGGATCGTGTCAACTTGAAACTGGGGATTAACTTATCGATATTGCAGGTGATTGCCTATAGCATGTTAGCGACGAATATCGAAGGTAAAGACTATAGTCTACCTAAGCCATGGACGACTCGTGGTGTGGGTACCATGGATCACTTGTTGTGGGGACGTAGTCTATCAGGTGCATTATCTTACGAGAAGCACTTGTATACTTTAACCACACCCAATAGTTTCAGGTATACGAACCGTACGGATAGTCCGATGGATCAGTTTTTCACGCCTGAACAGATGCAATTACCGTATTTGAAGTACAGACGGGTGAAGTGATACCCTTGCACCATCATTAGACGCTTATAGAAGGCCTCCTACCTATGTCTCCTCGTTGAGGCATAGGTAGGTATACCTTTTGGCCTATATGCCCTAAAACACGCTCTATGGCCCTGTAATCGCTATATAGCTTAAATAACCTCTGTAAAAGGTAAAGGAGCAGACACTATATTTGACATCTGACATTTTCAGGAAGGAAAGAACATGCTGAAGATCGTAGCGAATCACCTGGGTGTGACGCTCTATCCAACATGCGATAAACATTTAGATTGGATACGTCCATTCAATAGACGTTATATTGCATTCCAGTCTTACTGGGATCCACGTCAAAGACGTAAAGTCAATACGCCAGTAGCTTCTTTTTTATTCTTCAGAGCAGACAGAAGTGAAGTTCGTTTTCTAAGAACGATGCTGGATGAACTTAGGAATGATTTAAAAGGACAGCGTTTAATAGAAGGATTAGACTTTTACGTAGAAGAAGAGTATCACGATGTGCCTAAGACCAAGCATCTAACGATGAAACCAGATTGGGTACCGAGGGAAGAGCAGGCTAAAGCCATTGAGTTTGTAAAAGGAATAGACAGTGGTGCTATCTTACTACACTTACAGACAGGTGGTGGTAAGAGTAGTCTGGCTTTGTATTTAGCTTCTACTGTATTTAAACATTGCTTTGTGTGCGTGATGAGGCCGACATTCATCGGTACTGGCCCTAGTACAGGTTGGTTAAAAGCGATTAACAAAGACATGGTAGGCTTTAAGAAGCACGAAATTTGTACTGTTAGGGGATCGGAACAACTGATTTCCCTGATGAACGAGATACTGGATAAGGGACACAATCCCTATAAAGCCATCTTGTTATCCTCTCGTACGATACAGAACTATCTGTCTACTTACGAGGACAATAAGGATGATCCTAAGCTATTCGAGAACAAAGGCTATCCGGTTAAACCTCAGGATTTCAGTAAGCTATTAGAAGTAGACATGGTTTACTACGATGAAGCACACTTTGACCACAACTTCGTGTGCCACTTAGTATCTACGATTAATACTAAGCGATTCATTGGCATGTCTGCGACTCCGGATGCCGATATGGCATTCCAGAACCGAATGATGAAATTACTCTTTCCACTGTCTAAACGATACGTGCAGAAAGTGGCTAATGTTTATCAACAGCCTATCGCATGGCATTATCAATTCAAGCGCCCTGAATACCTAAGAGTCACGACTAAGATGGGTTATAGCCACATCTTACTGGAACAGACCATCATGAAACGTGGCTGGATGATGGATGCTTACTTTAAGTTGATCAAGAAAGCCATCGATGATTATTTCTATCCTAAGCATCAGGCCAATAATAAGCTAAGGTGTGTGGTCACTGTAGCCACCATCGAGATGGCTCGTGAACTCAAGAACTATATCGAAGAGCAATATACAGGTATCTTCGAGAAAGTCACTACGTATGTGGAAGGTGAAAACGTGTCTAATCTATACGGTGCGACACTCTGTGTCTCCACGATTATCGGTGCCGGTACTGGGCACGATATACCGATGTTGGCAACTGTCATCATGACGAATGCCATCTCCTCGACTAAGAGTAACTTACAAGCCATTGGGCGTTTACGTAAGTTGGAGATAGAGAACATGCCGGATATCGAGCACAGTTTCGTGTACTTTGTGGCTGATAACTTGGATCAGCATGTTAAATACCACCACAAGAAGGTCAATGAGACATTCAAGGGCAGGACACTGCCTATTAGGAATGTTGATACTGGCGTGATTATCTAGACTGTTTATAGCGAAGATAGGGATGCTCTAGTGATAGAGTGTCTCTGTCTTTATACCCTAAGTAGCCTAATCAGGCTTATTTTTTTAGTATAAGGAAATAAGAGATGTCGTTGAGTTTGAAAGAAGCATTGCAAAACGCTGGTATTCGTCAGAGCGTGAAGAAGACTGTTTACACACGTGAAGAAGTCTTGGCTCGCATGGATGAATTAGATGCAGAAATGGGTAAGACTCGTAATCTACACAACATCCTAGAAGCACTGGATGATGCGATCGTAGCAGTACGCTATTACGTACGTAACGAACAAGATGAAACGAATAAAGGCACTGTATTGCTTAACCTTGATAAACGATGCCGTAAGATCTATACGGTCTTGGCTAAGGTATTACAGGCATTCATCAACCGTAAAGATAAAAACGATGATGTCGTGTACATGAAATTTGGCGAATATGTAGCTTATGGTGCTGTTTGCACAGTGACTAAAGAGCCTAAGTTCGACATCAAGAAGACCATCGTCGGTAAGAAGACACGTGCATTCATCGTGACGTTGCGTAACATCAAGCAAGACTTGACACCTGAGATGGTGGATGTTGTTTACCTGAAGGGTACGCGTACTGATGAAGAACTCTACGCTAAACTGGTCTTGCCGGTAGTAGAAGCACCCACTGAGGAAGATACAAGCGTATCTACCGAAGAAGCGAAAGAGCCTACTGAAACAGAAGAACCTGTTAAAGAGGAAGTAGTTAAGCCTATTGAAGTACCTACTGAGGTAGAGTCACCTGTTGATGAAGCTAAGACTGCTGAGGTATCTACCGAGGCAGAAGTAATAGATACAACCACTAACACTGAACAAGAGGAATAAACATCATGGCTAAAGCACCAACCAACTATGCTGCCGCTAAACGTATCGTATCCAATATCCGTGGATTGCCGACATCATTAACCCGTAATTGGAAGATGATGCCGTCTAGTTACGATAACATCGCTACAGTGCTTCGTCAAGACTTGGCTAAGAAGATCGATCCGTTTGAGCAGATCATCGACACCAAGAATGAATACACACGCTTGAACGAAGAAGCCGAGAAAGCCGCTAAAGTCTTCATGGAGAAACACACCAAAGAAGGTAAGTACGATTTCCCAGCAGCATTGAAAGAAGCGTGTGAAACATCTTTAAAATACATCGATAAAGATGCCAATGTACTCACCAAGCCTTTTACACCCAACATGTACAAATCCGTCATGGTGGTGACTTACGTCTTGACTCTGACTGCTATTATGTTGAAAGAAGAGAAAGACAAGGCTAATGCCGATAAGAAGAAAAAGGCTGAAGAAGAAAAGAAGTCGAAAAGGATAGTACGTACCCGTAAGCGTGCTAATCCTGAGTAAATTACGGTTTACATTGCAACATATACCCTTAGCCACCTATAGTCCATTACGGGCTATAGGTGGTGTAAGGAGTATGTTCTACTTCTTTTTTACTCTCCTGTAATGTACATTACAGTTTCGTATAGGTTAGATGGTCTTTACATGGCTACGTTATCACTATCGTAGTAATCCAATACTTGGTATACATCGGGTGCACTATACAAACGTTTAGTGATCTCCATGGCGTTCACGAATCCACCGGATAAGTTAATCCCACAATCACGTCTATCTCTCTCACTAACACCTTCGATGCTGATGAGTTCTTTTACTAAAGTCTCACGTGAAGTATTCAGTGTACTATTGGACTTCGGATAAGACGATGTTACGTCTATATCGGCATTCTCACGGAAGATGAAGGTAATCAACTTACGGGCATCTTTAAAGTGGTTCTTACCTTGTTTCACCAACAAATCAGCCCTTAAGGTAACAATCCAGTCATCCCTACCTATCAGTCGTTTATCCAGTTCTATCTCATTGTTCTTACCACCTGTACCGTAAGCATAGCCATCTTCCAAGTTAATCCAATGCATATCACAAGCCAATCGTCTAGGCTCAGACTCGTAGTCCTTATATTCACACGTCTCGCAGTCCGATACCAAACTAAAGGAAATATCCATGGTTTGTTCATCAAGATACTCTAGAGCGATGCAGTCGAACTTATTGTAGATGATGTATTCGAACGGATACTTAGACTGCATCTGGATGTGCCAATCTACTGTACCGACCAGTGTATTTGTCTCTTCGAACTTTAACTTACGGATAAGTGAGTTGTGTCTGGCTTTCTCGATCTCTTTAGGAGAGGCACCTTCACGTACAACATCAGGGAACTCTTTAGTTAAAATAGCATCTAAAGAGTAAGAGGGCTCTTTACCTTTGTGTTTCCTATTACCGTAATAGTAACACATGCTGTCTACGAAGGTAAAGGATGCTGCTACTGTTACTTGTGGCCATTTCTCGAAGTTAGAGAGATTACGCCATGTGCCTTTCTTCGTGATCATCGAATCACGACCAGGATAGTATTTAAACATCCTAAATGGTTTAGGCACAGTCGGATGGGATAACAAATCCTCTATCTGATAGTCAGCACGTTGACAGGCTTCTATCGTACGGTTAATATCGTAATCCATGTTCCATGCCACGATGAAATCAGGCATCCATTCATGTGCTTTAGCGAATACTGTCTGTAATACTTCAATTTCACTGTCGCAGATTACGAACTCTTGCTGTATCTTACGCTCTTGGTTGATCTCGTTAAGATAAACATCATCTGCCTGATACAGTCGCTTATACATGTCCTCTTTTGACATGTTCGGATACTTCTCTTGTAAGAAATGCTTATCGATGGCGGTAATGACTTTGTCTTTATAGGTTAGAGAGGCTATTTCTACCCATTCCCATCTATTCCTATCTCTAATGTTAGTCTCTACGTCAAATGCCGCTACTGTACCACCTAGTTGAATACCTTGTGCTTCTTTACGGTTATTGTATCTAAATTTGAGTTCAGAGGCACTGGATAAGTCAGAACCGTAAGTATAAGGCCCTCTGACGATGTCTTCCCAGTCTTCCCATTTCACGAATTGTGGTTTATACCCTAGTGCTTGAGCTGCTTCTTTCCTCAAGTTCATCTGCGAGCATTTGATCTCTTGGCACCAGTCTATAGGCACACGCTCTTTCTTTTGCTTATGGTGCCTGTGATCTCTGTTACAGACCCAGAAGGTGCGCTTATAGTCTTTATACAGCTTTACAGCTGGTCTCGTCGTACCATCTTCTAAAACATCGATGACTTTGGCTAAGTGTAAGTCAAAGTCCACGTCTTTAGGTGGTGGTAAATAGATTACATTACGGCAAATGGTGCCGACTACTTTTTTATCCATGTTACGTCTGTCCTCTCTATGGTAAGGCTATGAAAACCAAGCCTAGTCGATATATTTAACACAAGGTATTTTGCGTCGTTAAATAGTCTACTCTGTTGTAAATGATCTACTTTATAATCTAGAAAGAAGGAAGATGAAGTTATTCGATTTAGAGATCAGTAACGAGATGGTGAATGAGTCCAATGTCCATCTCTATACGTCGGATCTGATGAAAGACTTAAGTGCTGCTTATCGTTATTTAAGGGATAAGGACAATGTCCGTACTGTCTATAGCGATACAGTGGGACTGAAGATGATTACCGATGCGATATTCAGGCACACAGGTATCAAGATGGAAATCATCAAGAATGCACCATTATTCGCCATGATGCCGCCTGATTTGAATAGAAACCATGTACTCTTAAAAGAAGCACATGAAATTAAAGGTTATTACAGTGCAGGTGAAGTGCGTAAGAAACAAGGTAAGATAGAAGGCAGTATCGATTTGAAGAACTTCAAGGTAGGTGGTGATTTCAGTAAGATGACAGTACAGCTCTATATCGATCCGTACATGATCTTCGATACCGATTATCGGGATGAGGTATTGGCTGCTATTACGATGCATGAAGTAGGTCACGCATTCTCTTACTTTGCTTTATCGGCACACCAGTATAGTGCTAATTTACCCTTACTCAATACACTGAATAAGATCACGAATACTGAGAATACAGAAGAGATCAAACTCATCCTGAAAGAATGGAATGGCTATAGTAGTACGACGACTAAAGTGAGTGAAGACTTAGCCACTAAAGATAAGAGAGTGATCGTCGAAGCTATCGTCGTGAATAAGCTACGTGATGAGCGTTCGATTACGAAACACACTGAATACGATAAGATCAATAGCGAACATTTAGCCGATAAGTTCGCTGTGCGTATGGGTGCCGGTACTTACTTAGCTGAAGGACTCGATATCCTGAATCGTACGTATGGCAGTCGTTATCGTGGATTGGCTAACTTTATCGGATACGAATTGAAGTTATTCACTTATGGTTTCTTTACTCTACTATTGCCTGAAACATCAGGACAATACAAAACACGATTCCACAAGTTCTTGGCTATATTGTTAGCTTACTCGAATACATCCGATGGTGTATACGATCATGATGTCAATCGTTTTACCCGTATACGTAACGATATGGTCAGTATGCTGAAAGATGAAACGATCAATAAGACAGTCGGTGAACGTATCCGTAATGATATTAAAGAGCTAGACGACATTTTGTCTAATTATAAGCACTATATTTCAGCATTCGGATATCTAGTCGACTTAGTCGTACCGAGTAAGAGACGACTCTTAGCACAGACTGAACTGTACGAACAACTGGAAGCTTTATCTTCCAACCCATTATTCGTGGCTGCGTATGATTTACGCACTACGGCCGGTTCTTAACTTATACAGACTGAGCCTATCGGGCTTAGGATGTAAACCTATCTTCTTTTCTAAAAGGAAATGTAAACATGTCTATACAAGCTACTATACGTGATATCGCGAATACTTCGTTCTCTACTGAAGATCGTTCTAAAGCCATTTCATTGGCTGTTGCGTCAGTATTGGTACTCTCTAGCCAGAGACACATCGCTGATGTCAATAGCTCGGAAGAATACGATGCCTCATTCGCACGTGCACATCGCTCGTTTATTAGCGAGTTGAATGAATCCGTTCTGTTCGATGTGCGCTATGCGACAGACTTGACTCGTCGTCTTTACGATGCGTTTAACACCATGAAGCATCCGACTCTGTCTCATGTTCGTCTGTCTGCTTTGCCATTCCCATTCTCTTTGTTCGGTATCGACCAGTACTTGAACAGCCAAGAGATCGAGTGTTTTAATAACAACGCAGAAGGCATCGTGAAGATCATCAACTTGTTTACCTCTAGCGAAGCTGTTGAGAACCAAGACGTGTTGTTTAATTACGATCAAGGCAATAAAGAAGAGAATGTGGTTGATGCAGTAGAAGATATAGTCGATGCTGTCGCTGATACGGTAAACAAAGACTAAGGAATAATAACCATGGGATTTGAACTATTCAATAAGGATACCGTGGATGTGGATTATCCGACTGAACACGATGTCGATACCGAAGTACCGGTGAGTGATGTCATGTTTACAGGCGATACAACACACATCTACGAGAAAGAGCATTCGATCTTAACTTCCCCTAATACCAGACGTGTGCCATTGGTACATGTTCCTGATGAGTTGACTGTAGAGTCTGTACTTAATAGGGCACGTGCACACGAAGCATTTAAAGAAGCAGCTAATAACAGCAAACACTCTGCTAGCATCGGTAAAGTGGATGACTCTGACCTTGCCCGTGCTCAAGAAGAGCGTTTCGATAAAGAAGATCAGCTCAAGCTACAGAAAGCAGAAAACCGCAAAGAAGCCGCTAAAGAGTTAGGTGATCAGCTCGTCTCTATCGCCAAAGCTACTGGTAAAGGCGTAAAAGAAGTCGCTCGTCTAGCGTATAACTTATCCTTAGGTAAGAATGTATCGGCTGATAATTTCTTAACCGTACAGGGATTGAAGAACTCGTTTAAGAAAGGATAAGCCACTATGTCTAAATACGGCTGGGATGATACGGATACTGTCGCTACTACAGATAGCCCGTTCACTAACCCGACACCAGAGGAACTTAATAGCACGGCTCCTGTAGAGACACGTAATGTCATCAAGATCGAAGATGTACTGAATGTACCGAAAGAGGCGATAGCCAATACGGAAGAATTGCAAGAGTCCATCGATAAGACAGAAGAAGATATCAATCAGACTTCAGTCGCAGTAGAGCAACTGAAAGATCTACTAGCACACATCGTGAAGATGAAACAAGTCTCTAAAGAGACACGTAGTGCATTACTGGCTATTGTACCTACAGTAACATTAGAAGCAGCATCGGAATACACATCCGTGCCTTCTAACATGCAGGTGACTGAAACAGCGACAGCCTGTCACGATGCAATCTGTATTACACAGACCAAACATGTCGATCAGCTCTCTACTGCCCTGTTTGGTAATGTTATTGCCTTATACGCCAATGACAGCGACATCCGTACATTGGATGCATTGAAAACCCAAGTAGATGGTAAGATTGAACACTTGAAAGAAGTGTCTGATTACTTCGATGATGATTTCTATCAGCTACGCCTAGCGATACTGAAAGTAAAACAAACCATCGTTAACAGACTGAAAGCTGTAGACGAGGATGAGACTTATCGTATCCATCCTGAGTTTAGAGAACAAGTCATTTCTCAAGAGGCTTACGATGCTTCTGTTAAGTTAACAGAACAAGATGACTTCAGTGCCTTGATGAATATCGTTAAACTCTCCTTAGTGAAGTTTAAAGAGCGTCTGGATACTGAGTCTAAGATGAGTCCTTGGAAAGTCATCCAAGACTATAGACGTGATGATAATGCACTGGATACTGCACGTAATACACGTGAGTATTTTAACCAAGTCGTTACCCAACAACTAGACCTTGTTAATAAGAGCATTACAGAGCTCTATAACGGCGTTTTAGACATGGGTGAGGGTAAGGTACACTTTAACGCGATAATCGAATCTAAGCGCATTCTAGATGCCTTAGTGAACGATTATTTAAATAGTGCGCGTAATACTGCCTACGACAGTAAACATTACTTGGCTAAGTTGGATGTAATAGATGCTGGTGAGAGTGATGAAGATATTGCTCGTGCAGTCCATGATTTGATCTTTATTAGTCCGTCTGATTTGGTAGATATCCAATATAAGTCTTACTTACATGCTTATCGTTCAGCTGAAGCCTATGCTAACTATATTGGGTTCTATCACCAGGTAGCAGAAGCATTGAACGCACTAAGTGGACATGAGGGTGAAGTCGTACGAGTAACATTGGGTGATCACGTGCGTAAGCTAGGTGAAACCATCACTGCGATGGCTCGCTTAGACGCAGCAACACACAACTTCATCTTGCAGTATACCGATACACTGAAAGCGGCTCAGTTGTCATTGCTGATTGTATTATCTGCGATGAAACTACCTGAAGTGGGTGAAGTCGTGACACATGGTGTATTGAGTCAACTTGAGAATGTCAGGGCACATGCTGTCATGGCATTGAAGCACTATAAACCTGAATTAATTAAGTAATAGAACATAAACCTTATACCTCCTATAGCCCGATGTGGACTATAGGAGGGTAAGGGATATGCTGTTACTACTTTTTTTTAATTTAGATGTTGTCTATATCGACTCCACGTTTAGAGTGCTCGATGAAGTTAATCAACACATCTTCCTCTACCGTGAGTCGCTCATCCGGTAATACAGTCAACCGTTTCTTCAGTGTGGCTCTCTTACCTTCATCCATTACAGTAAAGGATACGATCGCATCATCACCACCGAAGTTGTTAATCGTACAGCCTATTACATCATCACCGTATTCTTTCACCAAACGAGCGATAATCGTAGACTTAGATACTGTCTCACGGCCCATCTCTTCATTCAAGATCGCTATCGTAGACTCGGATATCTTCTTACGTACATCCATGTCTGCTGCGACTGTAGACGATACAGTTAAGTTGACACGTAGTGATTGAGAAGCATTGATCATCGTCGCGATGCCTTCATTGTAGATCACGTTGATCTGTCCCATCGTAGCTGATGGATAATATCGTATACGTGTCTCTTCCAATGTGTTCTCATTCATCTCTTTTAAGTCATCGGTTAACCAGTCGATGAATGTCTCAACAAGCTCTTCACGATAATCACGTGTAATATCATCCGTCGCAAACCAATACGCACCATCGATCAGCATGATCTCCAGTCGTCTGACGATCTTACGTGGCTCTTTGATGATCGGTTTGCCATCACTGTCTTTCTTGGTATCGCCTACACGATGTAAATAGACTGGTTGTCCTTTACTATCGAGTACCTGTTCACCCTTACGATGTCTTAAGTTATACGTTACTTTACCATTAACGACATTCACTTTAGAACCTGTTACCTTATCGGTATCGTAGACATCTTCGCTATAGAGTAAGGGTACATCAGCTGTGTATTTCTCGTAGACGATGTCATCGGCGTAAGTGCGGGCACGAGTCCAGAGGTATTTTAAGCTATAGCCTAAGCGTATACGGATAGACTCCAGTAGGATAGCCTTAGCATCTAGTTCAAGTAGATGCGTACCACGGATGTTATCGAGTTCAGTACGAGACCACTTAGGTACATTACCGTATAAGCCGAATAGGAACTGATATTCAGTCTCCAAATCCACTGGTAAGTTCACCAATCCACTGTTACGGAATGAGAAGTTAGTCAGTATCAGTCTATCGTTACCATCGACATCGAATTTTGTATCAATGTTAAACTCGAAGATAGGCTCTCGATTACGGTTACGACCTACCATTCTACCCTGAAGATAGACGTAGTTATCTTTATCGCCATGAGGCGACAGGAGTATCTGTGCCCAATACGCTTCATCCGGATAGTTCTTATACGCATCGTTAGACTGCATCTCGATACGGATGGTATAGCCACGCTCTGTCTTATAGACCATGTAAGTATCGGATATGGTTAAAGAGGTATCCAATACTTCATTGGACTGTTTGTAATACTTGGTAATGGCCTTAGGGTTATCCAAGTAATAAGGTCTCAGTTTAACGGTTTCACGATCACCATCTACTACGTAATGAAAGGGCGAATAGTAATACTCGTGGCTATTGACCATACGTGCTTTGTTTTCAGAATTCATCTGGTTGATACGCGTTACTTCACTCTTATCGACTAATTTAAGCTTACCATTCTCCATGCGATAGATGGTATCCGGTGTAATGGTAATACGCTTATCGTTATCGATTACGGTACCGATACCTAATAGTTCAGCCGTAGAAGTGATCAGTGTTTCAATCGAAGCAGCAGCTGGCGTTAACAAAGACTCATTCGTCGGATCAGGTAAGGATCTGGTTGCCCAATAGTCACGTGTGGTCACGTAGTCGACTACCTTAATCACCTTGAACTGGTTATCCTGTAGCTTATCCGTTATAGCCCGATTAGAGACAGGTACCAGATTAGGACCAGTAGTGTTATTGACCACACGATCTCTCAGTTCACTGAAAGTCAATGGATCACGTCCTTGGGAGATAAAAGATCGTGAGAAGATAAAGCAATCCTTAATACCGGTCAATGCAGACGAGTATTCGGATAAGTTATCATTCCTACCTTTACCTTTAGGATTGAAATCGTAGGTAAATTGATCGATGGTATAGTTCTCCAAATTCATGGTGACTTCACCGATCGTCGTATAGATCTCTAGCTTAATGCGTGCACCCATCGTACTGTAGACGATACCATTAGAACCTGTATTAGAACGATTGTATACAAGAGGTACAGAGACATTTAAAGTATAGTCTTCTGCATTCTCGATCAGTTTCAATACTGCTGTAATGCTGTTAACATCGTAGATATCAGGTGCATGGGTGGTCTTGATCTCTTTCCAACCTGTTCTGTCATCGCCATGGTAGACACGACAGTAGTAGTAATAGTCACTGAACGTGGACTGGATATTGACTTTGTTATCCAGTACGATAGAGTCTTCTATCGTGATCTCACGTGCCTGTATCGCATCGACAGTAATATTCAAGCGATGGGCACCTTGGTTTGCAGCAGCAACCTCATGCTGAGCGATATTAGACTTTAGTGTCTGTATCGGTGACTTTTCAGTCGTATCGTACGTGACTTTAAAGCCACCATGCTTCAGCTGTTTGATGTCGATCGGGTAGTCTACCAAGAAGTCTACATCACCTACCGAGATACGCATGCCTCTGGGGATACGTAATAAAGATCCACTACCATCTGGTAAGGGACGCATCATTTGCAGTATCTCTTCGTAGCTAAATGATATTACAAACTGTGCTTGTGCCGGTAAACCGAATACACCTACCCAGTCTAAGTCGGATAGGTGCGGATATAAGTCTTCGTGTGTTTGAGCTGATACCGGATAGAGTCTACGAGTTAATAACCAACTCTTACCGATGTTACCAGCAGTTTGCATGGCAGACATCTCTAGGAGTAATGCACCTGGGTTCTCTGCTGATATAATGCCGTATTCATTGTCCAGTGTCTTAGAGATCAGTGCTAAAGCATCTCTCTGTAATAAAGCAGGAGACATGCCATAACGCACGACATTCTTCACGATGCCACTGACATCTGTTTCTTTAGTATCCATGTTACTCTTTTATTCCTTTTCTTACACTAAGCACAGTGCGCTTAGCGTATTGTGGTTAAATATTTAGCCAAATGTGGCTGCTGCTTTCAATGTACGGATGTGGCTCTTCACTGTGGCTAGAGGACACCACCACTCTAGTTCACGAGTCGTCAAATCGATACGGGGATAGCATTTATTATTCAAGATAGGTTGGTATTTCTTCTCTACCTTCACCATGGTCTTTAATCTATTCTCATGGCGCATCAGTGGATTGAAATAACAAACCGTTTCGTTGAATTGCTGGATCAATATCTCGTCGAGGTATATCGCCCCACTACAAGCAAACTCTATTTCAGTGGTCTTATCGGCATAAGGCCTAGGGTTCTCGGCTGTTTGCTGATAATCAAACACAGGGCCGATGTCTATAGACCTAGGGACAGCATAGCCTGTAGCAGCCATCTCTTCTACGTAAGTACGTGTCTCGTCCATGATTAAGCGGTAGATACGTGTCGTATAGTCTAATCGTCCATTGAATAGGTATTCAGGCCAAGGAGCCATGCCGTAAGGCTGAGATACGACAAAACCAATGTAGAGTATCCAGAAGTAATAAAGATAGAGTGTTGCATTGCCTTTCATCGAGTCTAAGGATAAGTTTAGACTGTATTCATGCGTATAAGTCATGGGGCCATCGACCATGATGTGGACTTCCTTCATGAGGCCTGCATTACCACTTAGGATGCCTAATTGAGAGGAAGGCCATCCTGTAAGTGATTTAACAGTATTGTCACTAACCGCGATAAAAGGATAAGATGGATCGACTAATGGTGTCGCGTCTATATTGCGCGGTTTGACAGCACCCTGCATCTCACCTGCTAATCGCTTAGCCATACGGGGCGATAAGATCATCCTGATGGCACGCATGATGCTATTAGCCTCTGTAGTCAATAAAGGCACCATAGGGCGATTAGCTTTCAGGTTCTCTGTCGCTAAATTCAAATCAGGTCGTGTAGTGAATATATAGCCTGCCTGATTGGTATTAGGCTTGAGCATCGTAGGGTTCTGTAAGATATTGGCACCCTGGAATACCGAAGTCATGGCTCTGTCTAATGGAAAGCCATGCTTAATCGCTATTAAATCATTTATCACCTGTCTGAAATCATCGAAGTAATCACTACCCAATACCGAAGCATCGAATCGGTTATTGGTCTCTTGTCTAAACGTAGCGATGACATCCGCTACTTCTTTAAACGCTCTATTCCCTGATTGGGATACGTAGTTGTCAGCCATGTTTATTCGTTCTTCTTTCTTTTAAGAGTAATAGGTCACATGCTGTGTTTAGCATAGTCTAGGTCTCGGTGTGGCTTGTTATTTACATTAGTCTGAAGCACTGTAGCCCGTATACAGGCTATAGGATCATTTGCTTTATTATCTGTAACGTTACTAAATAGGAAAACATATCCATGGATATCATTCGTTCTGGAATGAATGTGGTCTCTGCTATCGCATCTTCCGTATATGGTATCGGTCGAAACATGCTGGGTAATGTGGGTGATGTACGCGCAAAATCACTCTCTCAGTATTCGACTGATCTACAACTTCGTCCTGTGTTTGCCATCGAGAAAGAGATCCTCAATGACGAGAAAATCGACGTATTGATGCAGGCAGGATTGGCGAACTACGCTGGCTTCTATATCGTTGCTTTATCCATCGACAACACCATCAATGGTGTACGTGTCGGTAAGATGGTCGGTAAATACAGCCCTAACCGTGATGCGGTAGGTAGTGCACTGGATTTCTTGGGTGAGAACATCGCTTCTGTATCACGTGAAGACTTTAAAGTAGACATCCCCGAATACGATCGTCCTACTCTGTCTACATTGGGTTTCAAGAGTGGATTGCGTTCCATTCCTTCTTTACCTGAAGCTTATTTAAAACAACTTGAATTGCGTACTGAAGCAGCTTATGCGACTCGTGAAGAAGCACAAGCTGAAGCCGATAAGATCAATGCCGCTAATGCAAAAGAGAAAGCACAAGAACCTGACACCAAACCGACTCCTGTCTATCCTTCTACTAAGGTAGCAGAGCAGTCCATGCGTGATGAAATCAATAAACTGCAATCACTGGCGATTGGTCGTATCTTGACTGTCACTGTCTCTCGTGACAAACAGTCTGCCGATATTAACATGGTGCTGAAACCTGAACTGAAGTCTCTTCGTTCTAATCTCTTAATCGATGTGGCTAACTTGAGTAATAAACCCACTTCGATGCGTGATCGTTTCATTGCTTACTTTAAGCGTGGTACGATTGCCAGTATGTTGGATTACTTGGTGTGTTTGGATTTGATCCAGGCACACAGACGTGCTCTGGTACAAGATACAGCAGGCTACTACGAGAAAGTCCATGACCGTATCGTGAATAACAAAGTGGCTGCATTGTTGACTGGTGAATTCAGTGTTGGTACGGTTGCTAATACTTGGATTATTTCCGATACGACCGCATTGCGTCTGCAAGCCTCTATCGGTGGTAAACTCGATAACTACGCGGTACGCAATAAGTTCATGGAGAAATCAGGTGTCATGACCCTGATCGTCTATAATCCTGACCATCAGCGTGTCTATATCTACAACCACGGTATCGAAGATGTTACCGATATCGGTATTAACTATCTGGTTAAGAAATCAGAGTCCAAGTCTTTCGACATGGATATCTTCAAGATGCTCTCCCAAGGTAGTGCACCGATCGTATAGAACGATCTATACGACGTCCTAGCGACTGCTAGGAGTGAGTAAATTAAACAACAGAAGGCTCGGTTATCCTAGAGAGGGTAACTGAGCTAACTAACCTATTATAACCCTTTTTTAGTATCCGGAAAGGACGATAGAAACATGGATCTATCCAGTATCTTCAGTCGCATCGGTAACAGTTTTCGTGGTGAAAACATCACCGATACCTTGATCGCTACACGTAATCAGTTGCGTGATGGCGCACAAGAGGCGATTGCTTTGTGTATTAAAGACACCGCCAATATCGATTTCAGCAAGAATCCTGAGTATAACAGCACGTTGTCTACAGTACGCCGTCACTATGGCAAAGACACACTGAAACTGAATCTCTTTCAGTCATTCGGCTATATCCTACAGCGGTGTGATCATGAACTCAGTCAGCTGATTGATCTCTCTGGCCATTATTTCACCGAAGAAGTCGACAAAGACAGCTTAACTTATCAGCGCACGACGATTATCAGTTTGGGTGAAACCATCGATTTCGTGGCGACATTCATTCCACGTTATGCTCGTTATGTTATCGCTAAACAGACTGAACTCAGTGGTGGTGAGAAAGTAGACAAAGCACTGACTCGTGCTCAGCTCAATTACATTAAAGAGAATCTGCTGGCGTTTTACAAAGCACTCTCTACTGTAGCCAAATCAGATACCGATATTAAAGCCATCGTGAAATCCATCCCTGAAGTGGTAGTGAGTGATGATGCTTCCCGCATGTTCGATGAGCGTAAGTTGAATCCTACAGGTGCCGCTTCCCGTTTTGTCTCAGCTACCTTCAATCCGTTCTATTACATCGGTATGGCCATCGTACAGTGGCAGCACAGCCGCTATACTCAAGCTAAGACTGAAGCTGAAACCATCAAGATTGAGTTGGAAGCATTAAATGCTCAAGCACGTAATGGTCAAGTAGATGCACTGACAGAGCGTCAGCAAGACATGGCTCGTGAGCGTTTGAGTAAGCTTGAAGCTGAAATAGCCTCTTACGAGAAGAAAGCACTCTCTACAGTGTACTAAGGAGACACGACTATGCATGTACAAGCTATAGGTGCTTTCCGTATCGGTGATTTAGGTAAATCGGATATGGTAGAGTTAGCACAAGATGGTTATACTCTACTCTACGTACCGATAAAAGAAAGACAGGAGACTTCCAGGTCTCCTTATCATCGTTTAAGTCGTAAGATAGAAGCAGCGACTTACAATCGCTCTATCTTTAAGCAGAATGAATTGCCGGATCGTTCATTCGTGATGTTGGGTCATGCTGATGTGGATAATCTGCACGTCGTGGCGACGAATCATCCGGATTGGTTCGATGGTAGTTCTAAAGAAGCATTCTTGAATCGTGAACATGTCTTTAAATTGGCTTATCGTGTATTTGGTAAAGACATTATCGGCATGTTCCGTAATGTCGCATTGAAAGGTCACGCCAACTTATTCATGTTGCGTTACTTTAGCGATGTGTTAAAAGACATTGATTTCTACGGTAAAGCTGAAAAACCTCGCTACGATTTGTTGGCGTATAAAAGGATGCGTATCGATCACTATACGCATGACATTGCTCTAGCTGACTATAACAACCTAGACTTTAACTTCAATACGGCTAAAGACAACATAGACGACTATGTTCCTGTTAGTACGAATGCATTATCTACTAAAGCATTCATCGAAGCATGTTTGCGTAAAGGTGGGATATTGTATTTGGTGGAAGTGATGAACATGCTCTACGGCAGTGTATTGATCGTCACGAAAGAAGTGAGGTAAAATGGATACGATATTGATGGGTACCCGCATCGTCGTAAGAAGATGATGCGGGTGTTATCCGGTAATTAACAACTATATTAACGACTATTTTAATCACGGTAGACTAAGCCACCGTGCTTAGTGTAAACCACATTTAAAGGTAATAAAGAAATGGCTATTACATTTAGCGATTTTGATTTGTCTCGTGAAGAAGACATCAGTAGTGGTGTCGTGACAGACGATGCTGAAAAAGATCCGCATGAGTTTCGTGATGATCTTTCAGAGGCAGAAGATGGTGTCACTACTTCCGATGAAATTGAACGTGTGGCGAAGATCGTCCAAGTAGTGGAATCACTGGAATCATTCCGTGAGGATTTGTTGAAATACGAAGATACCGATGCTTCGATGTCTCGTGAAGATGCGATGACTTTGGGTTCTCGTATTGCATTCACGTATGCGAATCACGGTGTGCCTATGGATTATCCGATCCACATGAGCACTGAATCCATGTCTCACTTTGGAGTGAATCGTCTAGAAGCATCAGTAGAGCAACTCGATTACCACATCGACATGCTCTCTACTGAAGCGATGGGTATTTTCGAGAAGATCAAGAAGAATGTCGCTGATTTCTTCGGCAATGAAATGAATAAACTGCGCCGCATGGAGAAACACATCGATAATGCCATTGAGCGCGTAGAGAATAGCGATACTTGGGCAACCAATGAAATTCCTGTTGCTGGTGGTAGTTTGCTAACAGTAGGTGGACAATTCAATCCACAAAAAGTGTTCTCTAACTTAGAACAACTGATCGAATCTGAACTGAAAGGTAAGGTATTCAATACCTATATCCAAGGTCTGGAGCGTATTAACGATATTATTGGTAATACTACTTTTGGCGATATGGAAATTGGTATTAAGAAGATACTGGACAGTAAACTCTTCATGCTCGGTCGTCCTTTTGTAGAGACTAAGAATGGTGTTACCAACTCACGTGAGCAACGCGCATTTGAAGCATTCGTATCGGATGGCTTACAGATCGAGATGATAATGCCTACAGGTGTGGGTAGACTGATCCCTGAAACTAAACTGATGAAGTCAGGACAACTGGGTTCTGATGTCAACAGTAAGAACGCTGGTGTTAGACGTGGTTCGTTTAAACGGATTAAACCACTCTCTAAAGAAGAAGTGATTGGTTTGTTGAAAGACTACAAACAAGTGATCAGTAACGCACTGTCTGAAAATGAAGTGACTACGATTGTTAAAGACTTCATTAGGCGTGTTGAACGTTTAACTGAAAATAAACCACAGTACGAAGCTGAACGCCAACGTATTCGTGAGATACTAGAAGAAGGATCTGCCGGTAAAACACTAGGTGCTGTGGCACACAATGCAATAGGCATGCCTGACTATACGATAAAGTTACTTCGCGCATTGAAGACAGGTAAGGTAGCCATTCCTCTGTTTGCTATCGCTAACTTCTACGCCATGCCAGTGATGGCTAGGAATATTATCTTAGGTCTACAAGATAACGCAGACAGCCACGTAGCCAGACAGTCGTCTTACCAACACGGTAAGTTAGCTAATTTCTTACATGGTTTAGGGGTAGGTTTCCTTCAGAACTTCATCGAATACCAGTGGGGTAAGAGAACCATGCGTTTCCAGAACTTGGCGATGACATTCTGTTATAGCTTGATGCGTGATGCTTATGGTGGTATCGCATCAGTAGGTAATGCCTTAATCGGCCTTGCTGATGTCCACATCGATAGTAAACATTAACACTTATAGATAGCCTACACCATCTCTTTGTGGGTGGTGTGGGTATATTTGCCTATGAGTTCTTAGGTTGATGGCTATCCTACAGCACGAATATGCATGTAAAATGTATGGTAGACGGACTTATACTTCGGTATAGGTTATATTTTCAATTCTGAGGCTCTTCCCTTAGTTTAACAACTTAAACCCTTATTTGCAAATAAAGGAAATGAAACATGTCAATAATGCAAGACATTCTTAATGGTGACTTGGACTTCGCTCGTGAAGAAGATGAGTCTGTAATCGTTAATGTCAACACTGATGAAGAAACCAAAGTGGAAGATGAAACTCCTCCCGAAGGTTACGAAGAAGTAGAAACCACTACTGATGCTGATGGTGAAGAAACCATCGCTTCTGATGACTTGGAAACTGAGTTGTTGGAAGTACAAGAAGAAGTCAACACCATCGAACAAGCTGAAGACAAAGTAGAAGAAGCTGAAGAAGCTGCTATCGCTACTGAAGCCCTGTTGGCTAACTTGGTGTATGCCTCTGTTAACGGTGGTTTGAACTACGCCCATGCCGATTCTATCCGCGTATCCACTGAACACATCGTTCGTTCTTTGGGTATGGCTGAAACCGACATTCCTCACCTGGATTTCGGTCGTGAGTCTTTCACTTCCACTTCTGCTGTTGCCCTGTCTACAGAAACCGCTATGGAATCTGTTAAGAACTTCTTCGTGAAAGTTCTGGATGGTATCTTGAAAGGCATCGCTTGGATCGTTGACAAAGGTATGGCTCTGGTGACTCGCCTGTTTAGCAACTTCGAAAAACTGCAAAAACGCGCCAATGCCATTCAAGCCGCTCTGAACAAGTTGCCTGCCAATGCCAAACCTAAGAAAGACACCATCAAATCCGCCGGTATCGCCAATGCCCTGACCATCGATGGTAAAGTGGCTTCTGGTAGCGAATGTGTCGGTGCGATCCGCTCTGCTTTGGATGAAATCATCAGCAACTGGCAAGTTAAAGCCATCTCTGCTACTGCGCTGAAAGAAGCCAAAGAAGCTTACGCTAAACTGGATAAAGAAGGTAAGAAAGAAGTTGTTGTTGCTTCTCTTGAAGCCATGGGTAAAGAATTGCCGTTCAGTTCTAAAGGCGTTGAGTTGTCTAAAGACGCGGCCGCTAAACGTGGCATCAAACTGAAAGATGGTGAAACTTGCCGTATCTCCGATATCCTCCCACGCAACAAAGCTGTGGTAACTATCGTAGGCGCACATTCTTCTAAATTCGAAGAGTTGCAAAAAGTTCGCACTGTTTCACGTGTGGTGTCTGTTAAACCTGCTGCCACTGAATCACGCGACATCGAAGTGAAGATTCCTGGTAAAGCCGAAATCGCTAACTTGGTGAAAGGCGTAACTGGTTTGCTGCGTGATCTGGATAAAGTGAAAAATGGTATGGAAGCTGCACTGCCTGCTATTAAAGCACTGAAAGGTGAAATCTGGAATCTGCGTAAGAAATACGTAGCCATCACTAAAGAAGGTCGTGGTGGCCGTGGCTTTATCGACAATAACCGCTTCGTGAGTGGTTCTATCGATATCGTTAAAGCATCCATCACCAACTTGCGTGAACCTGGTCAGTCCTTCTTGACCTATGCTTTGTTTGAATTGAAAGGTCTTCTGGACTTTGCTAACGCTTCAGTTAAAGCATACGCAGCTGGTAGTGGTAACCTGGATTACGAACCTGCTAAGGCTAAGTAATCTTTTTTAACTTAGAGTGATCGAAAAAAAAAGAGCCTATCCCACTGCTGATCGTTTGGTCAGTGGTGGGTATAGGCTTTATGTTCTCACCCTGCTATAGCAATGATCCCCATTCGTGCTTTCGGCGTTCTTGATCGTTTTAATATACGCGCGATTAAGTCAAACACGCATAGACCACTACCCACTCCTCGTAAGAAGAGTAGGTAGTGTATACGCTATGTTTCTATTCTAATTCGTGTCATTTAGAAATGGCCGACCCATTCACTCATTGCTTGTAATACAGGGCTTTTAAACTTGTGTTTAGGTAAGCGGTCCTTATAGACAAAATCACTAATGACCTTTATCATGTTAGCATTAGGTCTGTATATCTTAATAGGCATTTCTTCCACAAGCTTTAACACGTATCGCTCGACCATGAAGTTGTAATAAGTAATTGACACATGAGATTGTCTTAGTTCCTCTCTAAGATGGCTAATGTCTTTACCCGTTCTTCTGGGAGACAAGCCATTCTTTTTAAGCAGTTGTTCAAGTCTATCGCACTTCAGTTTTGACTGATGTCGTTCTACAAGTAGTTCTCTAATGATCCTTAGTGGGTTTTCTCTGTAGGGTAGGCTGTGGATTGTCTTAACTACAGAATCCTTTATCTTACCATGATAAAACATTATCTACTCATCCTTATCTTTTTACAATTCTTCTTTCGAGTTCTTCCATGTATTCTTTACTTGCTCGGTTATCCTTCTTGGCTTCCATAAGGCTAAACAAACATCTTATCTCGAGGTATTTTGTCTCTGTATTTATAGCGATAGACTCTTGTCCCTCTTTAGTGTCGGCATTGAACATCAGACCTACATCCATTGAATCGATGTTGCTGATATACGCATCACCTTCTAATCCAAAAATACAAAACTCTTCATCTACTTTTCTAAAACCCACGTCCAATAAGATCAGATCGCCTTCTTTTACTTCTAATTCATCCAGTTTATTATTGTCGTTATCTCTTGCTATCAAGATAGACTGATGATCTTTTAACGGCTTCAAATGACGAATGTAATATATACCATTATCTACTGTATAGTTGTAGTTGATCTCACGCATCCTGTTTTTGTCGGTCTTAAGAAGACAATACTTGGTTACGATTTCATCGTTGGTTAAGTAATCGTAGAGTTCTTCTGGTACGTGTGGTTTTACCAGATTACACAAACCGTACTTCAGTACCTTGAATACATCAGGTAGTATCTCATCGACTAGATTTAAATAGCCTTCCCTCTTATAGTCAGGAACTAATCTAAACCAATAATCTAAAGCAACCAGATCCTTAGTGATCTTCATTTCACTGACTGCCTTGTAGTATTATAGTACGTTATCATGGCTAAACGCATCCAAAAGAGCTTGACATGTATCTACATCTTCTTTAGGTAACTCATGTACCATGATCTTACCTTGTCTATTGATAAATACTAGTCTCATTTCCTTATTCCTTTTCAGTTATCAATCATGCATACGGACGAGCCTCAAGTTCATCAGCCATGTCTTTAATATAATTTAAATACGAGACTTTACCATTGAGATAGTCGTTAAACTTTTCACTACGCCTATCCCGATACGCTTCTTTCGAATTAAAATCTACGGTAAGTAAATCAACATGCCCATGTGCGCATATAGCTGTATTCTCTAACATAGAGCGATCTCTAAATATAATAACATCGCCTTCTTTTAATTCGTCTTTACCTATTCCCCATTTTCCATTGACAACCAATTCAACACGGCTATCTTCTCTTATTCTATTAACTATTGTAAATGTTGACTTAGGAGAGTAGTTCACTCCTTCGCAAGCCACATAGCCGACATCCACATAGTCGTCATGGGTCATTCTAACTATATTAAGAATGGCATTTTCTTCGCACTCATTAGCGATCACCGCTAAAGCCCATTGTAAATCTTGAAACCATTTTACAGATAGATTCTTAATCCCTGTTGCAGTAATCTCGTACCTATCTTCAGTAGAGCCAGGTTTGGTGGTGCTTTTTAGCTGGAGAACATCGTCGTAATATTTTCGTGCAAAATCATTTCTACTTGTGGTCTTCTTAGTTTCGAACAAGTGAGTCAATAACTCAAGGTTTATTGGGCTTCCGATAATAGAAATAATCTTAGATATGTCGTCGTTTGATTCGAATCTTTCGACTATGTTGCTGTTATTTACTACGTATACGTGATTCATTTTGGTCTCCTTAACTGGTTTATTTAAGTTAATGTTTATCTCCCCTAGGCGGTAATCACCATAGGCTCAAGTATGAATATTGGCTTAAAAGGATTTAAAGCACTATGTTGGCACGATTTCCTATTACAGGTGAAAAGACATCTGTCATCAGACCGATCGTACTCGGTATCGTGCGTGACTTAACACGCATGTTGAATATACTACCTAACGATATCGATATTACTTACGTAGATGAAGAAGGTACTCGTCTAGAGAAAGGCTCTTCTCTAGATGATAATAAAGAAGGTCTCTATACCAAAGGCACTAACCTGATCTCTTTAACAGTCAGCGAAGAACTCTTCCAAGGCACACTCTTACAACATCAGGATTATCAGCAACAGTTCTTACCTGTCTTTATAGACGAAGGATTAGGCTTGTCTGTTACGCCTTATTATATCCACAACGAAATGAAGATTAGTATTACTTATCGTGCTAATAGTAAGGCTTCAGCTCGCGCATGGTTAAACAGCATGAGAGGCCGTATCACGCACTATGGTGATGCCTATCCCCATCTACTCCAATACCACTACGAAATAGACGATAGGATCATCTACATCTTATCGGAGATGTACAGGATGGCCAAGATCCATCGTGATCTACCACCACTAGGTGATTGGTTACAGGATCGATTCAGTCATCAGTTCGGTGTAATAACCGATGTCGGTGGTGTGAATACTAAGTTTGCCTTGAGTGAGGCGCAGAACACATTTGGTTATTTTGATTTTGATGGCCAAATAGAGGAAGGCCAGAAGGAAGATGGCTATAATACCTGGAATGTATCGTTCGAGTATTTAGTGCGTTATCAGAAGCCTGCTGTATTGAATGTCTATTATCCATTGGTTGTTTGCAATAATATCGTAAATGATAAGTTATTACCTGTTAACCAGGATGAGCATCAGGATAAGCACACGTATAGTGAAGAGTACGACATTTACAAAGAGAGAGGATACTTTAGTCAGTTCGGTTACTTGGCTGACATGCATTCATCTGCCTATACACTGAAAGATAAGTTTGCTAACTTAGGTATCGCTGTACCTTATTGGAATGAGTTCATCCCTAAGCCTGAATTTGAACTAGCAGGTACCAGAAGGTTCGTGGATCAACTCATGCTCTTAGAAGGCAATGAGAAAGAAGGTGATGTACTGATGGATCTAAGACATCTGGATGGCTTTACATTGCATCCTGATTTGTTGGATTTCATCATCAGTGAAGATAAGCACTTATTGATGCCTACGGATAGTGTATTCCAGATCATGCTCTACGAGGATGATGAATTGTTAGAGCGTAAGGTGATCGATATAGTCGATGGTAAAGTGATCCTGAAAGGTAGGTTACAGATTTGTCGTACGTACAATATCCGTATCGCTATCTACGATGATTGGTCTTTACTGAATGATGATGCCTTAAATAGATTGAAGAAATGGCTATCTAAACATCCTGATATGCGAGGTATGTTTGGTTGGGAAGAAGTGTTCTGTAGTAAAGCACCTTATGGTATCGATCGTGAGAAGAACTCCAAACTCTACTACGCTGTGGTTCAGTATCTGGCCGGTGACAGTTGTCCATTCGGTGACATGAATGATCATTGGGGACAACGTTACTACGATATGTCTACGATGAAGACTGTCCAGACATTCGAGACGATCAACATATCGCCTAAATACAGAGACATCGCTAAAGAAGAAGTAAAACATTCGATACGCGCTTAGTAGTATAATACACCTTATACCACCTATACTCCACTACGGGGTATAGGTGGTGTAGGTCTATGTTCTAATAACACTAAGGAGATCCAATCATGTCCATACGCGTTACTACGCCATTTCCAACTATAGTAGAAACACCATTAGTCCTTAAAAAGACTGATCCTAAAACACGTATTGGGTTTCTGGTTAAGAGACTCAATGAAGCTAACGAAGCCTATTACCATACGTCTAAGCCTACCATGACGGATCAGGCTTACGATAATCTCTACCAAGAACTAGAAGCACTAGAAAAGAAACATCCTGATTTGATCCAATTAGATACGCCTACCAACAATATAGGCTATAAGTTACCACCTAAGGTAATAGACCCGAATAAAGTACCACACATGGAGCAGATGTACAGTCTACGTAATGCCTACCACATCGAAGACGTATACAGACACATCGATCGTGTATTGAATGCAGAAGCCTTTAGAGGCATGTCTGTTGAGCCTAAATACGACGGGTTAGCATTAGAAGTCGTTTACAGTAAGAAGAAACCTGTTAAGGTATCAACTAGAGGAGATGGTAGTGTTGGTGAATTACTGCCTTATGCTATCCCTAGGATGAATCTACCGGTACTGAAGTATACGCAAAAGGACATGATGAAGTTCGTCGATCCTGTTATCTACGGTGAATGCATCATCACGCATGATGAATTAAAGCGTGTCAATGAGATGCGGTTAGAGAGAGGTGAGATACCGTATGCGAATTGCCGTAATGCTGTAGCTGGTTTAATACGTACAGAAGAAGACTACGGTGTGGAGTTGAAGTTCATTCCTTATCGTGTCTTCATGGGTGGTATGCAGTCTATAGCCATGGAAGTATTAGAAACCATGGGATTCGATCCGATAGAAAGGCATACGGTAACGGAGAACTATCACGAGAGGATAACTGATATCATCAAGCACTATACCGAGATGAGGCCCAGTTTAAACTACGACATAGACGGTGTAGTGATTAAGCTGGATTGTCAGGATGAAGAATATCGCTTAGGCTATACAGCCAAGTATCCTAATGGTTCTATTGCCTATAAGTTCCCAGCTGAACAAGTGATGACTCGTTTAACTGATATACAGGTACAAAGAGCACCTAGCGGAAGATTAACGCCAGTCGGTATATTAGAGCCAGTTAAACTGGATGGTGTCGTCATTACCCGTGTAACACTGAATAACTTCAAGTACATCGAAGAGATGGATGTTCGAATAGGTGACTATGTTAACATCATCAGAGCAGGTGGTGTCATCCCTAAACTGACTTCTGTCTATCGTGAAGTACGAAGTGATGATATTATCCGCTATGCAGCACCTACTCAATGTCCTTATTGTTCATCACCTACTAAGATGGATGGTAAGTACATGTATTGCAGTAATCCTGATTGTAAAGACCAATGATATTATACAGTACAGCATGGCTACTCCTAGTGGGTAGTCATGCTGTATTTAAGATGTGACCTATAACGACGTAAGGATACTAACTCATGGTTAAGCTAGTAACATCCAGCCATCAACCAGAAAAGGCTGAACCGATACACGATAATTTAACGAAACCACACATCGTCCCTAAGGATTTTAAAAGTGCAGTCATTGACACACGTGAGACACGCCTAGACCACATCATCCGTTATGCTGATGGTGGCTATACATCAGTCTCTTACTTTAGACAGCTACTGGGTAGTGACGATAGTCTCTCTATGCATTCTAAAGGACTCTCCAGTGTCCAGCAGCAGTACGAGCTCATCGGTAAGATGCAGATCAAACTACAGGGTTCATTATCAGCCACACAGTCTCAAGATGAAACACGTTCTACTGAAATTACTGTAGATGCTTATTTAGATCCATTCATCATCCCGAATGTGGGCGATATTATCTTAATGGATATAGGGCGCGGTACATTAGGTTGGTTTAACGTAACCGGTACACGTAGGATGTCCCATCGACGCAATACACTCTACGAGATCAACTTAACATTAGCCTACGAGATACGGGATCAACTCAATGACGATAAGCTGGTAGACCTGAATCGTAAAGTCGTACGTGAACTTGTCTATAGCGATGAATACAGAGCAGCAGGACAAGATCCTCTATTAACACCCAAGAAGGCAGATACGTTTAAGAAACTGCATCATGCCTATCATCGCTTGAATAAGCTTTGGTTTAGGAAGTTCTACAACCGGTTCTACGAGACTTGTTTCTTACCGAATCAGTCACTGAAGGTATACGATGGTTTCTTCATGCGCACTATAGCCAAATGGTTAAGTGTGGGTGACCATCCTGAACTGATGTATTGGCGTACCTACGATGACGATGAATTCCCGATTTTACGCAATCCTTCACTGTGGGACGCATTAACCGAGCAAGACAAACACATGTTGCGTGAGTGTTTCAGTCGCACTGTACTGTTAGGTTCTCAGTCCTTTACACCTGAGTATCAGCTCAGTGCGATACGCTACAGCGATATTGATGCGGTGATTTGTCCTGTGGAGTCTCCGTATACGAATAATGTCTGGTTATTCCCAGTACGTGAAATCGGTAAGGTGGCTTTGCCTACTCCTTCTATTAACAACGTCAGCTACAAGGTGATCGATGGTGTACCGATTATCCATCAGGTACTACTGAAAGATGCTTATGTTCTATCACGTTCATTCTGGTTAGAGGATTACGAAGGCATGAGTCACTTAGAAGCCATGGTACACAAGTACCTGGATCAAGATCCGATTGATGCTGAACTACTATTACAGATCGTAGAAGATACCGCCACGTGGGCAGAGCAAGAGAAGTATTACTATCTGCCTATTTTAACGATGTTGATTAACTATACAGTAAGGGTCATCTAGATGGCATGGGAAGACACTGAAAATAGACAATACGTTGATCTATCCGAGCAAGATACGACACACTGGAAAGTGTTCCATGAGAAGTTCCTAGTGTCTGTTAGAGCGATGGATTTGATGGATATAGAAGATGTAAAAGAATACGGCTATATTACATCAGGAGATGATGATATAGACCGTGAATCAGCACGTGAGAAGATCATGGTGATGCTCACTATCCCTGAGATGCTGAAACTCTACAGTAACCACGTTAACTTCTATCTACAGCAGTCTACGGATGATAAGCGTTTGTACGACATTATCTGCGATCACATACGCGAATGGCGTGAGTATGCTGAAGTATCACGTGGCTATAGCTATCGTGCTGCTAATGTGCCTTATCAAGACTTAGTAGACTTAGGTGAGATGGCTTCAGCCTTATACACGATACGTGATAAGACTAAAGATATAGACGAAGAGCTGCGTGTACTTGAATCCATGTTTGTTAATCGTAAGTGGAATGTCTTTGCTGCATTCGAGAAAGTACAGGAAGAAGAGAAGTTACAAGATACCGAGACAGAAGATAAAGCAGCACCTCACCAGGAAGACTTATCTACGATTACCGGTATATTCAATAGAAGGCGAGGTAGGTGATGGAGCTAAATAGTAACAAACACACTTCGTCTAAGATATACCAAGAGATCATCCGTATCATGGCGACATCTAATCCACGTGAGGGATGTACTTATCAGGCTTTCATTAACATGCCGGATAAGCAGATGATGTATCAATGCCTGAAAGTGAGATCAGTAGACATCAATAGGGATTACGATAACCATTTAGCAGATGAGATATCCGTAGTCGTAACAGTATTACCAGGTACATGGACAGACATCATCTTACCTCAGTTAGGTAATCTAGAGATGATACTTATTAGAGATGTGGAAGGATTTGGTATCAATCGTGTGGTGAGTACCTATAGGGCTTACTGTAAGACACCTAAGGATTTCCGTAAGGACGCTCCTCACTTACAAGGTGTATCGACTGAAACCATTAACAGAATGGATGTCGTTGAGATAGAGTTCCAACTCATCCCTAAGTTGATTGAGAAACTCTTACCGATACAGGCAGGGACGATATTCAATAACTGCACGATGAAAGATGCCTTATCTGGTATGTTGATGCGTGAGACATTGTTAATAGAAGGTCTGGATGATGCTGATAAGCTACAAGGTGTAGACATCGTAGAGCCGGATAATGACAATACGTATACGTCTATCCCGATACCTCATGCCACTAAGTTGATTAACTTACCTAACTACATGCAGAAAGAATCATTCGGTGTCTATCAGCAAGGTATAGGCCACTATATCCAGAATGCAGTGTGGTATGTCTATCCTAGGTTTGCTATTAAGAGGGAAGATGAGAATAGAAGATATTTAAACATCTTCGTCTCTTATCGTGATTTCATGCGCCATGCGGATAATACGTATCGTACAGAAGGCAATGATGTCTCGATTATCGGATCTATTGATGGTGAAACCACTGAGGATCAGCATGGTAAGCAACTGACACAAGGTAATGGTGTGCGTGTGGTGAATCCACAAGTACAAGATACGACCGAGAGTCTGGAAGTAAAAGACAATAAGGCTTATGCGAAAAGATCGAATAATGTATCGGAGTTCATTACCAATCCTTCTAAGTCGAATAATGACTTTGCTCCGCTAGCCAAGCATAATCAAGCGAATGTGAATATCTACGAGCAAGTCGCTAAGACTCAGTTGACATTGGGTAATGTGGTCAGTGTGATTTGGCAGAACTCAGCACCTGATTTGTTAAAACCAGGCATGATCGTGAGGATACACTATATCGAGAACGATATGGATAAGATGATAGAAGGCGTGTTAATGAAATGTCATCATTTCATCCAGCATGCTTCTAACCACATGACGAGTAACTATTACACGTCCACGAGTGGTTTGTTCATCTACGTGAAAGACAGATAGCTTATTACACCTTAGCCACCTATAGCTCCTAGTTGGGCTATAGGTGGTGTAAGGCTTATGTTGTCGTCTTGTGGCAATATGGCGTTTAGCCACGTCTGTACGTCAGTACAAACATGGCGAAAATTACAGATATATACTATTAAAGTAGAAGGAGAGAGTTCTCTCTCCTCCTCTATTTATTCATTCGAATAGATAGCCTATTTTTCATCCCTATTAATAGAAAGGAGCCTATCATGGCTAAATCAAATTGCTCAGTTTTTGTTAAAGAACAACACATCGATACTAAAGATGTAAACAATGCCGCATTCACCACGGCCTTCATCATTCGTCCTTCTGAAGAAGTTCTGGAAGAAACCCGTTACGGCATTGAAACAATCAATGCATCTTTCGACGACGCAACCGTTACAGATTTCGGCTTCGAAGATAAGCTAACTATCCGCGAATGGATGGAACGCGAAATCAATGGTGCCGATATGATGGTTAAACGCTTCGTTGGACGCTTATACGTGCCGGCACACGGCTTACACTTGGTATGTGCTACGCTGACTGGCGGTAAGAACTTCATGCACCTGGGCGCATACAGCCAACAAGAGTTTGATGGCGCATGGCTGAACTCGGCCTTCTTCTACGGCAACCTGGATGCCATTAAAGCGGTAGCCAACCAGACTGTAGAAATGGAAAGCTCTCATTGGGAAGCCTATAAGGCCATCCTGAAAGTCGATGAAGCCAAAGAAGGCGAAGCTGCTTAATAATTAAACACGAAGAAGTCATCTAGAGAACCATGGGTATCCAGTAATGGGTATCCATGGTTTAAGCCCAGTAGACTAAGCCACTGTGCTTAGTGTACAATGGATGTATCTTCTTTTTTTTAGCCTGTCGATATAGGGAGAAATACAGATACTTACTATTAAAGTAGAGATAAGGAAACCATCCCTTGTTATCTATTCTATTTTTTACCCACATTTACTAAAAGGAGTCCCGCTATGATCGGCGATACTCGTCCTTTATTAAAAACCATCAGCTTACAGAAGCAAGCTAATCTTGAGCTGTGTGATGAAATAAAGGCATTGAAAGAAAAGATACGTTATCTTGAGTCCATCGGACAATACAGAACGCCTAAGTTCATCCCTAAGGCCAAGACACGTAGCCACAACGTTGCCCATCGTTCACCAGATGAGCCGGTTAACTTCATGGAGATACTATTGGAAGTATACAACATCTTCAAGAAGACCAGTCGTTACAACCGTACGCCTATACCTGCACTGGAAATGGAAGTGATGCTTTATGCTGACAACACCATTCCATCCATTCGCACACGTATCCATCAAGGTCGTGTATCGATGTTACGTACTGTAGAGACCAATATAACCGATATGGATTATAACATCGACATGGATGTTCATTTGGTCAGTAAAGACTACTACCTGAAGGACATCAAGAATGCTTATCTCATGTTGTGTCATCTGCATCAGTTAGAAGAGATATTCGTCCTTAATAAGGACAGTGCTGAGTTGGCTTTGGCTAATGGTGAAATACCTGCTATTAAGCACAAATACAATATCGAGCAGTCCTGGTTCTATCTAGATAAGATCATGGCTGGTAAAATAGTGGTAATGGATTATCTAGAAGGATACAAGACATTTCTGGAATCGATATACGTAGAACCACACTACTTTCAGGTGAATATGGACTTATTCATCCGTAAGACTCGCAGTACAGACTGAGCCTGGCAGGCCCATTATTTCCTAATACAGACTAGACATCTTGTCTAGGATATGTATCTATTTTTATCCATTAACAAGGAGCATTGAAATGTTAAATATTATCACTGTAGAAGGCCCTAGCAATACTGGTAAATCCACATTGCTGGATATGTTAGAAAAGACCTTTAAAGGCAAAGGGGCCGATGTCTATCGTTTGTCTGTTAGCCGTACAGACGATGGTTTGGTAGAACTATTACAGAGAAAGGCTACACTAGCTGGTATAGACATGCAGTCAGTATTGGATCTATCATCGGCTAAAGAAGCTACGGTTAAATTGATCGATGAATATCGTAAAACACGTGTTCATTCTCTACTGATAGAGATAGTGCGACTGAAGCACGCTCAACTACGTGCTGTAATGGCCTCATTTGAGGCTCTAGAGCGCGATAGCGGCTTGGGTAATACCTACCTATTGATTGATCGTACACCGCTCTCTACGGTGATCTACGGTGGCCTAGCGGACACTTATCTAAACTTCCAGAAATCACTCATCAATAGTGGTGTCGTCACACATGGCGTGATCCGTACGTTAAGTACCATATCGACGTATGTTAATAGCTTCCTGACGATGACTTCTCCTTTTATTAAGGACATTCGTCATGAAGTCATCTTTTTAACATCCAGTCAGCCTTATACTGTAGGTGCCACTTACAGTAGTAAGAGTGATGAAGCATTCGATAAAGAATCCAATAGCAAACATGAGTTGTTCTGTCAGCGCTATTTGGATATTGTTAGTGCATCGAGTGTTAATCTGGATAAGTTGAACATGGCGCATGATTTCTATCATCTGCGTAATGACAGTGATCCTGAGATTACACTTCACCATGCGCTGCGTATCGCCAGTGGTGAGAAGATAGAGAAAACCACTCGCACGAACTATCTGGTAAAACGTATTTAACCCCGATACAGTAAGCATATCGGGCTTAGTGTAAACCTGTAAGGGAAGGCAATACCATGTCTTCCCTCTTTTTTTTTAAATAAACAGAAAGGATGTAAAAGATGCAAGTACATTTCGAACACAACCAGTGGCACAAAGCCATCGCTATGTTTAGCCGTACAGACAGTACGATCAGTGAACCACTGGAAACACGTATCATGCACTATTTGGTCGGTATCGCCGGTGAAATAGGCGAAGCACATCAGGCACTGACGAATATTATCGTACTGCGTGCTCAGGGTGAAACCGAACCTGTTGAAGTCTACGACGATATGTTGTTAGAAATAGGTGATTTGATTTGGTACAATAGCCTGTTGATGAACACGACTTTGCTGATGAGTGAAGAAATCAGTGATGAGGCTACTGTAGGTCTGGACTATGGTATTGATAATCTGGCTATTGAACTGGATGAAAATACTGTATCTAACTATCGCGCATTAGTCGGTACTGAAGGCTTTGATGCTTTGGGTTACGTGTCTTTGCTGTTAGAGACACACCTGATGAAACGTGTCACTGAACGATTGGATGACTTTAAGAAAGTATTCTTCTACAAGACTGAGTTTACTGTAGAGGAGTTGGAAGCACTAAATCAGTTCAGTTACGATACACATCGCCTGTTACAGACATGTGCCTTCTTCTTAGGCACAGATGTCAATAAGTTGGCGAATATGGTAATCACTAAGCTGAAAAGCCGTTATCCTGAACAGTTTACGCCTCAACTGAGTGAAGAGCGTAATCCTGAAAAGGAAATGGAAGCAGTACAGGAAGCTAAAGAGAAAGGAAATGAAGATGAGTCTACTCAAGCTCAGTAAGAAAGAGTTAAAACGATTTGCTGAATCTAGTGATGTTTGGCAAGTACGTGACCGCATGGCTGAAATGCTAAACGAAATAGAAAATGCTGTTTGCACGTTAGATTTGGATAAAACGGACTATAATCGCAATAGGGTTTGCGGTAGTGTGGTAGTTGATCGTGTTCTATCTAGCTATACTCTGGATTTGGAATACAATAGTAAATGTGGTAAGCGCGACAAGATCACGATTAAACAAACCGGCGATGCGCCTTTTGAAATTAGCGTTGAGATCAATCAAGTGGCTTTGTTGTCTAAGTTAGTTAACAGAGCCATTGTTGAAGTGAATAAAGAAGACTACTTCGCTAATAAGAAGCTGATCAAAAAGCTAGATAAAGTCGTATACTTAGGTCGTGAGTATCTTAAACATTACAGATTAGCTTATAGTGGCGAACCACCACAATGGCTTGATAATGTAATCGCTGAGTTAAGATGGATACCTAATGCTAATCTTCGTGTTCTGGCTATGCTAAAAGCAGCCAAGAAGATGGAGAAGGCATTAGAAGGGATTAAGGAACACCTGAGGATCGAACCATTTGATGAAATCACGATAGATGATAAGAAAACACTGAGTGTGTCTTTTGGTCGCCTAAGTAGTGATGTTAAGTTGGTTACTTTAGATAGTGAGATTAAGATGTTTGCTAATCTGATCTTAAATCCCATTTCTATTTACTTAAAAGAAGAGTGTCCTGATCTGCCTGAGAAAGACAGAAGGCGTATCTTGCAATCACGTGTCGCTGTATTGGCCTTGATACAGATTCGTCCACCACAGACCGAAGCATTCGAAGCTGTTAATCAAGCTGTTTTAGCTGTAATGATGGCTTAGCAGCATGTAACAATAATCCCTATACCTGCCTATATTCCGTAATGGAGTATAGGCGGGTAAGGGATACTATTTTTAACCCTTAGTTTAGATAATTGGAGGCATATTAGCATGATTACCATATCTGGAGATTATGCTGTTGCATTAACAAAGAACCAGCCGGTACCTAAAGGTTCGGATTACTGGAAAGATCGTAAAGAATTGACTTTCCTCTTTTGGAAGTTCAATAAAGAAGTAAAGAGATTGGCTAAAGACATGGGTGCTAAGATTGAGTGCGATGATGAATTCATCAATGCCAAAGTCGTATGGCGTGAGAGTGGCGAGAAAGCCGATGAACTGAGGCCTTTTCTTATTGGGAGTTTATCTTCGCATGCTGAATTCCACGATAAGTTCAGGCTCTGTAAAGAGACCGTGGCCTGTATAGATAAGGATCTTTATTACTACCAGCGGGAATATAACCTGCTTAAGAAGTGTCTTGTCGGTAATAAAGAAGAACCGATAGCATCCATCATGTCGTTAGGCAAAGACATCGATCAGAAGGTAGATGCATTCTATACCAAGTATAGGGCTTATCTTGCTGTGGATGACATCAAACGTTGGTATCTTAACACAAGTAAGTTAAGTAATACACTTAATGGAACGATCATGTCGTGTAAGTTTTTAACTTTGGAAAACAAAGGGGACTCTTTAATCTTGTACCTTAATGGTGAAAAGATAGGATCCGTCAGTCGTGATGCCTTATTATTTAGAACATCAGAAACAGACCGTAGGATAATGTTTAACGATCCTTTAGGTGGCTTACTGATGGATCTTATTCGTAAGCTATCACTGGAACAACGAGTACTACACATGCTGGAGGATAAGAGAGCACTGGGTAATGATACCAGTTGGCGTTATTCAAACCTGAAAGAAATGTCAATAGAGGCTTATAAAGCGATGAAAGTATTAGATGTGTTGTTGAATAATCCGGTTATCTGTATTAAATCGGAAGAAGAAGTAGCTATAGCGCCTCTTAGAGCAGTACAAGAGAAAAGAAGAAACATGGGTTTCTTCGAGAGACTATGGCGATTGTTGTTTTAATTATTATTAAGGAGCGTTTAAATGGAAAATATACCAAGTGTTTGGCAGCCTGCGGTTGCAGTAGGCAAATCTTTATTCATTAGGGATAGAGAAGACGTGGTTGATGCGATGAGTCGCTTTCTTAAGGGTAACATCGAATGCCTAAAGAAACATGGGTATACATTGGAATTTAACTTGGATACCCACGAAACAGCCATTACTAAAGGTAAGTGTCAAGATGCGTCAACCATACGGGACAGAGCAGTTGTCTTTGTAGACTCCAGAAAAGAATGGATAGGTGGAGACTATGGTCTTCAGCCCTTGTACAATCTTTATCTAATCGTGCGTAATGTTGTCTTGGGTTTCATTAAGGATAACTTCTCGTCTGATGTTGTAAGTAAGATAGAGAAAGTTGAGTCGCATGCCGATAAGAAAGTAACATGCTTTATTGAAAAATACAAGGATGTTATTAAAGCTAGATCGAATATCTACTTGCGCACGGTGTTTCAGACTGCCAATGCAAGAGATAAACTAGAGAAACTAGGTTATCGCCTTGAAACAACCAGTGTAGATACAGCTATCTTTAGAGGTGGTGTTAAAGTAGTTACGTCTACCGTGGGTGGTCTTACTGACACCAGACAACGCCTATTGGGTAGCTTAGTTAAAGACAAGCATCTCTATAAAGTCGGTCTGGAAATCTACACCGTCAGGGATGCATTAGAACGATTAGCTGAGAAAGAACCAGCTATTAGGGAATACCTCCAGGAAGATGCTGAATCTATACGCTTAATGGAAGACTTCTTTAAATTAGCTACTGATCTTATATTCCAAACAGAAAAGTAAGGAGCTTTAATCATGATCGTACAGGAAAGATTGACTGATAAGGATGTATTCCTTCAGTACATGAAGGAAGCAGACGATCGGTTCAAGAAACTGATAGAAGACAACATGGGTAAGAACATCGGGCCCATGGACGATCCCATTACACTGCAACAAGGTAATGGTGGTCGTCTTTTGATGTTTCGATGTGATAGTAGGACTTTCGACTACGAACTTGACCAATGGGTCGTGGATGAAGCTGCTAGAGCACCATTACAGAGGGAAGAGCACAACAAGTTCTGTTGGCTAAAAGGCAATCGTGCATTGTTCTACGCACGTAGTTTCACTGATTTCTTTACGTATATTGATCACTGTAAACGTACTGAAGCGGCTAAAGAGCTATTGACTCTGTCTCGTGATGTCATCTTCTATTACGAGCATTTTGGTACTCGTTTACCTGATCGGGATAAGTTGGAAGACACGGTGGATAAACTTTATAGTAATTTATCCGCTTTGTCTTTTACCTTCTATCACGATGATGGTGACTTTAAGGTGAATGTTCTTTCAGTATCATGTGGTGATTTGGCAGAGGAAAGGCATAAACTCGATATAGGAACCACACTGGAGGCTGGTACCTACATGAAGCTATTGGAATACATGCGATCTAAATATCGGATTGAGGGCAATCTGTTTCTCCAGATGTTGGGTATCTGTATCTTACATGCTACCTGTGTGGTTATGAAGTTTCGCTTAGAGAACACCGAACTGAATGTTACATCGGATAAGACACGTAAGTTGACTGATGGTGAAATGGAAGTGGCTAATTTCTTGGTAGAGAACTACAAGAAGGAATTAGCGGCTACATTGAATAAAGTAGACATTATCAGTAAGTTACTCAGTCCGATGGATACGAGTGACGCACCAGTGGAGTTAATCGAACTGGAGAAGATGTGTCGTATTTTAGGTGGCTTACGTGTAGGCTACAAACTTAAATAGAAAAGGAATCTTAAAATGGTAGAAGAACTGAATGAATTTACTGGAATGCAGCGTGCTGTATTGGATGTTAAAAACACCATGAATCTCTATACCGCCGAAGCATTGAATTGGTTGTTGTTGGAGGGGCATACTGTTGAATTCACCGAAGGTAAGAAAGTATCCTTCGGTAAAGGTGATTTCAAGGTCATGACGTTTCATGCTGAAGGTTTTAAACCTAAAGGTGAATTGACACAAGCACTCTTGGATAAGCATCCAGAGTTGGTGAGACCTTATTACAATGCTGAGATGTTACATCGACATATCGATCTATTGGTCGCACCTTCCTACTTGGAAGCACGCCATGAAGAATACACGATAAAATTGTTTAAGGCTGCTAATTCGTTACTGGTAGCAAAGTAATCCAGTAGTTGTTTATCTTATACCACCTGTATCCTGCATTGGGATATGGGCGGTGTAAGGTATAATCTGTCTTTTTAAGGAGCTTAAGATGAATAAAACAGTATTGGAAGTAATGCACCGTTTACGTGGGATTACTGACATCGAAGAACAAGGTTTTGTTAGTGGTCGGTCATGGAAAGAGCCTATTTATACTGTCTTGTTTAAAGAGGAAGGTGAGTACGATGATTTGCCTGATTGTAACGAGGCAGAGTTCACGCCTGTCGACTATATTCGTAAAAGACGTAAGGACGACCATCAGTTTTTGGCGTGGGCCAAAGTCAGAACCGATGAGAAAGATGAGAGTAAGCTGGATAGTGCTATTTGGGAGACAGTTATCAAAACCATCAATTTCTGTCAGTGTCAGAATAGCGATCAAGGTGATGTTGGCTATCTAATGGCGATTACTGTTGCGATAGATGAAATCATCAAGTACACTAACCCTAAACTCATCGTTGATTTACGTGCCTTAGAAATAACCAATAGCATGCTGATCGATCGGTATCTAGACGACATCTACAACAAACAGAAGTTCATGCTCAATAGCGTCAGTGGTCCTGTAGTAACGAAATGCAGGCCACCGATGTACATGATGCCTAATTCAAAACCACTTAGCATGGAAGAAGCCGGTAATGTGGACCAATATCTCGACTTCATGAAAGCGAAGGCTAAAAGACTTAAGGTCATCCTGGATGAAGTCATTAAACATGATCGTAAGTTAGACGGCAGTCGTTACGGGACATTGTTCTTGATGGGTACTGTAGCATTGAGTCTGATTGATGCGAATGAAGAAGTAGACCAGAAGTATAAGCTTGAATATGCTGACTGGATGAATGAGTATCGTGATGTGCACAAACACGCTTTCGATAGTAATAAAGCGGATGTTTATCAGTCCGCCATGACGACTCTCTTCCATAGCCATGCGATATGCGAAGCCATCGGTAAGAAGAGAATATTCAGTACGCCTGGCTTTAAGATGTTGTTAGAAGAAGCTCAGGAAGTACTGGTGTATTCTAAAGCGCATTTCAAGATGGTGTCTGATAACCGTGATGATCGCTATAACAGTATCATCAAGGAGACATGGGATAATATCGCTAAGATCGATCACTTGGAATTCATTCGTGCCGTACCACCGAGTAAAGATGGTTGTATTAACGATTTGGAATGTCATCTGGTGGTGAAGAAAGACGATCTGGAACTCATTTACATCATCCACGTTAATAAGATGGCTTTCCAGTTAGCTTTTGCCCATCTTAAGCATGAGCTCAATATCAGTGGTGATCTGATACGGGATATTATCTATCTGTCTTTATTAAAGGACTTTGCTGATGGTTACTGTCGCGATAAACCATTGGAGAAAGCACTGGATAAGATCGTTGATGGTTGTGATATTCGGATAGTGAGTAAACTTAGGGATGTATTGACTGTTCAATTTATCGACGGTAGCTTACTGGATGTATCTGATTTTATTAACGATATAGGTGGTTTACGCTATACCTATAGTTTAAACTACACTGTAGAAGGGAGATAAGCATGTCTAAATGGTTTACTCAAGAAGGCATGGATACCATCATGTCATTGAAAGGCATCGATAGGATACGTCTGTTATTCAGTACAGTGTTTCCTGATACTTTACCAGTAGAGAACGCTACGTATGGTAGGTTGAATAAAGACAACTCCATCGCTATGCTGACGATTAAGGTAAGTGATGGTGTCTTGGTCCAAACAGAGGGCGATGATAGTGATTATATCATTGTCTGCGGGGTGTCTTTTAGCTGGAGTCGCTTTAAGTGTGGCATCAACACTAAAGTAGGTACTGTAAACGAACACGAGCAGGAAGCTTTACGTAACCTTTGGGCCTATGGTAGTGCTTTAAGGAAAGCGTATTCGCTTATCTTAGCGCGTCATCAGGCTATCGGTTACGATGCTCTAGATCGCATCCATCGGGTGTTGATGATCATCGATCAGGTATTGGGTGACTATCTGGATATGGAAGACATGGCATCGTCTGCTAATCGCGAGATCAGAGACCTGATCGCATCGGAGACTCGGATATGGAATAAAGGCACTTTTGACCGTATGTTGAGTCGGTACGTGATCACTGATACAGGCCATATCCAACGTGAGACTGATCCTGAAAGTACGGTTACTGTACTGTCTTCCGTGTATAAGCATGGCAATGATGGTGATGTCATCGTAATCGAAGATCATGTTAGTGATGTTAAACCCATCGTGAAGGTATTTGATCTTAAGGTAAGTTATACCTACATTAGCGATATGTTAAATGATCTCATCGAGCAGTATGGTTTAGACGCAGCTAAAGTGAAAGATCCTTTAGTCGAAATAACTAAGGGTATGTTGTTGACTCACCTCTACCAGAAGCATGTGGATGTTGTAGGTACGCGTAATGGTTTAAATGACATCAAGAGCAAAATGGTGCGTCTGTTTGCTTGTGGTCATTTGAATCTGGTTAAGCCTACCTTAGTGCGTATCAGTGAGAAAGCCTCTCGCCTAGCGACTGAAATTACACCTTAGTGTTAAAGTACCCTGGTTACTCCTAGTGGGTAGCCAGGGTATAAGGATTATGCCGTTTATTCTTTTTTTAGTATAGCAAATATTACAGATATATACCATTAAAGTAGCAAGAGGGACATCCGTCTTTCTATCTATTTTTTACCCTGTTATTTGTAAAGGATATTCGAAATGAATAAATTCATGTTTTCTGTTCTGGTAGCCACGTTATTAACTAGTTGCTGGGATGCTAGTAGAGTAGCACCAGGCGAAGTTGCTTTTGGACAAGGTTCCAATGGTGGCTACTATCAAATCACTACCTACAGAGTCAAAGACATCAAAGAGACAATGTTCTTGCCTGTCGCTACTCAATCAGGCTACGCCAACGTCATGGGTGTAAACTATCTCTTCGAGTGGAAGATCACCAACTACGAAGACTATCTGTCTAAACACGGCAGCTATAGCTTCGAGTCGGTTGAGCATACCAAAACGTACGTGAATTCGTTAGTGGACTATGCATTGGTCTCTAACACCATCGAAATCATGGAAAACAACCATGGTGCTTCCAGTGTTGTTAAAGAGGGTCTCTTCATTAAGGTCAAAGCCAGATTGGCTGATGACGGTGTGGAATTAGTGTCTTTACGTGTGGTCAGTGAAGACGCATTAAAGGAGATAGAGACTAAATCTTCTCCTAGTGCGGCTTCTGCTGTGATTAGCTACCTGGAGGAACTCTAATGGACATGTCGACAGCTAAAGGATTCATCGTAGGGATACTGACCAGTATCGTAATATTCGCTGCTGTGTGGGTATTAAGAGTGGGTGAGTATCACGATACTGTACAGGTACATGTACCGGTGACTGTAGAAGTGATTACACCTAATGGATTGGCAGACAAACAAAGTGCGCTGATTAAGCGCAAGTATGGCAGTGCTGCTGAAGAGAAAGGCGAAGTATTGCCTAAAAGCGACGTTGAGTTTAGCACGGTAAAAGGCCGTGTATTGATTAAATAAAGGAGTATTGAAATGTCTTTTAATAATGCTTTGGTAAGCAGCTTCCTGAAAACAGATGCTGATTTGTTGTTTGTGCTGAAAACGAAAGCCATGCGTAAACTGGTGGAACACACAAGTCCATTAGATAAATACGCTTTCATCGAACGTGTGGTAGATGGTCTACCAGCTGCCGCCATCGTATCCGATATGGATGTTTACAACATGCAAGGCGATCAAGGATTGCGTGTCTGTATTGTTTACACGCCTAAACGTGGTAATGGTGACATTCGTGGTCGTAATAACTTGGAAGAAACACCACGTGATCTCTTCAATCCGAGTAATCCAAGGAAGGAAGTAGGCTATAAGTTGTTGTCTTACTTCTTAGCCATACGTGAAACCATTCAGGCTCTGAATAAGGCCTTTAAAGAAATCAAGGAATCAGGCTGTAAGGTCTCTAAGCGGGATAAGTACGCACGTAAGGTGTTAAGCCATCTCGGATGGTTTGTCTATCTTTCCATTTCCGAAGTCGCCATTACCGATAAGGAAAGGCAAGCAATAGAGAGATATCTAAATGGCTTAAACGGCGATATCGAAGATCAACTCAATACAGAAGCAGGTAGCTTATTGGGTGGTATAATAGACATCAGCACATTGGCCAGTGAGTTGACTGAAACCATGGTAGGTGAGCACATGTATCTTATCCATATCTCCATGTTCAAGGAAGACGGTCTTCCGTTTATCACTGTACGCAATGCCGATATCGAAATGGATCTGGATAACGTGAGTGATGAGTATCAGGCTAAGATGGATAACTTCATCAAGCACTATCGTGAGTATCTGTCTGTACATGGCGATAAAGATGCCGAAGATAAGATCAAGCGCGTGGTTTGTGGTCTACGTTTGGCTTATGGTGTCGTGAAGACATTGCGTTATCCGTCTCCTGATCAGTGCGAAGTGGTTAAGCAGTATCGTGAAACACTGACTAAGTGGTCTATATTGGCTAAACAAATCTACAGTTCAGTTAGTCAATTCTAGAAAGGAACGATTATGTTAAGCAGTAAAGAAGTACTGAAGAATGCTTTGGTAAACATCACGGGCATGATTCTGACTATGCCTGGTGTAAAAGCACTTCAGAAAGCAGAAGATGGTCATTCCATCACGCTGACTATGGATGGTGAGAATGGCCCTCACCAGGTAGAAGCCTATCCTGTAGGGTATAGTTACTTTGGTTTGGATGACTTAAATGATGCTGTTGGTGAAAAGCTTCAGGAACTTGAGAAGAAAGTGAACGAAGCCTGTGATGCCTATGTTTATAGTCGTGGGAATGGTGGTTATGCGATCAGACGGTTACTTGAGAAGATACTCAACCGTTTAACTAATGGTGGCAAGGCCAGTGTTAAGTTCTACGATATTAACATTGCTCATCCTGACGATGAAGACATCATCACACAGGCATGCGATATTAACATCCATGTCGGTGAAAGATCCTATACCTTCAAGTATGTCGTCCCGCTATCGTCTAAGCCATTCTTCGACGATAGTATTACTGTCTTTTGTGCTACCAATGGTTTGTCTAACGACATGGTAACCACCATGAAGAATCTCTATATGTTACGTTGTTGCTTGGGGATGGCGTTTAACCATGTTGAAGTAATAGGTAGTGAAGACAAAACGTGGTTCTTCAATGTCTATCGTGACGTGGTAGACATGTACTATAAAGACAGTGAGTTGTTGGAGAGATTCGTGGTTGAAGTCTACACGAATAAACCTGACTACATTAAGACGTATTGTTTCACCAACAGTTAATGCCGGTGTCTGTACACCAACGAATAGTAGACATCTGTAATATTACAGGTACTTACTATTAAGATAGAGAGATAGGAAACTGTCTCTCTTTTTTTACACTATTTTTAACCTTAATAGACTAAGTCCACTAGGCTTAGTGTAATCCCAGTATAGAAAAGGAATCCTTAACATGTTGGTTAATTTAAAGGATATTGACAAGAAAACACTCTCTAGTCGAGATATTGAAATCTACGAGTACATCGAGGCTATAGAAGACGATCTACTCAAGCTGGATATAAACCTACAGGGTAGTGAATCTCTAAATGGCATCAAAGTGACGCTTAACGATATGATGGTCGATCCAGGTAGTCCTGATCACTCTCAACCACTTACGGTAGGTCGATCGTGGGTAGACAAGATCAGCATGATGATTAAGTTAAACGACATTACTGATGGTTTATCTAAAGAGATGCTGTATTTGACGATTCTCTATCTTGCATTGGAAGAGAAAATCTCTAACGATAGAAACAAATTTGGTGTCGATAACGCTATCTTTATCAAACGTGAGCGTTACTTCGATAACCGGTTTGCTCGTATCATGCGTAAATTAGGCCCGTTGAAGATCATCGCTAAATGTAGGGAAATCAGTATCTAAATAAATCTAGAGGGATAAGTGTGGCTATGCTGCACTTATCCTTTTAGACTATGTTCTCTATTTTTCTACCTATAATAGAAAGGAATTTATCATGCAAGAATTGAATCAAGAACAACAAGGACAATATCTAAACGATGTTGTTCTCTTTATTAAACGTATCGAGGAAACGGTAAAAGAAACCGCTATCTCTTACTCATTCGAGATTCACGGTGAGTGGGATTTTCCATTAGTTAAATGCACCATGACAGGTGGTCAGTTGGGTGAAAATACCTTAGTAGAGGAAGCTATACCGGATCAGTATCTGTTTATAGGCTATAGGCGGCCAGGTGTGGGTGATTTCTTGGAAGACAAACTTGGTTATAGAGGGACTAATCGAGTATTGGAAGTGTTGCCTATCGATACTAAATACGCCACATGGGCTAAGTTGAAAAGCCATATTGAGACACTGGATAACTTCCGTTTACGTAATACTGGCTATTTGATGGCGTTGGTGGTTGTGTTGGGTAATATCTATCGACACTATCGTGGTGATGAGAGTAAAATCCGTAATATCATCGAAGACATCAATAAACAGATAGCGACTAATTTGGCTTTAGTGGAAAACAGCACTAAAGATGGAGAAGCAATTAGGAAAGAAAAAGGTTTCTTTAAGAAACTGATTGATTTATTTTAATTAGTTAAACTTAAACTTAAGGAGCCAATTTACATTGGCTACGCAAGGAGCATTGAAATGGAAAGTATTTTAGAATATCATATCCGCAATATCAAAGAGCGGACAGGTATTGAGTTTACAATAATGGAAGGTTCTACGTGGGATAATCCTTCTTTACGTTATCATGCAGCTAAAGAGCTGTTTCACTCTGGTGAAGATAAGGAAGGTATCGCTACTGTAGAAGATTGCTTTAAAGGCATCGAGATACAGAAAGAGACCTTAGAGGCTAAGATCAAAAAGATCCCTCAGAATGTCGTGCAAAGCATGGCGATAGCTAACTTACAGAAAGGCGATCTTGATTTCGATCTCTCTACATGGCTGGATGATTTGCGTAAGGCTAAGGAGAAAAATACGATTGCCTCTAGATCGTCGGAAGATATTGGGTATCTGATGGCGTTACATGGTCGATTGACCATCTTGATGAATGAAATGACCGATACAGAGGCATCTAAGAATGTTGACCATTATCGTCAGACATTGAAAAACAACATCAAGATGGATCGTGAGCATCTCAACATGACCGATAATCAATGGCGTTATGCTACTTGGTTAGATACGCTTCGTGATGACCTTAGACCTTATATAAAGGGTTTACAGTCTATAGTTGGGAGAGGATAATGGAAAACACTACGTTACCATTTATAGCCAAACACGAGTTAGAAGACCTCATCAGGCGTATCCAGTTAGCCACTAAAATAGAGTTTACACTGGGTGAAGAGGTAGATCCTTTTCATCCAGTAGTCTACTTCAAGATATTGGCTGACAAACCTTTTCATCCTGAGATCAATGGTCGCTTTAATGATAAACGGTATTTCCAGTATGCTTCTATTAAAAGCAACATTTTAGCTAAGAGTATCGGTAAAGCATTATCGGAACCTCCTCTAGTGAGGATGTTTGGTGAGAAAAGACTTGTGCAGTTACACACTCAGTTTGTCGATAAGGCGCATGGTAAGTCTGTACATGCTGATTGGAAGGAGTTGTTGACTACGGCCAGTAATAATCCCGTTGTCTTTGAAAAGACTGCAACTATAGGTTATTTAATGGCTATACATGCTGTTCTGATGAAAGCCAGTAGGATAAGGTTAATCAATAACTCTTTGGATATTAGAAGCTATCTTGAGAAAACAGAAGCACTGATCCGTAAGAAGTACGAATTACTATACTTCTGTCATCATGGCTGGATAATGGGTATGTTATTTAGATTAAAAGGAGCATTAAATGGAATTAACAGAAGTATTGGGCCTTTTTAGAGAAGCCAATAGGATGGTTAAGAATCGTAAGACTAATGGCTATACGCGTACTTTGTCTTACTTAGTGGGTCTACAGTACCGTATTTTCCAGTTGACTGCTGAAATCAATAGGTTCAATCGGATACCTGATGGTGATTATACGGCATTTGACAATCGTATTAAAGAGCTAGGTGGTGATATCTATTGGTATCTGTCCCAGATGTGGAATGAAGTGCATTTAAAGTCTAAGGATGACCACAATCATCCTTATTTTAAGTCTGAAATCAAGTTAACGAAAGAAGACTTGGAGAAACGGTATTGTGCTTACCATCTTCTGGATCACGATGATTTAGATGAAGTAGACTACAGTGGTGCGATGAATAATGTCTATTACCAATGTCTCGATATTGACAATCTGGTGAAGTTATCTATCTCTCCAGTCATGTATCTGATCACTAAGGCTATCAACAATCCTAACCAGAAAGAAGAGGACGATGGTGCGCCTCAAGTTTGGATGCGTAGCCATATCGATCCTCTGGTATACGCGATCTTTAATAAGATCACGGTACTAATCGCATTGGTTGGTTTTACCGTAGATGATTGTCTATCTGCTATGGTGCGAGCCATACAAGCACGTGGTTAACTATCCCTAACCTACCTATATCCGTAATGGGTATAGGTAGGTGTAGGTACTATGCCATATTCTTTTTTTACTCCTCTTTATCAACAGATAAAGACTCGTATAGCGGTAGATTACGTATAGTACCTATCCTTACCAGTTAGTCTGAAGCATTACTTCTCTACACGTAACGTTAGGATAACCAACATGAATATAGGTCAATTACAGGCAGCATTGGCTAAGTTGCCTAAAGACAAACTCCTCTATAACTCGATCAATATCCCGACATGGCATACTGCCAGTCGTGGTGAGATCGTATTAGCCGGTTCACCCTGTCCGATACAGACAGTAGAACACTTACAGTATAGGCTTAAGATACTCTTACAGAGAGACTATCCGTCTCAAGACACGACATTCAGACGACAGATCGATACATCAGTGGAACTCTATCAGTCTGGTGTACGTGAGATCAATGGTGTCGATCGCCTATATGCTTATCCGATCAATGAAGTCACTCTATTGCTCTGGCAGCAACAGAGCAATGACTTTATGGCTGTACCGGTAGCGATTGGTGGTCCATCTTACATCTTGTCATCTGATCAAGTTAAGGTACTCGTGAACAAACCTTACTTTAATGTGTTGGGTGTTAATGGTAAGCGCCATTATCTGGAAGAGCTATTAGCTGTCCATGGCTTCCAATACCAGAATCAAGATGGTGAAATCATCTTCGTGAATAAACAATACTTCGATATGGCTCGTTGTTGCTGTGATGACGAACCTGTATTGAATATCGCCAATAACATCGGTGGATTCGACGATGTGTCTCTAAAAGAGATGCCTCTATTTGTAAAGCCTAAGCCCTAATACAGACTGAGCCTTAGGTTCAGGGTGTAAAACACATTGAAAAGAAAGAATAAACAACATGAAGAAATACAATATCAACGCAGGAGCTGTGCTCCTAATAGTGGTAGTCGTAGCAGCATTGGGATTTACTCTAGCGAGCTGTACTAACCACAATCCTAAGGAAGTCACTGTAGCCCCTGTAGATGGTGTCACGATTACACCGGATATAAAACCAGTCAGTATTACCGCAGCATCATCTACCGATGAATCACTGACACCTAAGATGGCTTCTGATATCATCGTAACTGCTACTGTACTGCCGGTTAAAGAAGATGAACATGAGTTTACTGTAGAAGATGTTAAGAATGGTAAACTGGCTTACGAAGGTTACTTAGGTGCGACACGTCGTGAGAATGGTGAGATTGTTGTCTCTATCTACGATGCACTGAAGAAAGACAATCGCTCTAAACGATACTTTACTTACGTCTGTGATGCCAAGAACAATGCCATCGTACCAGTAGATGGAGCTTATGTCCATTTTGCTCGTGATCGCTTGAATAACCAAGCCATCGGTGTGACTTCTGTTACGGTTAATGGTAAGGAATACATTGTATCTAAAGATACGGTAAAACCCATCATCCGTGAGTTGAATACCACTAAACACATCCAGTATCGTACAGCTAACCACTATACGGTAGATGTTGACATACTGGAACGTAAAGGTAGTAGTCTACCCTGCATGACTGAATGATCCTTCTCGCTATATTTAGCTATCCACTATCTTACCTATATGGGTAGGATAGTGGGTATAGCCTTATGTTCTCATGTTCATTCGAACGCAGCTACGCTGTGCTGTCACTATCCTTTTTTAGACTAAAGTAAACACACAGACCAAACCTAAAGGGACAGTGAAGCAATGAAAGCTTATTTAGATAATGTTAAGAGGATATTGGAAGAAGGAACAGTAGTACATGGTGATCGCAGTGGTACAGGCATGATCTCTTTGATTGGCTTAAGTGAAGAGTATACATTAACCAAAGGTAAGTTACCTCTATTGACCACACGTAAGATGCCGTTTAATAAAACACTAGAAGAACTCATTTGGTTTATTAAAGGTGAAGATGACGTATCTTACTTAGAAGAGAAGAATGTTAAGTTCTGGGATGCTTGGACACATCCCTTGTATAAGACCATAGGCCCGATGTATCCGTCTATATGGCGTAGACTAAAGGTAGTCTCTCCATTAGTAAAAGAGCACTATACGAAGAAGAACACCATTTATCCGATTATCACGACTATCGATCAGTTGTCTTTGTTATTAGAAGGGATACGCAACAATCCTTTCAGTAGAAGGCACTATATCAGTAATGTCAACTTAGGCATGCGTCCTATTGAAGGTATACCTAGTCGGGATAACATTGAGATGGGTAATATGGCATTAGATACTTGCCATCGTGAATTCTTCGTATCGGTACGTGAATTGACAGAAGATGGGGTAAAAGAAGCTAAAGCCTATCGTAAACGCCAGAGTGAAGTATTCGGTATAGAAGATAAGCGTAAGCCACCTAAATATAAGTTAGAGACCACACTCACGATGCGATCTAACGATGTTATGCTAGGCCGACCACACAACATCGCTCAGTATGCGATGATGAACTTTATCCTAGCCCATGTACTGAACATGCATCCTGGTACACACCACCATCTGGTACATGATAGCCACATCTACTTATCTCATGTTGAGAATGCTAAGGAACTCATGAATCGTACTCCATTGACTCTACCTAATTTCTATATTCGCCCGACGCTGACTCAAGATGAGTTATTGAATGGTGACTTGACACTGGAAGACTTCTATCTGGGTGGATATCACCATCATGAGGCGTTGTCATTCAGTAAAGAAGGTTAGAATAACCCATACGAGTGCTTAATGCATTAACCATACGTACGAATGGTTAGTAATGGCTAATCGTAAGATCAGCGATAGCTAACCATGAGTAAAGCATGAGTAAAGGTTAAACAATATCCCTTATATCCCTAGCCTACCTATACCTGTAATGGGTATAGGTAGGTATAGGTGCTATGCTGTCTATGCTGATGCTTCCGTCTATCGACTACACACCAGCGTAGCTGGCCTAGTGTCAGCTATAGCTTTGACACTTTACTATATACGAGGATTATCCACATGAAAGACACTAGAGCAGACTACAGTTACCGAAGGCATGCAGTAGCCGTTATATTTCTATTAACATCCGTCATCTTAGGCTATATTTGGTTAAAGTCCATTACGCCTGAGAACACACGTAAGTCACTGACGTATAAGACAGCCACAGTCACATGGCGATTCGATGCATTTAACGATAAGATACGATATACACTAACCAGTCGTGATGGCATGTCTTTGGTATTGACTTGTCAAGACAGTAAGATACTGACTGAGGATTTACACGCCATGTCTACCGTAAGGATGCGCTACAATGCACGTGAGTACATGTTAGCGAATACTTCTTTAGATGGTGTGCTTTACAGAGTGCCTGTACTGAATAATAACCCTAACCCATCTGAAGAGCAAAAAGAGTATCTGCATGCGCTATCTCGTGCACGTACGATTACATTCGAGTACGACTATGTTCGTTACGTTTGGAATACCGATAACAGTGCGATACTGCATTCGTGTATAGATAAGAAGATGCAACCTACTGATGTAGACCTTATAGTTAGTGAAGTACTCAGTAGTGGTGCTTCTAGTGCTGCTTCTGATGCTGATATTTAATAACCTTTTAACTTTAACCCTAATAGGCTAAGCCTATCAGGCTTATGTCTAAATACAGACTGAGTCGTAAGACTTAGGATGCCTAATATACAGACTGTATCCGTCAGGATCAGGATGTAAAACTCTAAATAAACAAGGACTGACTTATGCCTAAGAAACCTTTTCACTACGATGCACGTTTAAGCGGTAAAGAGAACATGCAACGGCTGTTTATCGATTCTTCTATACCGGAAGAGTTGGTGGATAACATTGAGCTATTGAGTGTGCATGATGCCACTTCTGCTGAGTTTGACGAATACACGAAGAAACAAGGCAATACGGCCGTTAAGACCAAATTCACTGGTCAGTTAGCTCAACTGACTAAGAAACCTGGTATGGTGTTCTTCTACCATCGTTGCTCTCCTATCCCTGATATCTGGGAAGGTCGAGTAATGATGATACGTGATAGTGAACTCTTGAATATTAACTATCAAGACTACATCAAATCACGCTGGTTAAGCGATGGTTTTCCCTACGTGGGTGAAACACTGACGTTCAATGTCAAGAACAAAACAGGCATCTTGGCTTATGGCCGTAACAATGTCGAAGTGAAACCATCTCTTCGCAGTTATGGTCTCGTAGGTACAGGTATCCAGCAAGTACAATACTACGTGGATTTGGCACACACTCAAGCCAAATACGTGGTGACTGTTAATCCATTCTCAACATTGGCTTCTACCACACGTAAAGATGGTTACATTGAATTGACTGTGCCTTCTTACAGTACCGTACAAGAGACTGAAACTAAACTCTTGGATCGCTATTTGAAAGAAGCGTATGGTGCTACACGTGCTGCTGCTATCTTGGAAGAAATCACTGCTGAATCCATCTTGTTAAAACGCGATAATGATTTCGATATTAAAGTATTGCGCAGTGGCACACCTGAAGAGGAATTAGAGTCTAAGATCGGTCAAGAGTATCCTGCTGTACAGCTCTATACATTGGATCGTGAACAGGTAGAAGATGAGTACTCTAAAGTAGTCGGCAATATTCGTTTGCTGATCGCTAAGAGTGATTTGGCTGAACTCTTCGTTAAGAGTGGTCGGTTTGAATTGAATACTGATTTGGCGACTTCATTCGTTAGTGATAGACCCAGATCGTTTATCTTTAATACGATTGGTCAGATACTGAAAGTAGAAGTAGCATTAGGTAAGGTAGAAGCTGCTAAGATCGAAGAGACTGTTACTCGTCTCTTGAGATTGAAATTGGGTACCTTTGCTGATTCTGTTGTCATCACCAAAACAGAAGAAGATCGTGTAGCCGGTACCGCTAAGTTGGAGATTACACCTGCATTGAACATCAGCGACTATGTCGGTGGTAAGATCGATGTGGTGGTGAACTACATCGCAGATGAAAACAACAGTGATAGTGAAGCACCTAAACTGACGATCTTGTCTTACAACTTAAATGGCTTTAGCAAGGTCTCTAAAGGATAGTAGCCATACCGCTAGGTACGCTGGATAGAAGTGACAGCATATAGACAGTAATATCTAGTAGGTTATAACCATTCTTTTAATAGGAGAGGGTAATATTGTTATCCTCTCTTTTTAATCCTGATACGCTAAGCATATCAGGCTTAGTGTAATTCTTTACACCCTAACTAAGAGGTAATATTACATGGGACAAGAAACACAAGAACAACCGGTACAACCACCAGTAGAAGGTGGTGAAACTGGTAAGAAGCCACAGGCTATGCAACTCGTGGTACTGGATCCAAGTCGTTCGCCTACTGAACTGATGCGTGATTTGTTGGTTACTGGTGGCTATCCTGCCGCTATGGCAGCTAAAGTTGGTACTGAAGCACAGGCTGAGATCCGCCTGACTGAAGCCGAAGCCAAAGAGATGCAGCATGGTAATACTGAGTTGACCGTAACACTCAGTGGTGAAACCAAAGATGAGTTGGCTAAGAACAATACACTGATTGACGGTAATAAGTTTAAACATGCTTATCACCGCCTGAAGTGGGAAGACGAAGTCAAACGCATGACTGCTGAGTTTGTAGGCGATAAGAATTTAGATCCAGGTGAGTTGGCTAAACAGAAAGCCAATTACGAAGTAGATGGCTATCGTGTTGTTTCTCTCTTAGCCACTAAGAAATTAGAGAAAGTAGCCGATATTTTCGCCAATGGACTCTATCCGAAAGGATCTAATCCCATATCTGCTGATGAGATCGATGTTAAAGACAATGTGTTCAAAGGCATGGGTGGATTGACTACTATTAGTGGCACACGGTTCATGGGTGCGAGTGAAGTGAGTGTCGAATCTAATCCGATTGCTGAATCATCGGAGAAGCCAGGCGTTGGTTTGTTTGAATTCACTGCACCATTCACTCAATTGGATATGTTAAAATGGTTCTATACTGGTGTAACCGATGTAGAGCGTAAAGCATTCATCGTGTTTGATTTGGCACAGATAGGTAAAACCACTCATTACGAGCGTAGTGAAAATAGAGTACCACAAATCGGTCACTTCACTTTCTTCGGGAGTTCTCCTGGCGTGCTTAGAGAAGACGATCCGAATAAACTGATAGTAGCTGACTTAACTACAGCCGAACCACACAATGTCCCTTTGACTCTCTCATTAGGCAGCGATGAAATCGATACGTTTGGTCTAAACCATGACCTTGGTATCTTGATGGTGAATAACATCGTCATGTACAATAATCAGTACGGTAAGCCTTTTGATCGTCTGGGAGATCATTTGGCTAATCGATCGCATATACTTGGCGATGCTGGTTTCAAATACGTTGGAGAGGATGCAGAGACCAGTTCTGCTTTGATAGATGCGGTGGCTAATGTTCCAGGATACGAAGATACCAGTAATTTGTCTTCACGTGTGATAGGTCTAAGTTTCCGTGATGACATTACATTGGCGCAAGCTTATGCTGATAAGATGGGCATCATCGGTAACTTGGTGATTCCGGTTGAGAAAGCCAATTTAGCCAATGAGTTCTTGGATAGGTTGAAAAATACACCTACGTTGAAAGAAGATATTATTAAATACGAAGCATTCGAAGGTGCGAAAGACACCAATATCTTCGAAGCAAGCTTTACTGGTGATAAAGATCAGGATGTTGCGGTTATTGTTAAATCTACCACCACTATGTTAGAAGTGGATGATAGCAAGCACAATAAGATCACTATCAGTGTAGATGAATCGACGTTCTTACCTCATGTGAAACAAATCGTCAAGGCGATGTTTAACCTTGAGTTTCCTATTGTGGATATCGTTGAAGATACCGAATACGAACATGAGCATGCTGAAGTGTACGAGATCAAACCGAAAGCAGCCTTCGCTAATGTCTCTACTGGCAAGAAGATTCGTTTGGTCTACATGAAGGCTGAGAATCCTACTGCTAGTGAAGAAGGAAAAGAAACTCCTAAACCGCAAGAAGGTGGAACTGAAGGACAAGCGGGTGGATTAACCACTGAACTCTCTGGCTTTACTCCACCTAACAGTTGATAAACGTTGTAATGTAGTATAGCTTATATAGCCTTAGCCTACCTATACCTGTAATGGGTATAGGTAGGTATAGGGGCCTATGTTGTCACTTCCGTCTAGCGACTACATTCCAACTCAGCTACGCCGTGCTGCCATGTCTGACTACTAAGAGTGTGAGACTAATCCTTTTATACACAGGAGTTTTAAAACATGTTAGTTGATTTATCACTCTCTCAGACAGAGAATCTTTTAAAGTTAATAGCCAGATCATCTCCTTACGAAATCGTAGGCGATATAGAATCATTCGGTGTACGTGATGGCTTACACAGGGATGATGATGGTAATGTCTATAACAGCACACTACAGATTAACTTAAGGATGGGTTCGGAAGCCTTTAAGAATGCGCAGACTAAAGCCATCATCACCCATTATAACCGTATCCAGTTACCTGCTGCTACTGAGCCCATCGAGTACGATGAGACTGTACATGGTGAAGCCACGGATGATAACTTAACGGATTATGTTAATAAGATCCGTTTATTCAGTAACGATGAGAAATACCCATTCAATGTGAAGATGATCGATGGTGAAGCATTCATCATGGCGCATCCTTTAAGCCCTATCTATTTTGGTAGTGCCACTTATCCGATTAAATTAACCGGTACGATTACACCTGCACCATTGAAATCTCATCTGAAGTTTGCCTTGATGAGTAAGCATCATGCTGATATGGATAGTGATGTCACTTTGTACGATGGTAATGGTGACGATATATTGGCCATGAATGACCACGATTTATTGTCTTACTTGTTTACTACGGAAGATGGTCAGAATCATTTGTTAAGGAATCCTAATGGGCCTGATGCAGTAGATGACAAAGCACTTCTAGTAAACTACTACTTATCGGATTATCGTACGATGGCTGTATTAGAAAGGGTGAACAATAAGATTTCTTTCATGATCGGTAATGCTGTCTTTAAGCCTAGGGAGATCATGATTGATGTATTCTACTTGACATTGGCTTATTTGTTTAACCAATACCAAATAGAAGCTAGACTATTAGAGACATTCAATATCGGTAAACATCAGGTACAGATTACACTGGATGGTACGATACTGACTATTGTTATCCTGAATCCATCTGGTGATACAGGTGAAGGGGATAATCTCAGCTATCAGTTGTTTAAGGATACGGTATTGACTGGATTCATGGGTTATTTAGCCCGTATTAACAATGATCATGTAGTAGGTTATCGTCTGGATGAATTAACAGATGCTGAGAGTAAGACCTTTTACATGTTAGAAGAGAAAGACCAAGTGGCTCGTTTGAGGTTAGCTGGTAACAGTCCTTTTGTTAAAGGTGAAATCATCGTGCGTTGTTTACACTATCCTAGACGTGATGTACGTATGGGTGGGTTCTATAACACGATACCGGAAGAACTCAAGCGTGTACCAGAGAGTACGGAGATAACCGATGATGTTATAGTGAGTCAACCTACTACACCTGATGCTGAGCCTAGCCCAGTACCGAATACGGTAACAGAAGAAGCTGGAGGTTAAGATGGCGGTATACCAGATAGACAGATATGCTTCTGCGTTTGAGAACATGTTGGGATTGTTACTGAATGACAAAGTCATCACGCTAGAAGCAACAGATGTAGAACTAGGTGAGCCTGTGTGGCTTGAGAACGCATTGACCACATCTCATCCGAATACACGCTTAGATGTCAGTTATCGTATCGATGGTGTACCTCATCCGACACGCATCTATTATCGTCGTGTCCATCCATTCGATGAGACATTGGTATTGAATAGAAGTGAATATGGTACGGTAGATGAGATACTGAGTGAAATCAGAAGTCGATTAGTGAAAGATCAGGTTAGACTGAATCGGGATGGTTTAGATAGCAATGGTATAGGCACTGTCTACGTAGATGCATTAGCCGACAGTTTGCTCTACGTAGGTTACAGTAAAGTTGAAATAGTAGATCAGTAGTACACTTATAGCCACCTATAGCTCCTAGTTGGGCTATAGGTGGTGTAGGGAGTATGTTGTCGCAGTATAGCAATTATTACAGATACTTACTATTAAAGTAGTGGATGAGTAAAGTGATTTACTCTAGTATTCACTTTCCCTTATTTTTTACCCTGTTATTTAGAAAGGAATCAAAATGAAAGATGTAGCTGTAGTGCGCGATGTATTGGCTGATGCCATCAGTACAGTAAACGACACCATCAAGACGTACGATGATGTTAAGAAGGTCTGTGACCTCAAGCTTCGTGTGGTCGATCCTGTTTTCAAGAAAGACCTCTTCACCATCAAGTGTAGAGAGAAAGAAGGCGTTATGGTGCCTATTGAGTTCACCTATAACCCACCGGAATATCTGGAAAACAATAACCTCATTAAGCCATTCCCTACGATGGATGAGATCCGTACTAAAATACGGAAGTACATCAAGAAGGAGATAAAGCGTCAGTTCGAAGGAGCAGAGGCTACTATCTTCGATCGTGTAATCGAGAGCTTTTTACACAACAGCAATCTCTCGATGTATGGTGGTGAATTTAGGATGTCATTAGAAGGCTTAAGTGGCTTTGTACTGCCGTTGCCTGAAACGCGCTCTAGCGTCAGTGTTAACATCACCAAGAACATGGTAAGTGAAGATGGCTTCGCTCTGTTTGAAGCATGTATTCTCCTGCATATCGGATCACATGGTGAGTTCATCGGTAATACACACCTTTGGTTGTTTGCCTTGAAACACTTCATGAAAGAAATGGTTAGGCAGAAAGTAGCTAAAGTAGCTGCTGAAGTGAGAAATATTGTTAGTGTTCATTTGGAAGGAATCGAAGATGGCCCATTCTAGAGTAGATTTGATTGACTACATCGGTAAGTTATTAAGCAGTAACGACGATGTTACTAAGACGCATCAGCGTGTAGTTGTGGATTTACAACAAGTGGTAACTGAACATTACCACGAAGCTGACTTTGACTATCGCAGTGATATCCGCATCATGTACGAGAAACGCAGTACGGATGAAGGCAAGCACAAATACAAGTACGTGCCGACTATCGTACGGTACGATGGTGGTAGTATAAAGGCATTTGACGACACACCTGGTACTGGTGAGTTTGTAGACTGGTTCAACGAAGGTTATCGCAAAGCCATGACTTTATATTTCACATGGTTTGAAAAACTGAAGCTTCGTGACCTGGATGTTGAAACCATCCATGCTTTGTGTGGTAATGACGAAGCAAGTGGTGATATCGAACGTAAACATGGTGTGGCTATCGTTCTTGATACTGACAATCTATACGATCATTGTTTTGTCTTCAAGTTCGATGGTGGCCACGAATACGCACCAGGTACAGTCATGGTTGCACGTGATAGCTTAGGTTGGTGTTCTTCTACCATGAAAACCATACTGAAAGAACTGACTGGTCGTGCCGATGAGTTTGAATTGAAGCAATCCTACGTGTTTAAGGTAGGTGAGACCAATGACAACATCATCGGCGGTATGGCTAAACAACTGATGGTAAATGGTGCCTATAACTTATTATCCGATGTCTTATATCCTGCTGTTAACCAACCCAATAGCGATACTGTCAACATTGAGGTGAAGTTACAGCATGTAGTAGCCGAAGGTATAGAGCCTAAGTACTATCGCTTAAGCTACAATGGTCATTTACTCAATAAAACACAAGTGCCTTATGCTGTAGGTTTAAGAGACATCATGATCGATAACAACACGTCGTTTAAAGAAGCGGACTCATTGCCATTGTTGCCTGTCTTTAGTGGTGAAGGTGATGCTCTACATATCGATCACTACAAGCTGGATATCCTAGTCTTTAAGACGGATGTTAAGAAGAAATCCGAACCCGTACCAGGTGCGTTCTTTAAATACGGTCGTTACATTCGTTATCCAGAGGTAGATGATAACGCTAGGGATAGTGATGCTCCTACGCCTCATGTGCATGACGACCAACCAGAAGGACAAGGTCATGGAACCACTGCTCCCGAATAGGTTACGCTATCCGGTGATACGTGATGATGTCTGGACGATAGACCACATCAGTTGCATGCTCTCTGATGCCTCTAGGAGCCTCTTAGAAGACATCTTAGGACCGCACGTAGGGTATATTAACCCAAATGGTTCTTATCGCCCTATGTGCGTTACAGTGGCCTACAGCCGCACTTTAATCGAACTCTATTGGTTTACACGTCAACATGACCTGGATGACTTCATGGAGTTCGATACACGCAAACGTCCTATCGTCGTACCACTGGATGAAGTAACAGTGGATAATGTAACCGATAAGCATGGCATACAGCATGGCTCTTTGATCTTGAACAGCAGTAAGTTCGATCAAGAGAGGATGTTCTACATCAGCAACAAAGGTGCTTCTTGGGATGAAGGTGACTATATTCCCCATCTTGTTATTAAGAAAGAAGAAGCCTTTACTGAAGATGAGCTATCCGATATCCGTTATGGTTTAAGTAACAACAGTGATGCTTCATTCGTATTCGATAGGATGCGATACATGAGGTTCGCTGAACTGAAGCCTATAATGGAGTAATGGTGTATTAGGTTTAAGCTTACTATATAGATGCACGGCTATCTCTCTAAATGGGAGGTAGTCGTGTATACTCTTTTTTTTTTAATCACGGTAGACTGAGTCCAGCGGACTTATGTCTAAACTTCTAAGGATGTAGGAAGCATGAATCTAAAAAGATCGGTTACACGTGGTAGTGAATGGAAAGTAGACTATCCGATGTTGTCGGTGAAGGTAATTACTTGGATACCTTTGTTCTTGTTGTCGATGTTGATCAATGTGTTAAGCTTAGTATTGGCACCATTTATTGCTTATATTAGTTTAGGCAATAATGGTACGAAACAAGTACCTGCTTATTTGGCTTGGTTCATGACACATGACAATACGATAGATGGGGATGAAGGACATTTAGCCAGATGGCCAGGGGATACTAAGTGGATACGGTTTAAACGCCGTGTGGCTTGGTTATGGCGCAATAAAGGTTATACCTTCGACTACGAGGTCTGTGGTGAGAAGATTAAGCATGGCATCATGTCGTATGGTGAAGTAGAAACCAGTGATCAAGGCAGACCCGGATGGTTGTTCCAGTTTGACAGTGAATACACGTGGGAGTTTTACTTGGTCTATCGTTATCCGTTTAAACAAGACAAATGCTTACGTATTCGTTTTGGATGGAAGATAGACGAAGGGAAAGAAGATGATACGAAAGCCATGTTGGCTACCAGTATCGGGATATGGAAAACATTCGGTAGTTCTAAGGACTAACTCGAATATTGAGATAAGGAGCGTTAAACATGAAAGAAATTGATTTTCTGGCTTTAATTACAGATAAGCTTAATAAAGCCAATATTGGGTGTAACGATGCGTTTGTCTATATTAAAGAGACAGTAAAGACAGGTAGTGAAGTCGTTACCATGAAGTTAGAGTTTCACCGCATGAAAGATGGCTTTGAATGTGTTGGAATACATTACAAATATCATCCTCACTTAGGTGAAGTATATCAGCGTTCTGGCTATTATCACAGCCATCTCGTAGAGGAAGAGGTAGGTCACTATCTAGATAGACTCACCACTGAATCCAAGATCGGTAGAAGTTGCCTAGGTGGTTATCTGGATATCAGTAACTTACTTCTTAGTCGTGGGATTATAGCCAAAGATAACAACAATCTGTCTTTGCTAAGTATCTTAACGAACTGCGCGGCTATTGAGTTGCAGCAAGCTGAAAAAGGTGAAAAACTAAAAGACGAAGAGGTAATGCTTAAATCATTCGATGGTATCTTTTATCATCCGTTAAGAATGTCAGTAGTAGAAGGAGACAATACACCACACTATATCGCTAATAGAATCGAAGAGACTAACTTCGATACAACAGCGACTATATACTTGGACAATCGCAAGATGTGGTTCCCTGTGGATGGTACGTTTGCCTACAACATCGTCATGAAGTGGATGGCTGAGTTGATATTCCCGTATGCTAAGTATACGGTTAATCTTCTAGAAAGAAGCTTCGATTCTGAATGTGACGTTATTAGTGTTGACGAGCGAGTTACCACCCAGTATAGTTATACTATACCGACAGATGAAGGTCTACCTGACTACATTAGACTCAATGAAGATGGTGAGTTTATGGCTATTGAAGATGCGGTATTAAGGATCTATTCACTCTGTGCTGAAAATGGCTTGCACGTGAAGTGTGTTCGTTTAACAGTACCGGATGAAGACGATATTGATCTTTATAGCATGATTACTTACGAATTAGAGTGATGTTGTGGATTTTGTAAGTATATAATATTAAAGTAGACATGGGTAGATGAGGCTTTTATTGGTCTCATCTACCTTAGGCGCCTACAACCTATACGTAGGTCTATTATTCATCCCTAGTTGCATTTATTAATTTAACCGAAAGGACTTTTTCAATCATGGAAAACATGAATACAGAAGTAAACGAAGTACAAGTAGCACCTGAAGTAGCAGCGGCAAAACCTGATGCTAAAGTGGTAGAAACCATCGCCCAATATCTCTTGGATAAACTGACTTGTTGCAGTACCGGTACCATTCAAGAACGGATGGAACTTGGTGTCAAGAAACGTGCCGTCAATGAGCCTACCAAAGTACGTAGCCTAACACTGGAAGTACAGGACATCATGTCTGGTATCGGTTGGTATTGTCGTGAACAAGATCCGTCATCCACTGTCGTGCCGAATAACCAACTCATCCGCGATGTAGCGGTTAAGTTTAACGAACTCATCTTGGCTGATAAAGGTTACAGCTGTCTGGCCTATCTGCATCGTCAAGAAGTAAAACATGTACTAGCCAAAGGTGAAATGCTGTCTCCTATCGTAGCCATGCATGAAGCGGCTGTATTCAAGCCATGGGTATACGATAAGCTGGTTGCTTACGCTATTCGTGTAATTGAGAATGGTGTGGAGAAATACCACGGTGATACGTATCAGGTAAAACGTAAGGATGATGTACAAAGTGCGAATCGCGATGTATTCGAAGACAACAAAGAATTCATCGTGGCGTATTACGATCCGCAGGTGGCGACCATCATGGCCAGTTTGATCACTGAACGATGGGAGTCTGAAGATAAGGTTTTCGATATCGACATCGTACCGGTGAACCTGGCGTTTAACCGTTACTACGAGGAAGACACCATTTTCCAAGATAAAGGTATTTCTGCTTACTTCATCCCTAAGAATGTGTTTGCTGAAATGCCTACTGATGCGGTAATCGAGGTAGATCGTGATTACAGTGATTTTGATCTGGTGGAGAATGACTACGATGTGGATCTGCGCCTCGTGGCCAGTAACACTCGTACGCTGATCTACGCAGCTTCTGGTCTGAAAGGTCGTGAAGATGCACCTAAGGTTAGTCAGGCACTCTACGATGTGGTACTGAAAGCCACTGAGACTCACCAGCCGCCTGTATTTGACCGTGTAATCGATGTGGCTGTATTCGGTAGTGATTACACTCTGTACTACATCGTGAATGACACTAAGGTATTGACTGAAGACGCTATCAGAAAAGAGTTTTCTGCTGATCAGTTGTTGCTCTTAGATGCTCGTGTACGTGAGTACATCGACGATCACGGTATGGTGTACGTGACAGCCCATCGTCTGGCCAGTGATGAGTCTGTTGACTTCTTGCCGTTTAAGGATGGTTACTACTACCTGAATCACGCCTATCTGACACACTTGCTCGATGTCGTGAAACCTCTGTCTAATACTTACCACAGTAAACAAGGCAATGATTACTTCGTGTCTAACTTTAAGTCTTACAGCTACGATCGTGATGAAACTGTAGATGCCGGTGGACCTCTGATGCGTGAGCGCTATCGTTTGTCTGTAGATGAAGTACCTGAATGGCTGAAACTACGTGGTCTGACACTGGCTTATTGGAGACCTGGTATGGAATACTTCCATGGTGGTCTGGAAGTTAGTGGTTATCCGGTAGTAGAGGAAGGTGTCGATAAGGAATACCATTCGAATGCTTATTTCCTCTGCGTGGATAAACACCATGCAACTCATGCCGATAAGCTGTTCGAGCATTTGGCTAACCATCCTCAACGTGATTACGTCAGTGTATCCTCTTTTGCTACCAGTGAAGAGATGGGTGACTTTAACGTATGGCGTAAAGACTACGTGAAGGATATTGAACGTTTGATTAAGCGTGAAATTGACTTTACAGACGACATCAGCATGATCATCCCGCCTGATACCACTATCGAAGAAGTGATCGTGTCTGAAGATGTGCACGGTTATCTCTATCTATCGGTAGAAGAATTAGGTTACGTAGGTTAATATTTAGTAAGTAATAAGACACCTGACTACTCTTAATGGGTAGTTGGGTGTTTTATTAGTATTTCTTTTTTTACATGTAGAAAGGAATCCGATATGGAAGTAACTGTTGCTAAATTCGGTATCGATCGTATACCAACAAATAAAGAAGAGATCTTGCGTCATCGTGAGATGCCTTTACTCGATGTATTATTAGAGAAGAAGACTCCTTTGTCTTATCGGGACATTTCTTACAATTACGATGTCGGTATCATCGCCAAACATGTCAATCGACCATTGGCTGCACTCGTGACTAAAGAGCAGTATCCTCGTCTTAAAGACTTCGATAGTGAACTTACAAGCGCATTGGCTATGGAAGATCACGTTAAGCTTTGGGCAATACCCGATAGCTTTAAGCGCACGGATGAAATCGTTGGTTTGGTGAATTGTGGATATTCACTCAATCTGATGCGTGGCTTAGTACCACAACCCATCGTACAGATAGGTACATTCTATACCTATACGCCTGATTACGACAGTCGTGTCGCGTATGCTGTCTATATTAAAGACCATGGGAAATTCGGCTTATCGGATCCATTCGATAGCCAACACATCTTCTACTCACCGACTAATGTTAGTTCGAATGTTACTGAGTCTAATGGCAAGATGGTGTGTTTAACGCACTCATCGCCGCTTTTGTCTGACACCTATCGTGAAGCCATCAAACGGATGAACAAATACTTCCCAGATGTTAATCCGATGGACTATGTCAAGATCTTATCGATCGATATAACAGACATGGCCACTGGGTTCTTGTCGGATCATGCAAATGATCTGGAATATTACGTCGGTCAAGTTGGTGGTTGGCGTTTCGTGAACATCAATATACTTGGTGATTATGTTCAGTCCCATTCGAAGTTAGTCACTACTCTTGACTTCAATGCGTTAAACAAAGAAGGGATACGATTCGATCTGGGTGAGTTTGCCGATCGTAAGTTTAGCGATATACGGCATAATGATTTCATGGACTTAACAGGAGACGAAAGTGCAGATGATGTAGGTCCTGGTCACGCTAAGATTACAGTCGACTTTCTAGTAGATCAGGAAGAAGACGTATTTAAAGAGAGGATGTCTGTATATCGTGCTGTAGTGAAGTTTAAGGAAGAAGACCATTCTTTCATCCCTAATGTAGGTAGTATATCCGATGCCATTGGTCATCTACTGACTAGGTCGATCCTGAACAGTAGAAAAGACCTCACTGGCCAGTCGTTCTACGTAAATGATCCGATATTGGATAACTTCACGTCTAATGGGTCTGATAAAGCCACTAAGAATGAATTTGTTTATTACGGTATTATTACCAACGCTATCGATCGTGATATAATAGGTAACAACACCAGGTTAGACAATATCGTACGTAATAGACACATGTTGGTGTCTTTCTTGAAACAATACGCCGTAGATACTGGCTTTAAGTGGGTGGGTTTGACTGATTTGATTCGGCAGAATGTACCTGTGGAAGATCGCGCTCGGTTCTATGCTGCTGCGATGGAGATCATCCGTATCGAGAACAACTCTATTATCGTTAATGACTTCGTGTATCGCTGGTTAGATGGTTATGTCTATTTGGCGTATGTGGGCCGGATAAACGATATCGAGATCACGACTGATGATGTTAATCGTCTGCGTTCTAAACTATTATCGCCAGTAACAGACGATAGTCAGTTGCCTGATTTGAAACGGTTGAAATTTGTTCGTGATGTGGAACACCAAGACGAGGTGCTCTATGGTTGGGATTGGTACTACATCTTAGAGGATGGTAAATACCGTAAGGTGAAAGGCTATGTCCTAACTGAGCGTAATACGGTTAATGGTCATGTTAATCCTAATCAAGGTGCGCGTGTGACGCTGAAAGATCCGGATGGTGTGGATACATCATTATTCCTCGATCCTTACCACTTATCTAAAGGGTTAGTGATAACAGACGCATTAGCGCCTGTAGGTGGCATCTATCGGTTGAATGATCACTGCTACGTTCAGGTCATCGTGTAACAGCATGAGAGCATATCCCTTAGCCCATGTAGATCCGTAATGGGTCTACATGGGTATAAGGCTTATGTTGTCTTTCTTTTTTAGTTTGCTTATCTAATATCTATCTCACCACTCATGCGTCTTAGTTACACCAGGTGATACCGGACTAAATGACACTAACTGCGCTACCGGAGTAGGTGCGATGGCTTCTTCTACTGTGGTATTGGCTACTTTCTTACCTAATAGGATGGAAGTCATCTCATCAGACCATCGCATGATATCATCATTACGCGTGGAGATATTAGGCTGATCTCCAGTATCCAGTGTCACTTTAAACAAATCCACATCCTCGTCTTGACCTAAGCGATAAGCACGTCCGTATGCCTGTTCGTACGTGATACTCCTGAAGGGTATATTCAGGAAGATAATCCGATTCGCTTCAGTCAATGGTACGGCTTCACCCAATGTCTTGAATGTCGTTACCAATGGGTTGACTTTGGCTTCTTTCTTGAATATCTGGACATCACGTGCCATGGCATTACCACCTGTGGTTTCACCGAATATAGCGATAGGTGTCATCCCTTCCTCTTGGAAGATATCTGCTGTTCTCTTAACCACATCTACGTAATCCGTAAAGATCAATGTCTTCTTCTTCGCACCTTCTACTAAGTCTACGATAGAGAGCTGATCTGTACTATCATCATCGTAGATGATCTTAGTCTGTTTCTCATTACGCATGGCTTCTACGATCTTGGTATTACACTCAATACGTGCACGACCTAGGATATTACCTAGTGCTTCACCTACGATAGTCAATGTTACGTATTTGTAGACTGACTTGGCTTTACGGAAGACATGTTTCATCGCATTGGATAAATTAGGGATGATGACTTTGTCTTCGAAATGGTTCGTATAGACGACTGCTTCTCTATCTTCAGGTGAAGTAGGGTTATAACTACGATGTAATCGTTTAGATAAGGATAAGTAATAGTCTAGTTCAGCTAACTTAACCCGACTCATCTTGATCGTGTCTTTATACATGGCTATACCAGTGAAATAGTCACTGACGTATTTATCCATGTTCTTTTCGTAATAAGCACTTCTCTCTTTAACATACGCAGACATGCGTGCAGATACTGCATCTAGCGTATAGTAATCGCCATCTGGTAGTGTTACCTTAACATCATGTACCTTTAATTCCTTATCGACTGCCACGCCTTTATAAGTGGATTTGACTAACTGTAATCTGGAAGCCATGATCTGTATCGCATGGGTACCGGATATACCGTATACTTTCAAGAACGATTTCTCTACTTTAGGTGTAAAGAGTGGATCGATGGTACTGAACATCGTCATCGTTTCAGAGCCTAGTGCTTTTAATGGTGTACCAGACATCCAAAGACAAAATATCGGATCGACTAGACGGCAGAGTTCCCTAAAGTTAGTGGATCTATCCGATTTGTAACTATTCATGTTGTGGCATTCATCTGCGATGACCATGACACGTTTGTTCTGGAAATGCTTGATGTTCTTTTTTACTGCTTCTATTAACTTACCCAGAGACTCGTAGTGTGTTACGATGAAATCAGCTTCTGTATTGAAAGTAGGTTCCATGCTGTGTGATAACGTAGGAGTCACTTTGTACTGGTTCGATATCGTGGCTTGCCAAGGTTCCATGACGGCTTTCTTAGGGCAAATCACGATGACTTTATCGGCTTGTTTCAGTTTAGCGATAGATAAGGAGCTTAATGTCTTACCTGATCCGACTGAACTGTCGTATAGATAGCCTTTTAGACCTAACTTATCGGACTTATAGAACGATGAGTTAATCAGTTGTTGCTGATGTGGCAATAAGCTAAATGGTTGTGTACCGAATCCATGGAAGACATCTTTTAAGAAAGATGTATCCACTACTGGATAGTCTTTGTCTTCCATCCTCTGTATCTCTTCAATGTTTTGCGTTAATGGCAGCTCTTTAAAGCTATTGGATAGATCGACTAGATAACGAGTAGAAGTTAATCGTCTCTTGAATCTCTTGTCTGCTAATAGTGTATTAACAATGTGGTGAACATCGGGTAGATAGAAGCTATAAAACGTGAAACTACTGAATGATCGTTTCAGTATCATGGCATCAGTGACTTTACTACCTGCGTAGATAGAGAAGTCTCTTAATACCCGTTTGGTACTGACGCCAGTAATCGTCACTGTCTTATTAGCATCATCGAACTCTAAGCCGACACTACCACGGAATATATTGCTAAAAATACCCATGTTTTGTTTTCCTTGGTCTAAAATAGGACACACTAAGCTTGATGCGCTTAGCGTATTAAGATTAAACAGAATATACGTCACATGCTTATACTCCTCTTACTACCACTAGGATAGTAAGAGGAGTAGGTATAATAGGCTCTATTCAGCTAATGCAAAATCATCATCTACTTCACCAGTAGAAGTACGTTCTTGACCGAACTTGGTTAAAGATGTGTCTATCGTATCGATATCCCATGCCAATCCCCATTCTTTAAAGGGAAGGATAAAGAACTTATCTTTTTCAGGCGTATCACCGACACCACGGTGTTTACCACGGGCAAAAGCCATGTAGCTCTTACCGTTGTCGACTACTTTGTCTACGACGATCTCCAGTTCAGGTTCACGTCCCAGACCTTTAGAGTCTTGATAATAGCCTAATGCTGCTACAGTACGGGCTAGGTATCTATCATTATTGCGTTTGATCTCTAAGGCTTCAGTCGATAGTTGGTGTGGTGCGATTAACAAAATACGTTTGGATAAACAATAGTTCTTCACTCGTCTGAAGAGTTCCTGGATGTCTTGGTCACTGCGTACATTACCTAATCCGTTTCTATTGGCTAGACTAATATAGTCAATCAACACTGTGTGGACTTCGTATCCTTCGGTTTCAAAACGGATGAGTTGGTTGATGATGTCCATGTAGGAGACTTCAGATGGGTTATTGTTAATAAACTGAATATGGTATCCTGTCTGTTTCAGTTTTTTCTGTACCCAGTCTGACGACTCACTTGGGGTAATGTTTCGCAGGTGTTCTTGGTTAACCGTTACACCATCGTATACGCCTTTTAGGATACGATAGTAGTCGTTAATCACCAATAGCTTATTATCCTCGAAACTGAAGGTAACATTCAATGGTTTCTTCTTAGGGTCTTTCATCAGTGGTTTGGGATCATTCAAGCAACAAGCAGCTAAGAACAGATTACGGGAGATGAAACTTTTACCGGCTCCTTGTAAGCCTGCTGGTAATACTAAGTCCCCTAATCGTAATCCACCTTGTGTCATGCGTTGCAAAGCTTGCCATGGTGTTTTGATCATGAGCTTACCTTCTGCTTGCTCTTTAGACTCTTGCATGGCTGCTTCGATTTGCTTGACATCATCGAAGTCAATCACGGAGATAATGCCAGGCATGACTTCACCACTGTAGGAAACCAACTCGGTAATCTTCATCGCATTGGATGATAGGAATTCATCCATGTTATCCACGCTATCAGGTTCAAACTTGACTTTCTGATAGAGCTTCTCGATGAGTCTTTCTGCTTCTTGGTTCTTGAGATACTTATTTAATTGGAATCTGTAGCTTAATACTTGCTTGACGATTTCAGACTGATCTTCAATATCGACTAAGATGTCATCTTGTATACTTTCAAATAGGGCAGTATCAGTCGAACAGGCGATTTGTGCTGCTTGTAATATTTCACGCTTAGGCATCATGTCTTCACGAGACATGATACTTTCTACGACTTCTTTTAGAGACTTTAATACAGATTCAGTACCTGTAATGTCTTTCTCTTTTAATCTAATGGTTTTCAGTATCGTTTTAATCATGGTATCAGAATGACCATATTGGTCGATCTGGGATTCACGATACAGTAAACAAATACATTTGGTCAGGATGATCTTCAGGTTCATTTTGGGATGATTTCCTTTATTATCGGTGTTTCTATTAGCAATATTCTTCGAGATGCTATATACTATTAAAAACTTTGTATGATTAGCGAAGACAGATCGCCTAATAGGAAATAGCATGCCTATGTTTGTTCTGTCTCACTTGAGCATAGTTAAAGAGACTTGCTGACTTATTTGCTCCCTATATAGTCGCACTGTTGGGTGCTCCTTATATAGTCGCAGTTACTTATATTCACCACTATAGGGATACCTAGGACAAGGACAAAATGGAAAACTTATTGGCGGAACAATACAAGCGATACAAGGAATCGCCTACGAATAAGATAGACTACTTATTCGTACCACGAGAGATCATTGCTGACTTTAAAAGACGCAATATCGATTTGGAATCTTTATTAGACTATAAAACGGTAAAGACACTATTGCCTAAAACATCGATTGATCGGTTGATGGGTTTGAATGGTTTTTATCGCGTGGCATTAGAGCCACTAGACAATACTAGCGCAGCATCCAAATTACTTACTCCACTGTTGAGTGAGGCCACGGATCTGCGTAGTTTGTGGGCAGCGCGTGATCAGAGTGCGCTGACACTTGAAGAGTTGACATCCGAAGAGGAGGGTCAACATGAAGTATACAGGCAATACGCACTGGCCGCATTAGCCGCCGGTATCGTAGATAAAGGCCTGGATACAGGGATTCTCGACATGTATGATTGGACAGATGCCGTAAATGCTGGCACTTGTATCCTAGTCTCTGTGCCGTTTTTGCATGGTAACTTGGATGCATTACAGCATGATAAGACAGATGTCTTTCAATCTTTTATCGATGAAACTCTACGAGCCATGATTAGGAAAACAAGCGTCTACCAACGTGAGGATGTATTAGTGCGATTAGGTGTCTATTCGCATTACTTACAGACTCTTCTCTAATCTATCCTCTTTTTAATATACAGACTGGACTTCATGTCTAGGATGTAAAACTCTTTACGTAAAGGTTTTAATCAAAATGGCACTGGTAAAAAGTAAAATCAAATCAGTACAGCCCAACCAAAACACCCAAACCATCTTTGGTATTTTGGCTGGCAACAACAAAATTCAGTTGGGTACTGAATCCCGCGCCCTGTTGGGTCGTGCATTCCTGACTCTGGAAAACTTCAACGATGGTGATCAACATGCTGCCGATGCGGTTGCTGATCAGCTCGATGATGCAACTACCGAAATCCAAACTGCTTACGAAGCTGAAACCAACCAGCAGCTCTCCGAAGATCAAGTGGATAACATCCGTGAGTCTTTGATTGCTGCTCAAGATCCCGATGCTTACTCTAAAGCAGTTGCTCAGCGCGATGCCGACACTCTGGTGTCTCCTCTGGGTGGTGAAGCTGACATCGGTGAAGTCGTTGGTGGTGATGTCTCTACCGAGTCTTTCGAAGTACACGGCATGATGAACACTTTGGCGATGACTGTTTCTTACAACATCAACCCGACCAAACAGACTCCTGCTGTTGAGTTGTTCTTCCCGACCATCACCATGGACTCTACCCAGAACAACTACACCATCGACGTACAACTGTCTACTGTATTCGTTTCTAAAGAATACACTGTAGATGGCAAACGTGATGCTTATCGCAACCAGAAGAACATCGTGAAAGCTCTGCGTGACCACACGATCCTGAAATCTCATTTCACCGACATCGTGCCGGTATACCGTAAGAACACCAACGACCAGTTCTTCGTTGATACCACTAAACTGGCTCCGTACACCAAAACCACCGACTATGGTGAAACCATCCAAACCAGTCTGTTGGCTGTCGGTAAAGAAATCATGCTGTTGGACATCGCTCAACCTGACCGTATGCTGAGCCGTGGTATGCAGGATGACACTGACCAGATCTCAGCTAACCCATTCCTGAAAACTTTGGGCCTGGAACTGGACGGTGAAGTTGTATTGTTCTCTAACCTGCAATTCCATCAGCAGTCCCAATGGACTTACATGCCCTCTGGCGACCGTGAAGGCATCCAACTGCAATACGATGTGTCTACTCACCTGTTGACTAAAGACACCAAAGGTGCCAATAGTCAAGCTCTGCCGACTAGCCTGAATGTGTTGACTACTAACAACTGGGAAGTGTTGCTGCGCATCCAAGTAAACGGTACAGGTAACACTGACACTGGTACTGTACAGGTGAACACTGCTAACGTAAAAGTTAAAGCAGTACGTAAAGCCGACACTCACGAAGAGTTGTCTTTGGAAGACGCATCTGTTAAAACTTTCGTAGCCGACATCGAAGGCAAAATGAAGATCGTAGGTTACGAATTGGATGCCACTCGTACTAACGCCAACTTGCGTGAACATGGCCAACTGTTGGACAGCCGTGTACAACGTTTGATCTACGGTGTACGTCTGCACTCTCCTTTGGCGATCCGTCGTCCTAAAGATGATGCTGACACCACCAGCGACAGCCAACGCATCGACACACTGATCAAATGGTCGTTCATCCGTCGTTCTAATGCCGGTATCACTGCCCTGTACGACGTGATCCACATGTTGCAATCTCAACCGAAAAACTTGAGCTTCGTTGAGCCCTTTAACAAGTCTGTTATCGGTGTAGGCCAATGGTTCGCCAATACCTATTGCAGCGACTTGACTCTGGATGTGAAGAAAGCCGTTCAATCTCTGCAAACCAGCGACCGTCTGAACAACGTCAACAGCGTGTTTGCTAACTTCATCTTGGTTGAGATGACTAAAGCTTACTGTCAGTCTGAACTGGCTGCTGCTTACGAGTTGAGCGACATCGCTTCTGGTGGTTTCAAACCTCACGTGATTGCGATTGCCGATACCTTTACTGCTAAGTTCATCTACCGTGATGGTGATGATCGTGTATTGGGTAGCGGTTTCGACTTCACTCTGGAAGAATGTACTGACAAACGTCTGACCGATGGTGGTAAAGACGGTGAAGAAGGTACCATCTTCTTGTCCTTCGGTAAACCTAAGTCTGGCAACATCAGCCTGCCGCTGTGGTTCGGTAACTGCTTGGACAAACGTGAGATCCCACGTGTCGTAAGCCGTGCTCGTGGCGACAAATACCAACACGAAGTGATGGTACAACCTTGGTTTACCCACATCGTTCACTTGCCGATCTTGGTACGCATCCGCGTGATCAACTTGGCTTCTGCCGTAGCTGAACGCATGCCGTTTGTGGTACAACAGTAAGATATTGATCGATAGATAGCCTTAGCCCCTGTAGATCCGTATTGGGTCTACAGGGGTG